GAATAGGTAGATGCTTGGTAACTTTACGGCCTCCTCCCCAAAAGGGAAGGTAAGTCCTTAATGTGATGTTGCAGGTTCGAATCCTGCCGGGGCCTTTGGCTGCTGGGAAAATCAAGCCAATGTTGACTGTAGCACCAGCAGATAAACCATAAAGCTACAGCGTCTTGGTTGGGATGTTAGTGGATGAGACAGGCCACACAACTGCATGACCATCTATGCTGCGGTGCGAGGAAAAGGCGAGAAGTGGTGCGTGCCGGGGAAGGGCCGGCATAAATAAAGGAAAGGATTGAGTATGAAGATTAACCGGGAACAGTTTATCCAGGATCTAGAGGTTGTATCTAAAGCCTTGGGTACCAGTGGGTTTGTGTTATCTTTCCAGTGCTTTAGGATACAGGGAAATACTTTATTTGCAACTGATGGTGCTACTTCTATAAAACGGACAGTTGAGTATGATACTGGGGTTGACTGTGCTATATTTGGATTACCATTGTTGAATACTCTGCGAAGTATAAAGGATGAGGAGATAAAAATAAGGGAAAAGGATGGTAATCTTCTGGTGGAGACCCAGAAGATTGAGGGGACTTTCAATGTGGTGGAAGATGCTAGTAAAATGTCTATACCATCCTATGGTAAAGCGAAGGGTGAAACTCTAAATCCTTCTTTTGTTGAGGCACTATCAAGTTGTAAGTTTGCAGCTTCCAGGGATGAGACTAGAGGTTGTTTATGTGGAGTTTTTGTAGGTGAGAAATATATCTATGCAACAGATGGGCATCGTGCTATAAGATACTCCGTGGATAATAATTGTGGTGCTGGTGGTCTGGTATTTCCTATTAAGGTTATTGAGGTTCTGGAGGAACTATGTAAAGTGGGGGAGAAAATCGAAGTTGTGGAAAAAGAGGAGAAGGTAATTATTCATTTCTCTAATACTGTTTTAGAAAGTTCCACGCTGTCTGGAAAATTCCCTACTGAAGTTGACAGAATATTCAAACAATACAAGGATCTGTTGGAGATAAAGTTTTCTACCGATGTTTCTGATGTAGTTGACAGACACATCACTTTTCAAAAAGGAGTGATGGATATTGATCGCTTCACTACTATAGACTTGGGAGAGGATTGTGCTTTCTTTAGCACAAGAGATCCTGTTGTGGGTAATTTGGATGAAGAGGTAGAAGTTGATTTTGTCCATGATAAGGATATTAGTTTCAATATCAATCCTATATTCTTACATAAGGTATTGAAGGAGGGCAACAAGTTGGAGTATAGTCCTTCTGGTAAGTTAATTAAGATATCATCCAATAAGTTCGAATATCTGGCTATGACTAAAATAGGAGTAGTGTGAAGTCGCGGCGGCGTGGCAGCGTCGGTGAGTTGTATACCTTACGCTGTAAGTGTCATTTGAGGGCTGTTACCGTAGAATGACCGTGCTAAGGTTGCCAAAGAAATGCAACTGAGGAAGGACTTGGCTTGAGGGTTAAACCAAGGTCGTGACTTTATTTTATAAAAGATAGTAAGACAAGGATTAGTTTATATGGCACTTCAGAGATCTTTCTTTATTGATGAAGAAGAACTCCTTGCTGAAGAGAAGAAGAGGAGGAGTAAAAGATCTGGTAAGTCCAGGAGATCCACAGGTTCCACAAGAAAAGTGTTTAATTGTGAGACCTGTGGGTTATACGAGAAATGTCGGTCTCCTAAGATAGAGAGGTATGGAGAAGGAAGGAAGGGGATACTATTCATAGGGATCAATCCGGGGGCAGAAGAGGATAGATCTGGCATTCCCTTTATTGGAGAGTCCGGGGAGTTACTTGAAGATATTGTAGACTGTATGGGACTCAGTCTGGATGAGGATTGTGTGAGGACCAATATAGTACAATGTAGAACCCCAAAGAATAGGCTTCCTACTGGGGAAGAAATTAAGAGTTGTCAATCAAGACTTATCAAAGATATACAAGAGGTTAAGCCTAAGTTGATTATAACTCTTGGTAAAGAGCCTACAAATACCCTTTTTCGTATGGTGGGTATGAGTGGTTATGGTATTGGAACCGTTCATGGGTTGGTCTTTCCTTTACAGAAGTTTAATTGTTGGATGGGTTGTACTTATCATCCGGCATATATAGTGAGGGAAGGGGAGAAGTCTTATGATAGGGGAGTAGGTAAGAGAGATATACTTGCTTTTGATATTGATGACGCTCTTAGTTATTTGGATAAACCTATACCATCTATATTGTCAAGAGAGGGTTGTATACTTATACAGGACTCAGTGGATTGTATAGCGATCCTAAAAGAGTTTCAGAGGAATAAAAATCCAGTAGCTTTTGATTATGAGACTACTTGTCTATCTGCTTTTAATCCAAAGGGTAGGATATTATTAGTTTCTTTGAGTGATGATCCAGAGGAAGGTTTTTGTATACCTTTGGGGATGAATGACTGGAATGATGTGGAAGAAGCTTATGTGTATCAAGAGTTTAAGAACTTCCTTGCAAGTGATGTTCCTAAAGTAGTTCAAAGTTTGAATATGGAAGAACTATGGAGTAGGATACATCTTAAACAACCTATAAATAAGTTTGTATTTGATACCATGATAGGGCATCATGTAATGTATTGCAGGAAGGGAACTGCCGATCTGGACTTCCAAGTCAGGATGCTTACCGGGGATGATTATAAGGATATGGTGGATAAGAAGAAGTTGGAGAAAGAGCCAGTACAGAAGGCAGCTATTTATAATAATTTGGACTCCCGGCATACTGTATTATCTTACCAAACCAATAGGGGGAAGATGGATGATGGTTTGGCCTTTTTTAATGAACTGCTTACCAGGGGTAGTGTCGTTATGGCAAATCTTACTGAGAGAGGAGTAAGGATAGATACTGAACTATTAGATACTCTGAAGGAAAATACATCAGAAGAGGTGGAAATAACTTTAGAGGAAGTAACTTCCTGTAAAGCTGCAAAGAGGTATCGTAAGGAGTGGGGAGATACCATAAATGTTAATTCCGGAGATCAGCTCATTTCTTTATTGCACGACCTATATGACTGTAAAGTAACAAAACGAACTGGGACTGGAATGCCCTCTACTGATGTTAATACTTTGTCCAAATTAAAGGAGGGTTGTAAAGATCCCGAGTTGGTAGAGTTCTTGGATTGTCTATCTTCACATAAGAAGGTTTTTAGTTTTCTGGGGAAGATAAAAACATTTGAGAAGCATATATGTCAGGATGGGAAAATACATTCCCTGTTCCATCTGGATGTAGCAGAGACTTTCAGGAGTTCAAGTTCTGATCCCAACCTTCAGAATGTTCCCATTCATGATGAATTACTGCAATTGATAAGGCAATGTATAGTACCTTCCAAAGGGAATGTGATTATAGAGGTGGATTATGATGGATTGGAAGTTCGTGGTATAGGAATGAATTCTAATGATAGAACTTTAATTGAGGAAATCAAAGGTGGGGATTCCTCAGATACCCATCGGTCGTGGGGTGCCAAGATATATCAAGTTAAGTTCAAAGAAGTAACTGAGGAGCAAAGGTACAGATCTAAAAACAGGTTTGTGTTTCCCGCTTTTTATGGGGCTGTTGCACCTTCTATAGCTCGTTCTTTGGAAATGGAAGAAGACTATGTAAAGGGTTTGTGGGACGAGTTTTGGGATAGATACAGTGACGTTAAAGAGTGGAAAGAGTCTGTAAAAGAGTTTTACCAAGAGCATGGGTATATCCGTGGGTTGTCAGGTTATAGACGGTATGGACCACTGAATGATGAGCAGTTAGGTAATACTCCAGTACAGGGAATTGCTTTCCATCTTCTGTTGGATGCCTTAATAAGAGTGGATGATTCTCTCACAGGGAAGTTGGTTAGGAGTGGTTTTAAGACACTACCTATTATTCAAATTCATGATAGTATTGTGTTTGATACTCCTCCGGATGAGGTGGAAGATGTGGTACCATTTGTTTCTGATATAATGACGTCCAAAAGATTTGATTGGCAATTGGATGTACCACTATCCGTGAGTTGGAAGATTGGAGAGAACTGGTTGGATATGAAGGATTTGGAGAATTGATATGAATCTGGATAAATTCCAAGATATACTTCAAGAAAAGAAGTTATTCAGTCCCGGACCAGTACCGAGTAAAATTGAGATAGATATATCTTACAGTCATCGAAGTGATCAGTTTGAAGGTCTTTACAAAGGACTTAAGAATCGTTTAAGAGGGAAGTTGAATATACCTGGAGAGTATAATATCTTATTTGTTGGTGGAAGTGGTACTTGTGCCATTGAAGCTGTATTAAGTTCCTTACGCAAAATGAATATGGATTTTAGGGGATGTGGAGTTTTTTATGAAAGAGCTAAGAAGATAAGGGAAGATTACTCAGATGGTAGTATTAGAAGCAGAGTCTTATATTATGTTCAGTTTGAGACCAGTGAAAGTTTTTATGATAATCCAAGAAAAGAAATAGTAAACAGTTATTATTTGGTTGTCGCTGATTGTGTTAGTAGTTTGGGATTTTATCCTCTTCCTGAGGCAGATATAATAATAACCAGTTCTTCTAAGATACTTGGTGGTCTCCCGAGTTTGGGTATTATTCTATATAATGAAAATGCTGAATCTTATATCAATGGTTATGGGGATTATTTGAATTTATTGAAGTATATAGAATATGATAAGAAAAATCAAACACCCCATACTGCTTTGATCCCACAGTTTATTAGTTTGTACCGTTCTTTGGATAACTTGATAACTCCAGAGCAGATTGTGAAAAATTGTAAAGCATTGCATACTAATAGAGTTATATTTAAGTTCGAGACCATAGCACCTGTACTTACTATTCTTACCAGAGATCAAGAGCAATTGAACCTTTTTCTAGAAAACTTTAGAATATGGAATATTGAAGTATATTACAATCCAGCCTATATGAAGAACTGTTTTCAAGTAAGTATGTTTAACTATAGAGATATAAGGTATTACGAGTTAATCAAAACCATTATTGAGGAGTGTTGAGATGAATGTAGTTTGTCATGTTTCCGGTGGAGCGGATAGTGCTTTGGCTGCGGTTAAGGCGAAGGTACGTTATGTGCCGGGAAAGAAGATCTATCCTCTATTCTGTGACTACAATCAGGTTTGTATGGAGCAGGAACTGGCTTGTGCAGCAGGGATAGTTCGTAATCTGGGTTTAGAGGAGTTAAAAATGGTCACTATGAGGGATCTTTGGACCTCCAGTGGTATGATTGATGGAGAGAGTGAGGAGAATCCTGATGTTTACACTCCACTGCGGAATTTGATGTTTGTCGCTGCAGCTATGGCTTATGCAGATATTGTGGATGCAGATATTGTAGTTGTGGGTAGTAAAGGGTTTAGTAAGATACATGATGATCCTTACAGTTTTTATGATAGTACTCTTTCTTTTTATTCTTTAATGGAAGGATTATGGAATTACACTACTCAAAATAAGAGAATGGTAAAGATACTTCCTATCCTTGCCGAAGGAAGAAGAAATACCATGACCAAGCAAGAAGTTTATGAACGGTTGGTAGATCATGGAATCGGTTTTAATGATACTTGGAGTTGTTTCAAAGGTGGGGTTGAAGAGTGTGGGGAGTGTCATAATTGTAAAATGAAGAAGGCAATTTTTAACATCTTGGATAAGAAGAATAGTAATTATGGTGTTGAGGATAATAGATACAAATAAAGAGTCAAGGAATGGCTAAAGAACTTTCTGAACAAGATATTCGGAAGAGGTTAAGAACCAAATATCCACCTCCTGTCTGGATATTCCTAGAGGAGTTAAGCAGGTATAACGGTTTCTCCCGTGGTTCTATGCGTAGTGCAGATGCTTTTGCAATAAATTTATATCCCTCACAAGGATGTAGTGTGGAGGGGTTTGAGATAAAAATGCAGCGGGGGGATTGGTTAAGTGAGTTGAAGAACCCAGATAAGGCAGATGAATTCAAGCAATTTTGTGATAGATGGTGGTTGGTTGTGGGAAGTAGGGATCTTGTGAAGTTAGAAGAGTTGCCTCCAGGTTGGGGGTTAATGGTGCCATATAATGTAGGGTTAAGCATCAAGAGGGGAGCCCCCATGTTGAAGCCCGATCCTTGGGATATGGCATTATTTACCTCTATTCTTAAGGTTGTGAGAGAGAATAGAGAGGATAAAGAGTATATTGATCGTATTAAGCATGAGGAGTTTGAGAGAGGTCAATGTAGTACTGCAAGAAATTATACATCTCTGAGAGATAAATTATTTGCACTTGAAAAGTTAAGAGATGACTTTCACAAAAGTACCGGGGTAAAATTAAGCAGTTGGAATTTTGAGAAGTTGGGGAAAGCTATTAGAATAGTTATGAGTACTAATAGTCTGCAAGAGTATTATCAAAGTATGCTTAGAATAATGGAACAGGGTACCTTTGAGCTAGAGCAGAAGGAGAAAAGTCTTTTAGAAATACGGGAAGTGTTAAAGAGTAGAGGTGTAGTTTTTCGTAGAAAAAGACCAGTTTCCCAGGAATGTACTTCCTGATTGGAGTATATTATATACATAATGGATGAACCACGGGTAATTAAAGAGTCCAAGATGGATGTTTCTCTTAGGGAGCAGAGGGAAAGACTTGAGGTTTTAATGGCAGAAGCTCTTATGATGCCAAAAGAAGTTTTTGATCCGGAAAAGATTAGTCTAAGTATATATGGTGGTATGTTGCGAATATGTTGTATCAAGAAGTAAGACCAACTGATTTGAAAGATATTATAGGTAATAAATCTATAATAGACTCCATCAGTAAAGTGTTGGGGAGGGAATCTCGGAAACGACCACATACCTTTATGTTGGCTGGACCATCTGGATGTGGGAAGACCACAATAGCCCGGATAATGGCAAAAGAGTTCGGTTGTGATGCATTAGGTATTGAAGAGTTGAATGCTGCAAATACTCGTGGTATTGATACAGTTCGTCAAATAGTACAAGGTGCTCATATACTGCCTTTAACGGGATTGGCAAAGTGTTATATCTTAGATGAATCTCATCAATTGACAAATGCAGCACAGCAGGCGTTGTTGAAAATAATAGAGGATTGTCCTTCCCATTGTTATTTCTTTTTCTGTACTACAGATCCACAGAATATAATTAAGACTATTCATAATAGATGTACCAGATATGATGTGCAATTATTGGGCAGATCTGATATTGTAAATCTTTTACAAAGAACTCTTGATGAGAAAGCTGTTGGGAAGGATAAAGAAGTTCTAGAGGCCATAGCAGATGTTTCAAATGGTTCTCCAAGAACCGCTTTAGTTCATTTGGAGAAAGTTTTTGGGGTGGAAGATACAGATACTATTATAGATCTTCTCCTAGGTGGCACAGAAAAGGATAGTAGTATTTGGGATATAGTTAGTATCATTTGTTCGGCCCCCAAGGTTAGGAGAAAGAAGTGGAAGATAGCTTTAGCTCTTGTTAATAAGTTAGATAATGATTCAGAAGATATTAGGAGAACTCTTGTATCTTGTTTGTTGAAGAAGATGTCCGAGAGTGATGATGAAAAGGATTTGCAGGATTATATTAAGCTCCTACAGTTGTTTGATAAGAATACTTACTATGGGGGAAAAGCTTTACTAGGTAGTTTGATTGTTCAGGCTTGTTTTATTGATGAGTTGTAAATTATGGATATTAGTAATATAACTTTTAGCCAATTTATTTCATGTTTGTTGGTTGTTGTTTTAAGTATACTGGGAACGACTCTATTTCTTTATTTTGGTATTAAAGCCATTATGTTAGGTTTTTACGAAGCTAAGTTATTTTTCAAGAACAAGTTAAAGGAGAATCATGATGAGAAAGGATAGATTAGATGCTATCGAGAGAGAGTACAAAGACTCTCAACAAAGTGGTCGTCAACGTTTTTGTTTTGTTAATGTTGGTAAGCTCGACCGGTTGGGGATAGAACAGTTCAAGCCAGCGGAGAGTAATAATTTTATTCGTATACTATGTAATCCGGATCAGGAAGGATTCTACGGGAAGAGGGTTCATGTTCATTCTAATGTAGGGGTGGATAATAAGACTTATATCTGTCCCAAAGGCACCTATGGTAAGAAGTGTCCTATATGTGAAGAAGTGGTTCAGATGAAGAAAGCAGGGGAAGATCAGGAGTTGATCAATGAACTAAGGGCATTCACCAGGTATTTGTTCTTCATAGTAGATACTACCGATGCCGTCAGTGAAGATAAGGGACTACAATGGTTTGATGCATCTCCCGGCATACGGGACGAAATAGTCACATTATCTGTAAATAAGAGGACTGGGAAGCCCATAGATGTATCTGATCCTGAGGAAGGTAAAGAGATTGGTTTTACCCGGACCGGTAAGAGACTTAGGACGAGATATAAAGGTTTTGAGTTGTTAGAACCAGAGGTTGATATTCCGGATGATGTTTATGATGAAGTTCCATTATTTGAGGATGTTTTGCAAGAAACCTCATATGATTTACTCGAAGAGGCTTTTGGTGGTATTACTCCTGATGAGGAAGTAAAGTCCAAGCGTAGTAGACGATCCAGGAAAGACAAAGACGATGATGACGATAATAAAGAGGAGGAGAAAGAGGAGGAGAAAGAAAAAAAATCTACCCGTAGTAGACGATCCAGGAAAGACAAAGACGATGATGACGATAAAGATGATATCCCTTTTGACGATAAGGGGGAAGAGGAAGGAAAGTCCAAGCGTAGTAGACGGTCCAGGAAAGACAACGATGACGATGATGATGAAGAGGAAGGAAAGTCTAGTCGTAGTAGACGATCCAGGAAAGACAAAGATGATGACGATGATGATGAAGAGATGACTTTAAGAGAGAAACTTAGGCGTCGTAGAAAACAGAAGGCAGAAGAAGGGGATTAGTAATGAGGAAAATAAAAGGTCTTAATCATGCAAGGTTAGGTTCTGAAATTAACTGGCAAGAAAGGAAGTATGTAGAACGATTTCAGAAGGAGGATGATGACTTCTTCAAATATCTATTAACGCCATCGGAAAATTATACTGCAAGAGGTCCGGTTAGATATGTGGAACCCACTGAAGAAGAGAAGAGGATAGTAGTATCGGTTATACAATGGCTCGGTTCTGCTTGTGGGCAGTCTTTTGTAAAAGAAGTTCAAAAGCAAATAGAGATGAAAGAACTGGAAACTGGGAGAGCCAAAAAGAAAAAGAAAAAGAAAAGGGAGTAATTAGTGTGAGTATAACCACAAAAGAGGTTGTAGAGTTTATTGATAGTGTTAAAGAACGTATTCCTATAGATCAGTACGATCTGGATGGAGAGTGTGTGCGTCAAGTAGTATTGTATGAAGAAGTCTCAAGTATGGCATCTATGGAACGTTCTGAGGTTAGACTAGCTAAAGAACATCTTGATAGTATTAAAGCACAGTCAAATGTTGATATCCGGAAAGACCCTGAGGGTTCTGGTTTAACTGGAAAAGTAACTGAATCTTCTTTAACTAATTTTGTTGAAACTCGGGAGGAGATTAAAAATGCTAAGAAAGCTTGGTTGGATGAGGAAGAACTTTCCAACGCTTTAGATAGTATACTACGGACAGTTGAGCAGAGGAAGAGCATGCTGAGGGATCTTGTTCAACTATTTATCTTCCAGTACTATCATGTGGAGAGTAAGAAACCAGTGGGTAGGAAAGATCTAAGAGATTCCCAGGAAGATGCTATAACTGCCGCCAGAGATAGTGGTAGGAAAAGGCGGAGATCGAGACAAACAGATAATGATCTTTCTCGGGAGGATCATGGGGATAGTGTATGACTGAGTCTAAGAAAAGACGGCGAAGAACTCCTGGAGATGCAGCCAAGGAAGTCAGTGAAGGTTTGGCAGTACAAGATCTTTCTGAGGTCAGGTCTTGGATACCTACTGGATGTACTCTTCTTGATATAGCAATATCCGGGAAATATCCTGGTGGGGTACCTTTGGGGCATACTGTTCATATTCTTGGTGGAGCATCTACAGCGAAGACCGTGCTGGGCATGACTATTCTTGGTGCGGTTCAGAGGGTGGGTGGTATAGCAATCTTTCAGGATCCGGAGTATACTTTTGATCCTGTTTGGGCCAAGTTGTTTGGTCTTGATTGTTCTAATGAGGATAATTGGAAGTGTGGTTGTTGGTGGAAGGGGGTGGAAGATCATTTACCAAATGAACAGCCTGGTACTATCGAGGAATTATTTGATGTTTATATCAAGAAGATAGTCACTCTGGATAAGGATCGACCAAAGGTTGTGGTAGTAGATAGTTTGACTGCACTTCCATCAGAGGTGGAGTTGAAGGATGAGATGGAGGATGGTACTTATGGAACCTCCAGAGCCAAACAGATTGGATTAGGAATAAGAAAGTATCTCCGTGAATTGAATAAATCAAATACTACCATAATTTTTATTGATCAAACCAGGGATCAAATAAATTCATTTGGTAAGAAAGAAACGGTATCTGGTGGTAGGGCGTTGCAGTTCTATTCTTCTGTTAGGATACACCTTAAAGAAGAAGGGACAATAAAGAATAAGAGTAAGAAAGATATTGGAGTATGGCTTGGGTTTAAGATTATAAAGAACAAGGTGGCCGCACCAGGTAAGGCCAGTAAGTTCAGTATCATCTGGGATTATGGTTTGGATGATATTACATCTAATCTTGAGTTCTTAAAAGAGTTTCAAACTTTGGATGCCACAAAAGAGGAGAAGAAGTCCGGGAGGGTTGAGTTTGATGGTAAGAAATTATATGTACAGAAGATGATTGATCATATTGAGAATAACAATTTAGAGAAAGAGTTGCAACAAGAAGTTGCTTTATGTTGGGAAATACTGTATGAAACTGAGTCTAGGAAATGTCGGGAGTGGAGTTAGCTTTTCTCCTCCTTTGTTCCCCATTCCTTTTGTGGGATGGTGGGTTTGATTGGTAGGGGCCTGCCGTAGGTGGGTCTCTACCTTTTTAGGAAATAATGTAGTATGAGTAATAAACGGACTTATATTGGTATTGATCTTTCACTGAATCATTTTGGTATTTGTGCTACTTCTGATGATAGTAAATTTATAAATTGGGGTTACTTAACAGATAAGAAGAAATACCGGCCTACGAATTATTCTAGTTTTAATTGTACTCAATACTATTTAACTGAAAAAGGGAAGGGAGAAGATCGGAATCTATTCCTAGCTCGAAGAAGATGTATAGTTTATCAAAGTCTGATTAACTTTTTATATAAGTTTCATCCTCCAATTCAATGCAGAAGAAGAAATAAATTTTTCACTTATGTTTGTATGGAAGATGTGGTGTATACCAATAAGACTAATTCTTCTTATGAATTGGCAGAGATTATAGGATTAGTTAAATATTATTTGTGGGAGAATAATTTTCACCTCCGTCTATTAGCTCCTGGATCTCTCAAATTGTGGGCTACTGGTAAAGGGAATGCACTCAAGAAAGATATGGTGGCAGTAGTAGAGAGATCATTGGGGGAAGATATAGATCTTTCTTTTCTTGATAAATTGATGGTGGAAAGGAAGAGGAAAAGGAAGGGGAAAGAACCCTTGGTAGATTTGGATGGTCCCGGTACTGATATGGCCGAAGCTTTTCTTATGGCTCGTTTTGTTGAGGAAGAGTTAATAATACGTGATGGTATTTCAGATCTAAAGGATCTAGCAGAACATCGGAGGAATGTTTTTCTCCGTACCACTCCAGCACACCCGGTGAATATCCTGGCCACACCTTTTATACATAAAGGAGAAGTAAGTGAGTAGAAGAAATAAAAACAATTCCTGGTTGGGATACCTCATCACCTCTTTTTCCCGATGTGTTTCCAAATTCTGGCTGGGAGTTGTTTTATTTACTAGTGAAAGAGGAATGAATGAAAAGAGGTAACAAAGTTAAGTTGAAAGCTATTGATGTGGAAGGTGTAATAAGAGCTGTTTGTAAATCATCTATCACTACTTATAAAATAAGTTATTGGTGGGATGGCATACGTAAAGAGGAATGGTTGGAACCTGATGAATTTACTATAATTAGTGAGTAGGGATAGTACAGAGTTATGTTAAAGAAGATACTGATAAAGAATTTTCAATCCCATGCAGATACGTGCATTGAGTTTGATCCAGGTGTGACCCTGTTGACAGGAACCTCTAATAACGGCAAAACGGTTGTTTTAAGAGCGTTAAATTGGATAATTAACAATCGACCCACGGGGGATGCTTATATCCGAAATGGGGAGGATTCCTGCGAAGTCCGGTTGTTTACTGATAAATGCGAAATCAGGAAAGTTCGGGGTAAAAAGGATAATTTCTATACCCTCACTACTGGAGGAGAAGAAGTTAAATTTTCTTCTATGGGCACCACGGTTCCTGAAGAGATCACTGATTCTCTAGGAATAGCACCTATTAACATTCAACAGCAGTTAGATCCTTACTTTCTAGTTTTGGAAAGTCCTGGAAAGGTGGGTTCCTATTTTAATTCTGTTATGAAGTTGGAGGAAGTGCAGGAAGTAATATCTCATACTACTGGGCATATTAGATCAGAGAGTCACGATCTAGTTCGGTTGGAAGCAGAGAAGTCTGATTTAGATAAAGAACTGGCTTTCTACCAGGAGTTGGATCTAGTCAGGTTTGAGAAGAATGTCAAGGCCCATGAGAAGTTACAACAGGAAATAATAGATCTTCATGGTTATAATCATCAGTTATTAAAAGCAAAGATTGATCTTCATAAGGTGGAAGAACAATTAGTGGAGTTTCCCTTCTCTGATGTGGAGGTTATGCTGGGGGAATCTAGTGGTAAGCAAATAGATATTGCTGCATCCTCCAGTGCATTGGCGGATCTTATTGATCTAATAACTGGTATAGAGGATGTGAATGGTCGTCTTTCTATGTTGGATATAACCAGGATTGACCAGGTGCAGGAGGGAAGTATCGGTTTATCTTCCAGTGTGAAGGAATATAGAAGATCAGTAGAAGATCTGGATGATTTACTGGAGGATCTTGAGGATATAGAAAATGGAGTGGATGCAGTAGATAAACGCATCACAATTTTTGTTAAAGAGAAGAAAGAGTTGATGCTTCAATTGGATACTTGTCCTTATTGTTTGCACCCATTGGATGAAGAAGGTAAGAAGAATCTTCTGGGAGTAGAGGAGTAAGGTTGACTGATTTTGTAGAAGATGATGAGACTGAGGAACTTCAAGAGATGGTACAAGAACTACTCGATGTGGATCAAGGTCTATATAGTGGGGAGATGGACTTTTTGGAGAACATAGATTCTGAGTGGGAAGGTAATTTTACTGTAAGACAAGCTCGGTGGATACGAAAAATTCATGAAAGGGTAATTGGATGAAGATTTTGAAGGATGAACCAAGAGAAGAACCGAAAGAAGAACCAAAACAAGCAACGAAAGGTAAGAGGATAGAATTTGTGGATCGTTTTGGAAGTAAGTGCATAGTCCGTAAGAGTACACTTATGAAAGAAGAAGGTGGGTTGGAGTTAGGGGTTGAGGTATTGTCGGAGTTACTAAATCCTGAGGGACCTCAAACTATGCATATTCCAAAAGATGTGGTACAGGATTTGATTCCACATCTCCAGGCTTTTGTTGAGGTGGGGGATATTGATCTCAATCAAGAAGAAGAGGTTAAGTGATGAAGTTACTCCTACTGGGTGATACACATTTCTCAGGGAAAGCCCCCGAGAGAAGGTTGGACGACTACTTTGAGACTCAACTAAAGAAGTTTAGGCAGGTTCTAGATATTGCTCAGGAATATGATTGTGCTACTATTATACAAACAGGGGACTTCTTTGATTCCCCCTATGTTTCTAATCATGTTAAAGCTGCTTTGATAACCATACTAATAGAATCTGATGTAAGACTCTTTTGTATCTTTGGTCAGCATGATATATATGGTCATTCTTCTCAAACTTATTATAGAAGTCCATTAGCAGTTCTAGAAGCCGCATTGGGTTTGGAAGTATTAAGAAATCATAATTCCAGACCATTTTGTAATGATAGTATACGTATGTATGGTGCCTCTTTTGGTGAGCCAGTTCCTGAGTTATCCCCTTATTGCAAGAGTTTAGACTCCTTTAATATTCTTGTTGTACATGATATGATAGGAGATAGAGAACTCTATCCTGGGCAAGAATTGAAAGGTCCCAGGAATTATCTAAGGAAGTATAAAGACTTTGACCTTGTCGTTGCAGGTGATTATCATTATTCCTTCTGGGATAAACTGGGAGATAGGGTTATATGTAATCCTGGATGTATGATGCGGAAGACTATAAGTAAGTTCGATCTTGAGCATAAACCTGGGGTATTTATATTTGATACTATTAAGAGGGAGAAGAATTGGATACCACTAGATATAGAACCAGTGGAAGATGTTTTTGATCTTTCTGTGGTGCCCAAGAGAGATACATCTAAAGTGATGGAGTTCATTGAGAATCTTAGGAACAGTAAAGAAGTTAAGTCCACTTGGAGACATGTTCTCCAGGAGCTTATGGATAAGGAAAAGACTGGTAAGCCAGTGAGAGAATTGTTGGATACCATTATAGGTGAGGTGTTGAAGGATGAGTGATAATACTTTAACTAAGTTGAAAAGTAAGACCCAGGAATTGCAGAGATTGAGGGATAAGTTTAATTCTCTGAAAGGTCAGCAGGAAGTCTTATTAAAGACTCTGAAGGATAAGTTCGAAGTCGAAACCGTACAAGAGGCTGAAGCACTCCTGGAGAAGAAAGAGAAAGAGTTGGAGAAGAAGGAGAAGGAAGCATCTGAATTGGTGCAGGAGATGGAAGAGATTATAGAGAAGTGTGAAAGGTAACTAGTGAAATTATGAGTCGAGATCATCACTTTGCGAAGCCGTGGTATGAACGTGAAGCAGAGGAAAGTCAATTATACTATCGTTTTCTAAACTGGCTTTACAATTTGTTTGGTCAAGGAAAGCCATTCGGTCTGCCTTACAGGTGTACTGAATGTAATGACAAGATTCCTGCGTATTGTAAAGAAGATGATGGATTATGTCGTCTTTGCTCGACGAATAAATGGTGCAATAGTCCTGAGCCATGGCTCCTTGCCAAAAGGATCGTTGATTCCGGACTGATGGACGGCCCAGAAGAAAGAATCAGCCTCGAAGATTTACTACGTAAATGTAAATGAGATATTATAGAGAAGTGTAAAAGTAAAGGTTAAGATGATACATAAGATAATAGATATTTTTAGTATTATTTTGTTGGTGTTTGTAATATTAGTTGCTATTTATCTTTCGCTGGAATTATATTTGTATAGTAAATGTAGGAAAAGTGATGAAGATATGTATAGTAATGGGTTTAAGTTGTGGTGGAAAAGTAGGAAGACAAATTCAAATGAATAAATACTCTGATTTTCTGGCAGTTACTAAAGCAAGTATATCCAAGTTAGAGAAGGATAGAGATATAGTACAAAAAGCTATAAGTAGTAAGAGTACTTTAGTGGAAAATCTTGAAGAGTCCAGGGATCTAATGAACTCTGTGGGTGTAATCTGCCAGGAGAATATGAAGAATGTCGTTGAAGAACTGGTCAGTCAAGCCCTGGAAGCAGTGTTTGGTGTGGGGCATTGGTTTGAAATGGAGTCCAAAGTTGTCAGGAATCAACCTGAGATATATATGTATATGGTCAGGGATGGTCAGAGATTTAGTCTCAAGGAAGAGCTGGGTGGTGGTGTGGTGGATCTGGTGTCTTTCATATTAAGGATAGTCCTTTGGTCTGTGAGTAGTCCAAGATCGGCAAGTGTCATGATCCTGGACGAACCCGGGAAATTCATATCAAAAGATCTCCAAGAGTCGTTTGGGGAAATCATATCAGAGCTAAGTAAGATGCTGAGTATTCAGTTCATCCTAATCAGTCATGAGGAAGAACTTATAAAGACTGCAAATATATCATATAGTGTGATTTTATCCAAGGGTATAAGTACAGTGGAGCGTTTGGATGAGTAGTAATTTAGATAATCTCTCTTTGTTTTATACTGCAAATCAATTGGACAAAGTTTTTCACAAGATGCTTGTGGAAATAGTAGCGAGGATGAATGAGGATGATGTTTTTATCACAGTTCTGAAGGGAGGTCCTTTTGTAGCTTCTCGTCTATTTTCTGAGTTCATCTTGGGGGATGAGGTAATCTTTGATTTTGTTGGTATAAGAAGTTACAAGCATGGGGAGACCAAATCAGGGGAACTTGATTGTTATTGTCCATTAACTCTTTCTCCCGAATTGGTTGATGGTAAGAATATTTTTATCATAGATGATGTGATAGAGACAGGGAAGACTCTTCTTAGTATAAGAGTAGCTTTGTCGTTTAAGTATAATCCTAAGAACATCTACACTTGTGTACTGGTTAATAAGGAAAGTGATGAGAGAGTAGATGATTACCAACTCGATATTGTTGGAGTAGAATATGATGGTACTAGGTTCTTGGTTGGTTGTGGTATGGATTTTGAGGAACGTTATCGTGGATTAGATGATATTTATACTATGGATCCAGGAGATTGATATATGCAATTAGTTAAACCTTCAATTGAATTTATGTCGATTACAGAAAATCCTCTACAAGCTATTGAACTGGCTGGAAGGACTTGCTATAAGAGTGAGGATAAGATTACCCCAGATTCGGCACAGCAGTTTGTTCGTAAGTTACTAACCCGTGGACATCTAGCTATGATTGAGCATGCTTCTGCGAGTAATCGAGTAATCTGTGATAGAGGGGTGACTCATGAAGTTGTTAGACATCGACTTTTTAGCTATGCTCAAGAGTCTACTCGATACTGTAATTATTCTGGTGGTGTTACTTACATACAGCCTCCTTGGGTAAGTGAAAAAGCTGTAAGTGATACGGATGTAATTTGGCATCATTGTATGTTTGAATGTGAATCAGCATATAAAAAATTATTAACCCGTGGTTGGACACCACAAATGGCACGCGGTGTATTGCCTAATGCACTTAAAACTGAAATCGTTATAACGGGGAATCTTCGGGAGTGGTTACACTTTTTTACCCTAAGGTGTGCAAAGACCGCACACCCACAGATGCGAGAAGTAGCTGATATGTTACTTACGGATATACAGGGGAAAGTACCTATAATTTTTGATAGGATAAAGTTGGAAGGAGCTTAATATGTTATTGGAAAAGACTTATACAGTTGATTATGCTCATCGTCTGAAAGATCATAAAGGTTTGTGCTGTAATTTGCATGGTCACACTGGAGTGGTTGAGATCTCTCTTAGTGGAGAGATTCAGCAAGATGGTATGATCATAGATTTTGGTCATCTTAAATGGTTGGAAGCCATAGTGAATAAGTTGGATCATGTTGTACTTGTTCAACAAAGTGATGAGTTGTTGAGAGCTCTTAGTTCTTGTAATTTCAGTTTTAAGATAGTAGTATTTTCAGGTCCACCTACGGCAGAAGCCATAGTTCTATACTTAGGAAAGGCCATAGGTACACACTTGAAAGAAATGGGATCAACAATAACTCTTCAGCGGATTCGTTTTGCAGAGACTCCCGGTAATGTCGTAGAGTGGAAATATGGGAGAGTAGTATGAAAAGAGTGAGAAGACGAAAAAGTACTTATGACTGCAGTTGTGGTACAAGAGTGTTTTACAGGGGCAGAGTGAATTCTTGGATGGGAGAATTTTCTGCAACTCCCACTATTCCACTCCTTCATTGTGAAAAGTATAGAGTACCTTTCTACTGTGAAGAGTGTGGTGCTATTAAATCACCGTGGAGGGCCATAAGAGATATAGCTGTGATTTACCCCATACCGGTACAGAATACCTATAGAGAACAAGGTAAAGTGGTGATCCCAGACCAATACAAGGGGTTTTACAAGAAAGGAGAAGGGGTACTTCTTTCTATTGGTCCGGGATATTGGGATAAAAAGTTTCACCCAGTGACAAATCAACTTGTTCCCGGGGCGTTAGTACGTTATAATAAGGATGTAATGTGGACAATAACTGAGACAGGAGTGGATGGTGAGGAGTATGCTCTGACTATTTGTGGAGCACAAGATATTTGGTTCATCCAGGAGGAGTAAATACATGGAACTGACAGAGATGGTTAAGAATCATAATATGATATATCTTGGTGGTTGGGACAGGTTATATTGTAAACGTTGTGGAAAATATTTTACAATTGGAGCAGATATGTGCGATGCAGATGGTATTGATAGAGAACTTAAAAGAATTGATAAAATCAAATGCTGTAAAAAATGAGTACTGGGATAGAAAAATTTAGGGCCGAGGAACGTTTTCGTCTAGCTTGGTTGAAGCATAGGGGAAACGTGCTTGCCGTATGTGAGGAGCTTAATTATCCCCTAGAGTTGGGGGAGAAATATGCAGCCAAGATTAAGAGGAAAGCAGATAGGAATGTTGCATACGGGGTGGCACAGACTATAATGATGCAGCTTCTTTTTGGTTATGAGAGTAGAGTACATCATTTACAAACTACTTTGCTATCTCTGGAGAAGTATGATGAGTATTACATATCTTGTTGCTGTGAAGCCCCGGTGGATTTCACAAAGAAGAGGAGGAAGAAGGATTTCCATTGTACTAAATGTAAAGAACCATGTCATATTAAGTATGCTAGGTCCACTCAGATTCTTGACATAAAGTATGAAACTATTAGACTCTTACGGGAAGAAGATTCCGCCATGGTGGATTTTGCAAAGAGAATGGGATATGTGAACCCCGATGCCCCAGTTCCAGTTGTGACCCGTAATCAGTTTCTTGTTGTGAATCCACAGGATAAACAAGTACAGGAGGATAATACCTTTGTTAATGATGTTGAGAAACTGCCTCCCATGGAGAGGGAGAAGTTGAGGAAAGAGTTGGAGTCTCATATAGTTAATAGTAAGGAAAAAAGTGATGCTTAGATGTACTGATTGTGGGTGGGAACAACCAATAGTTAGTGAACGTGATGAACCAAAGTTGTATGAATGTTATGATGGTCGATACAGATGTTGGACTTGTTATTTTAAGAGAGAAGATGAGATGAATCTGAAAGTAGAAGAGGTGGTAAAGTGAGAGTTTTTACTATTCAATTTCCAATTCCAGAGCGGACTTTTGATAAGATAGTCTCTGCTGGAGAGAAACAATCTGGAAAGAAAGTTTTTTTAATGGATCAAAATATAACAGATTTAACTTTACTTATTGATGGTAAGGAGGTTAAACCTTGTCACATTAAGATTGAACCAGGAAGAGTAAGCAGAGAAGAAATTGCTACCGTTCGTAAGAATTTACTAGGTAAATTAAAAGCATGAAGGAGTAAATTATGCAAGAAACTAGTACAAGTCTTGCTTCTATCAGTATGAGTAGTATTGATAAGTTTGATGGGGCTGCGGATAGTTTAGAGGCAAAAGGTTGTAAATTAGTGCCGGGTAGAGAAGAGCAAAAGAAAAGAATGAGTGAAGTCGAAGAACCTAAGATATTTTTTATTGGGAAATGGCATTAAAGGGTAATGGTACAGTATAATGCCAACTAAGGTTAAAGTAGATTCTTATCTTGACTATCTGTATAGGATGGATTACAAAGAACATCCTACAAATTTTGAAACCTTTATCTGTGACGATCAGTTTCTTGGGAAATCCACAGGGAATGGGAGAGCCATATACAATATTTGGAAGAAGAAGTTGCCCCAGATATTGGGGGAAAATAGTAGACCAGTAGTGGTATTTACCGGGGCCATTGGTACGGGGAAGACCACATCAGCTTATCTTGGAGTAGCTTATGTGATGCATCGGTTGTTGTGCCTGAAAGATCCTTGGGGATTTTTTGACCTGTCAGATGGGGATAAGATGTCCGTTACTTTCTTCAATCTAACCAGGGATCTGGGGAAGTCCCGTGGATATGGTCTACTCCAATCTTATCTGGGGAAGTCCCAATGGTTTCTCGACAGGTCCTCCTCAGTCACGGGTAAGATTATTCCAACTGTTAACTTCCCACTATTTGAATATCTACTTGCGTCCCCATACTCCAAGGGTTTTGGTACCGCGGGGCATCATGTTATTGCCGCGGTGATGGATGAAGTGGATGATCCTAATGAATCTGTCAAACAAAAGGTACGGGTATTAAAAGCTTATGAATCCACTTGGAGAAGGTTTGAATCTCGTTTTATGATCCATGGAGAGAGTTTGGGGAAATTCTTTTTACTGGCATCAAAGCAGGAAGAACTATCCTTTTTGAATACCTTTGTTGATGAGATGAAGGGATCAAAACAAATAGTTATAGTTGATATAGCCCTGTGGGAAGCAAAACCTTCTACTAATTATTGTGGTAAAAAGTTTCCGGTTACTGTGGGAGATGCTTATACTCTTCCCACTCTTCCCACTGTGGAGGAAGCGAAAGTAGCTACCAGGGAGGGTAAGACTATTATTTGGGTCCCTGTGGAGTACAAGGATGATTTTGGGAGAGATATTATAGGGGCACTGCGGGATATAGCGGGAGTAAGTGTTGCTGCTTCCAGGAGAGGTAAGTTATTCCCCTCTGAGAAGTTCTTATTCAGTTGCTATGATGATACCAAACCTAATCCAGTATCTAAAAATGAGATTCTCACCGGTCTGAAAGATCCTGTGGATTATATAACTTATTTTAATCTATCTAAGTTTAGATCTTCTCTGAATGTGCCACGATACATCCATGAGGATATAGCTTTCTCCGGAGATGGTGATTGTGTCGGTCTTGGATGCTCCCATGTCAAGGAGTGGAGGGAAGTACCTATACAGAGAGCGGATGGTTCGTTCACTTATAAAAGAGTCAAGGTGATTGAGACTGATTTTGCAATTAGGTTCAGGGCCAATCCGGGGGATCAAGTTCCAGCGTTTAAGGTTAGAAAACTTATTTTGGACCTTCGTTCAAGAGGTTTGGTCATCAAGAAGTTTACTGCCGACCTGGTTTTGGCCTCCACAGATACTATGCAGATCCTGGGTAATGTTGGAATAGATTGTGATTATTTATCCCTGGACCGTACTTTACAGGCATATATGGAGTTCAAGAACCTGGTGTTGGAAGAGAGGTGGGTTGGGGGAGTGTGGCCTTATCTTCATTTCGAACTGAAAAATTTGGAACTTGATGAAGAGAAGGGTAAAGTGGATCATCCTGATAAAGTTACGGAGATTGAAGTATTAAAAGATGGGGATGTCCGGGAGGTTGTTATGGTGGGATCAAAAGATGTTTCAGATGGAGTGGTAGGGTCAGTTTTTAGTGCTCTATCAGAAGGAGCTGCTCCTCCTGATGTTGGAGTAATGAAAGACCTTCTAGATAAAGTCAAGCATGAACCTGGGAGAATGGATGAAATGCAAAAAGTAGTAACCGATCTGACCGGGTTAAGTTTGGCTCAAAATATTCCAAGTACCTCGGAGGAAAATACTGCCGGGGTTGATAAGTTTGTTGAAGTACTTAAAAAAATGGGTAGGCCGTCTAAGTATTGAATATAATTTGTAGTAGTTAGAGTTTTATTTTACTAGTTACTAGTAGAAAGGAGTTCGTTATGAGCCCAGAAGAGAGTCCAGTGGGAGAAACCCAAGGTGGGAATGTCCCAAAAACAGAACCAGAAACCCCTTCGGAGGAACAGGCAGAACCGAAGGAAGCTCAGGAAGAAGCTGTTACTACCAATGAAAATACCAGTGAGGTGGTAGAAGAAGATCAGAGTGAAGATTCTCCTAGTGAAGATTCTCCTGATGATGCCAAGGAAGAAGAACCTACTCCGGAAGTGGCGTCACCACAAGAGCCTGCTCCCCCAACTGCGGATCAGGTGACTGAACCAGGTCCGGAAAAGCCTGTGGAAGGAGAGAGTCCTAACCCCTAGAGGTAGGTAGATACACGCTCCTCAGTACTCAGCTACAGGGAGAAATTCTTGTAGCTGGGTATGTTTTTTAATCAATTAGTAAAGGTACTTCTTGTGGCTAAGAGTAATAAGAAAGTTAATGATGAACGTCGTAAGATGCTTCGTCAGTTTAGGAATGATCTGAATGAAGTAACAGTAGATCTGGTGAATAAGTATGACCCTACTTATCCAGAGTTGTATTCCATAATGAGTGATATCCTAAATTCTTGGGCGAAACAGATGTTGGAAGATGAGCAGGATGGAATAGTGGTAAGACCCAAGGCTGATTTTGATGATTCATTATGTGAGTATTGTGCTGGAAAGTTAGTTAAGCACCGGAGGAAGACTCTTTGTTCCAAGTGTGGGAAAGAACCTTCTCCTTCAGATGAAGGTCATGGATTATTCCCGGATCGACTTTAATCATATATTGTTCATTGTTTACCGGGTGGAAGATACTAATGTTTTGTGAAAGGAGTATTGTTATGTTGTGTAGAAGGTTTTCTACTATATTGCTGCTTGTAGCAGTAATGATGATGTTAGCGGGATGTATAGGTACTCACACTCGTGATCAAGTACTTATCCCCGCCATGGCCGTCGCTTGGGACGGTGTATGTACCGATGCGGTTGCGGGAGGTGCCGATGTTGATGTCTTGGACAAGTTTACAGTGGCGTTGAAAGAAAAAGATAAAGTAACTATTATATCTCTTTGGCCGGCTATTAAAATCTCAGCGGAAACGGGAATTAAAAATGCTCCACCGGGATTAAAAGCCTCGAAAGAAGAGAGGATACGTAATTTCGACGAAGCTGTAGTTAAGCTGGCTAGCAGATTATTTTGAGATTGCTGGTCAGTTGACAAATGCAGGTGGAGGTTTGTGTTTTACTATATAAGTGCTTCTTATTTTAATATGGATCGATCCTAACTATGAAGGAGATATTGGATGTCATTGAAAGACCAAATAGGTGACTTGCTGAAGCAGGCACTGGAAGAAGCTGGAACTGATTTAGCTGCGGCTGGAGAAGAATTATTGACCTACACAAACGAGCGGATTGCCCACCTACAGACAGTGATGGGACAGGAAGGTTTCGACCAGGCTGTGGTTGTGGAGCGTGACAATGTTCTTCTGAAAGCCAGTCTTGCAGCTACTGGTCAAGCTGATCAACTCGATGCACGTATCTTGGCTTTGATTCAAGGTATATTGCTCATCGCAGTAGCGGCTATATAGTAGCTGACAATAGTGTTTAATCCTCCCAGGATCTCCCCTAACGGGGGATCTTGGGGGTTTAAGGACAAAACAGATGTGTTTCTTAGAAAGTGAGGTATATGATGCAAGATGTAGTAATTCCAGAATACCTTCTGATCTACATCCCGGTAATAGTGTGGCTGTTAAGTCAGCTTAAGAGTGCCATTACTAGTGATAAAGTCAAAGGTTTTATACCTTTGGTTGCTCTTCTTGGAGCAGTTGGGCTATCACTCTTGGCGAAGCAACCGGAAATTACTTGGCGTGCCACTATCTTGGGTGGTATACTCTTGGGTGTAGGAGCGAGTGGGGCTTATGAGACCTTTAGGGCCAGGAAGTTACTTAAAAAGTGAATATACAAGCTCTCTGAATCCAGTATGTAGGCGTGAAAATATCGCGGAGAAACTATGGTAGGAGTTTCATAGCCCCTCCCGTAACGCAGCCATAGGCTTAATCGGGCAATCGGCTATTAAAGCTGAGCATACTGGAATTTTTTGTAGGAAAGGGGACCGATGATGAGTAAAATGAAATATATGCTTATAATAAGTATAATACTATTGATGGTAGTAACAGTTGCTGCCCCACCGTTAATCATGCGATTGAACCGTATAAATTATCGGTGGTTGAAGTGGACACCGTTACGGTCGGAAGTCAAGGTGTGGACACTTGGGGATCCCAATAACATTGAGTATCATAAGATAACAGATCAATGGCTTGATCCGAACTGTACAGAGATGCACTTGGATATACTGATGCCAAAATATGGTGGTGAGGATAAAGTGATTGAGATTAAGATGCTCGTCCGGTGGATAGGTTTACCAGAATTTGCACAAGAGGTTAGACAAGAGGAGCTAATTAAATGAGTAAGTCCTGGATAGTTCCAGTTCTTTTGCTGGTAGTAATAGGAACATTCGTTTTTGCATATGAACCCACACGGTATGTGACTAGTCGTTGGTTACAGTGGTATCCCCATCAAATTGATGTTGTAGTACGGGATCCAAACGGAGTAGAGTTACAACGTGAGGAGATTTATATAGAGATTGATCCAAATATGTTTACCTTAGGAACGATGTGTGTGGATGTACCACTTCCTGAAAGGTGTGTGGCAACCATATATATAAAGGTAAAACGTATAGACTTCGCAGTATATGCAGAGGTTACACAAAGAGGGAATGATGATAAATGAAGAAAATTAGGATGTTAATTCTAATATTACTACTGGTTGGCTGTGCCAGTAATGGTGGGGATGAACCAGGTTGTGGTATGTATTCTAATGGCAGGTTCTGGCCAACTGATTACAATTATAAGAATACAAAACAATTTGAACAAGGCCACTTCTGGTTACCTCCAGATAAGAAAAACTGCCTGGTTGCTACAGAGCTTCCAAAAGGTAAGGTACTTTTAGTTGTACTTGGTGACAGGATTGGCATGGAGTGGCAACGGGTCGATCCAAATACAATTCAGTTCAACCGACCTGGTAATCAGAGAGTAGATGGGTTGTACAGAATATATCAATACCCAGATCCCCATGAACCATCTCCGATAGATCCATCCTATTGGGGTTGGAAACAGGTGATGTATCACTGGCTGCGAACCGATTGCAGTGAAGAAAATGATGACTGCTATGGTGCCGATTGGAATTTTGATGGTGGAGTTAATTTGATTGACTATGCTTTGGCGGTCCAAGAAAGGGGTTGGTGATGTGTGAGAAGTTTAGGAAAGGAGCCGGATGATGCTAGATGAGGGAAAAGAAATACCCTTTGATCATGTACCTGATGGTACTTCTGCTAAGGATACAACCAGTGCTAGTGGTTTTTGGCTTTCTATAAAGTCTCTGCTAGAAACATGGAATAAGCTAATTGAGATGATGGAACATCCACTGGAAGAAGCTTGGTTAGCTATTTTTGAAGCTCATGAGTTCTCCCTTCCTGATGGAGATGTTCTTATACTTCCAGTGGGTGGACTACAGGAAATGGGGATAACAAAAGATATGATCCCCCCACAGTGGGAAAAGCAGATATTTGAATCCCCGCATGTTGAAGAGGGGATTTTCATGAAACCTGTTATACCCGATCCTTTTGCAAGTAGGAATTAGTTGTAAAAGTTGACTGAAAGAGTGGGACAAAATGAAGTACATAGAGACCCAAGAAGAAGCCAGAGAGCGTCATAGAGAGTGGGAGAGGCGGGAGCGAAAACGTAATGCAGACTTTATTATAATACTGTTAATCTTTGCTGGTGCCATTTTCATAGGAAGAGTGCTAATAGCATTACTAGTATAAGTGGAGTTTAACTACTATGGCTGAAAGAAGAATAATACAAGTGGAATACAATGAAAGTACCAGTTGGTACATAGTGAAGTGGGAAGAAGTGTGGCACGCAAAGTGCAGGACTATAGAATTGGCGGAAGTGGTGAGAAAATATCTACAGGATATACTGGACAGTGGGGGAGACATCACGGGGGGAGGAGATTAGGAGGATAATAATGCAAAAAGAAAGAGAGAAGAATCAAAGGAGTACCCAGAGAAATGAAGAGTATAAGTATGGAGTAAATCCATTACAAGATATAATTCCTTTATATAAAAGGTTACGGTTAATGAAAGCTCTACATAAAAATAATAAATAAATAAATGGAGATTGATTGAGGGAGTAGTATGGGTGATGATAAAACAATAAAAAAGATGGATCTTAAAGAGTTTCGAGAACTAGGTATATTGCATGAACTCAATCGTCAGTTCCTACATCCTCTGGGTTTAGCCTTGGAAGTCAATGTTGATACCACTACTGGAGAAGTCACATTGAGTGGTATCTGGGACTATCGTCAAGATGAGGAAGGTATTTTATACAGTAAGTTGAATGAAGAGAAGATAAGACGATTCCAGGAGTTTCAAACTCAACAACACACAAAACGTTTGAGTTGTGTGGGTTTTATCATACAAGATACATCACTTCAAGACAAAAGGGAGGAGGAGATTAGATGAGAGTACCTAAATACCTATATATGGTGACCGATACTGATGAGAGGATACCTTGTTATGTACAAATAACAGAAGAAGGACCTTTGCTTATGGACTATGATGAGTCCTGTGAAGGTGGGGTTATCCCACGCCCCACTCTATTTACCTCTCTCCGTGCCGCCAAAGAAGCTGTAAGAAATACTGTAAGAGTATATTTGAAAACTTATGCTATAGACCCAAAATCGGTCACTGATATGAGAATCCACTCAAGTTTTTATAATATTGTCCAATTTGTAAATCCAATGAATAATAATAAATAAATAAATAAATAAAGCACCTTTGGTAGTACACATACGATGGATCCACGGACGGAACAAGTAAAGCACTTATCTGATTTATACAGACAAAGTGGGGATATCCTTATATTTTGCCAAATTCTTGAGAGGATAGACCCACTTATTTTGAGGCAGTTAAGGAAGTTACGCTATCTAAGACCACAATTATATAATGTACGCAATGAAGATCTATACCAATGTGCGGTCTTAGGGATTGAGCAGGCGATAAGGGAATCCCCTGAGAGTGAAACCCCTGCACTTCTTCAGTTGAAAATCCTATCCTGTATAGGTAAGCAGGTACATCTGTATCACAAACCAAAGGTCGAAGAGAGATTAGTCCAATATGTACCTCGCGAAACATATGAAGAAAATTGGGAAGCCCTGGATTTATCCATGGATTTGTCTTCCTTAGTACGTCAAGGTATACTGAATCAGATGGACATGGAGTTATTCCTACTGAGGGTGCACCAGGGCTACTCGTGGATAAAGTTACGGGATCATTTCAACATATCTTGCAAGAAGCTTACATATAGATTTTACTATGTTCTTCCTATAGTCAGGAACTATCTGGAAATGTATACCCATAATGGGTTTAAGTGAGTTGCTTTTCCGTGTAATTATTATGTAGTGGGTATGCACTGTATATAGTCCCTATGTATGTGGTGTGTAGTAGAGAGAGATGAGGATTTTATGGCAAATAGGTTGTTAAATTTACTGAAAAAGATATACCCCACTCCTGCAACTCTCCCAGTCTCAGCGGTTGAAGATGTGGTTGACGCCGCGAAAGGTGGGGATAAGGATTTCAAGGAGTCATATAAAGCGATACTGGCCAGATTAGGGTCTTACACCAGTCAGATATCAGATGAGATATTTAAGTCCACAATGGTCAATTTTGAGAGGGTCATGTTATACCGTGAGATTGACCGGGCATTGATGCATTGGTTGGTAGGTTCAGCCGCTGAGTTGTTTGCTGATTACAGTACTACTTATGATAAGTTGAGAAATTCAACGGTGTGGGTGAGTTCAGAGAGTAAGAAGTATCAAAATGAGTTGAACAACATGTTGCACCAGATTGATATAGAGGAGAAGATCTACGACTGGGCGTATACTACAGGGGTTTATGGTGATTTGTTTATCCAACCTGAGGCTATCCCCGGGATAGGTATAGTGGGTGTCAATGATGATGACCACCCGATGAATGTGTCCCGCCTGGATTACAATGTTTTAATAGGATTCTACCGTACTCCCACAGTTGTAGGTGGTACAGCCTCAACCCAAGCGGAGTTACTACCCCCGTGGGAGTATGTTCATTTCAGGTTATTGGGTGCAAAGAAGAGACGGTCTGTTCATGGGGATCCCCTGTTTAGTCAATACTCCTCAGTCCACTTCTTATCACAGGATCCCAGGCAGATGTCCAGCAAGTATGGGACGAGTCTATTGGTGAATGCACTCCCGGCTTTTAAGAGGTTACGCTTGGCTGAGGATTCCCTGTTGATGGCTAGGGCGACTCGTGGGGTTGAGAAATACATATATAAAGTTCGTGTCGATTCTTGTTTGGTGGGAAACACCAGGATCAAGCTATTAGACGGTAATTGCCCCACTATTAGAGAGATGGCACAGGATGAGGAGGCCTATATAGGTAAGAGTGTTTTGACCGTGAATGAGCTTACCCAGGAGTTGGAACCCAATAAGATCCTAGCAGTTTGTTTAACCAGGGTAGACGCTGAGTTAGTCAGAGTGCATTTGGATAATGACAAGTATGTGGATTGTACTCCTGACCACCTATTTATGTTACGATCAGGACTTTACAAACAAGCAAAGGACTTACAGCCTAATGATAGTCTAATGCCTTACTATGAGAAGAGGTCTGAATATGATCTAAAGGGTTATAAGAAAGTGTACGATCCAGGGCTGGGTAGGTGGTATTACGTTCATCGATTAGTATCTGAAAGAGTTGGTCGGGGATTGGTCAATCATCACAAAGACTTTAATACGGACAATAATGATCCCACTAACTTGGGGGTAATGACTCAATCTGATCATATGAAGTTACATCAAGCTACTGGGGGAGTTGGTTTTAGTGCTTGGGTGAAGGGAAGTAAACAAAGTGAAGAGCAGGTGAAGAAGAGAATAAACTCCAGGAGAAGTACAGGTAAGCCTTGGCATAGTGAGGAGACTATAAAGAAGATTAGTCAGGCAAGGAAAGGTAAAGGTACTCATTGTACTCCTCATACTGAACAAGGAAAGAAGAATATAAGTAAGGGGAAGAAGGATGCAAACAAAGCGAAGCAGTTAAATCATAAGGTGGTTAAAGTAGAGTTTTTGTGGGAGAGGCAAAACACTTATGATATTCAGATAGAGAATACTCCTAACTTTCCTTTGGATGTAGGTATATTTGTTCATAACTCCAATGTGGAGGCTGTGGATGCTATAATCGATCAATACGCTTCACTGTTGAAGAAGGCGAGGGCAATAGATACCAGACCTAACAATCCCTACTTTGACCAACAGATGCAACTCCTTTCGGTCATGGAAGATATAATCATCCCCGTATGGGGGGATGTCAATGATTTAGCCATAGAGAAGATAGGGGGAGATGCAAATATCCGGTGGATAGTCGATATAGTTGAGGCCAGGAATCAGCTGGCATCATCCCTGAGAGTGCCACTTGCATTGTTAGGGGGATTCACCCAGGAAGCCACTGGCTCTCTGGGTTCCACTTCAATAGAGCAACTGGATATCAGGTTTGGCAGGACCGCCAAGAGGGTGCAAAGGGCTTTGATCCAGGGTATAACCAGGTTATGCCAAATACATTTGGCCTATGTGGGGATGGACCCGGATCCGACTTTGTTTGAAGTTAATATGCCAGAGACCTCCACGGCTGAAGAAGAGTCGATAAAAGAGACGTTGTCTACTTCTGTGGATGCAATAGCTAGATTCATGGAGATGTTGAACAGTGTGGAGGGAGTGCAGTTCAACCAAGGGAAATTAGTTGATTTCCTCAGTCAGAAGATTATCCGTCTGGGGGATTTCCAGATAGAGGATTATATTGAAAAGGGTGAGGGGATGCTAACAGAATCCAAACGGGCCATGATAGATCTTGGTCTGGACTACATAGCCAATTCAAAGGGGTTGCCCAAGGAGTTTGGTCCAAGGTGGGGTAATAACGGGGATGTCCGGGCCTGGACTTATGCAAATAATGATCTATGGGAGTCCAAGTTTGGTCCGAAGAGTAAATGTGGAGGAAAGGTGGAGGTTAAGACCACCTATCCTGTTGAGGGTACTAAGAAGTGATAGATAGATAGATAGATAAATACTTGAACCATAAGGAGTTACCAACATGGTGGGTAAGGATGTTGTAGCGAAGAGTAACAATGGTAATGGTTGGAAGAGTCCCAGATTTTTATTAACATTGGGTGTCATAGTAGTGGGTGGGGCATGTGCTTTTACAGTGTTAAGAGCAACAGTTGCTTTTGATTCTGCTAAGTCTGACAGAGGGGATGAGATATTGAAGGAACAGGTGGATCAAAAAGTCGATAAAGTGGAATATCAGGAGTGTATTAAGAGGGTTGAACAAAGTATTGATACTATACAGACCACTCAGGAGAGAGTGGAGGGTAAAGTGGATAAACTTCTGTTGTTGAGGGGTACAGGTGATCCAGGTGAATAGGCCAAAGCTAATTTCTATTATTCAAAATGTGGCATCCACCAAGGTCCTACTGGTGGGGGACTTCATGCTCGACAGTTACATCTATGGTGATGTTGGGAGAATATCCCCTGAGGTCCCAGTACCAATACTTGAAGTGAAGAGTAGGGAATATCACCCGGGTGGAGCGGGTGGAGTGGCGGCTAACCTGGCTAAGTTAGGGGCAGAGGTTAAGTGCTTTGGTATTGTGGGTGATGACCTTTCGGGGGACACCCTTAGGAAACTCCTATCAGATATTCCGAAAGTTGATGTAACTGGGTTGATCACCATAAAAGATGGGTTTGCCAGACCTACTACTGTTAAAGGCCGGTTCATGGGAGTATCCTCCGGTGGTCATAAACAACAATTGCTGAGGGTGGATGAAGAACAGGTGGATCCCATTGACTCCCCGGTGAGTGATGTACTACTTAATATGATAGATTCTATCATGGAGTGGGCTGATATAGTGTGTATCCAGGATTACAACAAGGGGGTGGTCAGTCATGGTTTTTGTACTGCTTTGATACAATTAGCAAAAAGTAGTAATATCCCTGTAGTGGTGGATCCTGCAAAAATCCAGAATTACTCAAAGTATCACGGTGCTTATCTTATAAAGCCCAACAAGTTAGAACTATCTACAGTGGCACAGATGGAGGTGGATTCAACAGAACAGATGTTAATAGCCTGTAAGAGATTGGCTTCCCTGGATATACCACATATAGTACTAACTCTTGATGGAGAGGGGATATTCCTATATTCAGACCACTCTATTGAAGTGGGACCCAGTGCTCCAGTGGCTTCCCAAATCATACCCACCAAGGAGAGAGATATCTATGATGTCACCGGTGCGGGGGATATGGTAATAGCTGTATTGAGCCTACTTCTGGGTGGGAAGTGGGATGATCCTACTGAACCTTTAATCCTCAAAGAGTGTTGTGAACTTTGTAATATAGCTGCTGGTCTGGAAGTTGAGAAATATGGATCTTGTCCTATCACCAAGGCTGAAATAGTCCTGGAATTGGAGAGTTGTAATGAGTAAATTTCAAGATTTACACAAGAGTGTGAAGGAAAAGGTTTCTAAGTCTATTACAGAAAAGGGTAAACCCTCGAAAGATTTACTTCAGAAAGAGAAAATAGTAGCCCAAGCACAAAAAATTATTCTGGCCAATAGTTTTAAACTTGTAGAAGTAGAAGAATATGAGAAGCAAGATGGGGACTATCTTTATGAGGATCCTTCTGAAAATCAGGTAGGTATTTCTCGAGACGCTTTTACTCCAGATGAATATGAGATACCGGGGGTACCAGATATTGCCATAAGTATAACTTCTGCTTATGGTGGATATAGTAATAGGTACAATTTTCGTTTGGAGAAAGGAAAAGTAGTAGCCGGTGAAGAGGAAATTGAGACTAAGATGGATCTGGATCAGGAACTGAAAAATCTGGAGAAAGGCGTGAATGAAAAGGTCCGTGATGGGGATGTTACTTTTGTCGAGGATGGTGCGGAGCATTTGAACCATGCGACAGAACAAATAGGGGAAGTCATAGAAGAGTTGAATAATGCTATCCGTAACCTGGGGAGAAGAGTCAAAGCAAAGTATGGTAATCAATTAGAGAGAGTAAAGACTAAGCTGACGAAAATCAATGATGAGATAAGTCAAGTACAGGATGATGTAGAACAGGCGTTGGGTGAGGAATAAGTGATGGGTGATGTAGATCCCGAAATACGTAAACAAGTGATACAAGCCACTCTTGGTGGTACTGCTCTCAACGAGTTAAAGAAAAGTCTAGTTAATAGGAAAGAAGTAGATTTTGCTACGAAGAATTGTTCTCCAGTGGGTACTCCCACGGCCGTCAGTTCTAGGAGAGTGGTATTACATACTAAGACTTGCTGCCCTTGTTGTAAGTCAGCTATTACAGAGGGCAGCAGGTTTTGTTCTTCCTGTGGAGAAAAGGTGGATCACCCCGTATTAGAGAATAACATGGCTAACAGCTTGGAATCGGGACAATCCCCTCTTAGGGGAGAGCCTGAGAAGCCTAAGAACGGTTCTAGTCTGAATGCAACACTTGAGAAGGTGTTACAAAACAAAGAGGAAGTGCATGACTTATCTGAGAGTGAGAAGTCGGGGTTGAGGCAAGAGGTTCTGGCAGATATGGATACCTCCCTGGTGGGTAAAATTATGTCAGGAGTGTTCTAATGTTTAGTAAAATACTTGAGTTTGTGAAGGATAGATCTCATTTAAGTACTGCCAAACTAAGAGTGGTTGTACAGTGGCCGGAATCAGAAGGTAAATTATCTTCCAAGCAGGTTCGATCTTTGCTGAATAAAGAGATCAGAAAGTTGGGAGTAGTATTGGGTGATGTAGAATGTGTCCCAACTGAATTAGTGGGGAGAGATAAATCCGTGATTGGTCCCAGAAGAGTGCATCAGTTATATTTTGATCTTCGGTATGATCCTGGGAACAAACCATCCAAGAAAGATATAGAGCTTGCACTGGGTAATATCTTTGAACCAGTAGGTGGTAAGATTCAGAGAGTACAAACATCAGGATTTTAAGGAGTATATAAATGAGTAAGTTTCAAGAGTTACACAAGGTGGTAAAAGAATCAGTTACTTTATCAGAAGCCACAGGGGAGTGGGCATCCCAGTGGTATAAGTGGATAGATCAAGAACAAGACACTGGAGAGTTATGGGAAATCTATGATTCTATCACCGGTGCGGCAGGGAGGGAATTTCCTGAAGATACTGCTGATATGGATATCACTAAACTTCGTGTGGCATTGAAGAAGGCTGTGAGTGGTATGGATGAGGAGGAGTTGGAAGATAAGTTTCCCGGAGAGATCGGGGCTAAAAAGGAGAAGGTTATAACCTTATCTAAAATATTGGATTCTATCTTTAAGAGTATCTTGGAGTCCGATGTTGATGGGGTTATAGATCAGTATAATGAGTTTTTTGGGACTAATTATACTGCACAAGATGTACAACGGGATGTTGAAAGTTTCGTAGATTATGCTGAACAGAAGGGTATAACTCCACCTTATAGTGAGGAGGGGTAACTAATGTCTGTACAAGCTGATAAAGTCTATGCCCGATTGCAGGAAGTAAGGAAGTACTGTATACCTCAGGATGATTCCGTACTTAGTACAATACTTCGCGACATGTTTGTGGAATATCAGGCTGGGAATTACCAACGGGTGGAAGAGTGGTTAAAGTCTTTTACCACACAAGAACAACTGATGGCCCGGTTAATAGTTAAGTTGAAGGATAAAGCAGTGTATAAGACTTTGAAAGCCTTATCAGAGGGTAGGGTGGAACACACTCCTACAGCTTTGAAGGGTCTATTCAGTTTAGGCACACATATAGCGATAGAATTAGAACAAGGGAATAAAAAGTTTGGTATGCTGCTTCCCCCATTATATAATAAGATAGGAAAGCTGATTTAGTTAAGGAGTACACAGATGAATAAGTTCCAAGGCATTCATCAAGCGGTAAAAAATGAAGTAAGTATCAAAGAGCAGGGAGGAGGGGAAGATTATGAAGATGTTATCCGGGGATCAGAAGAAGAGTTTGCAGCCAGATCTGGTGGAGAGTTCCCCGGTGAAGATGATAATACTATTAGTAAGATCATAAGTATTATCTCTAATCAGCTCAGGGATAGTACTTTCAGGCAGGATATAGAGGAGATACTGGCAGAAGATCTGGGGTTTGGTTATGAGAAAGCCGAAGGAGTGGTAGGTAAAGTACTAGAAATTGTTGTCGCCAGGATGGGTTCTAGTATGTTCCGGGAAGATATAGAGGAATTGTACCATGAATGATTTATTGGATAAAACCATACCGGATAAGCATCAACCTATACAAGAGGCAGATAAGGGTCAGGATGAGTGGCAAGCTGAGAAGGTCCTGACCTATATCCGGGATCTACTACAGGCAGCGGGCAAGGAAGATCTGGTGGTGGCCATGGAGGGTACAGAGTTGCTACTAAAAGCACAGGGTAAGGTGTTCAAGGTGAATGTTGAAAAGGTGTTATAATGTTTAGTAAATCATGCCAGTGGAGCAAATTTCTGCTGATGCGTGTGTGGCAGGAAGTGGTGGCTGGTTGGTTTGGTGTGACTGGTCATCACTTCTATATTAAGTAAGTAAGTTTAAGGAGCTTTGATATGGCTGGGACATTGGACAATATCACAGGCCCTTTGATGAAGTCTATTTCTCGGGTGAGAATAGAGTTTAGTGGTACTACTCTGTCTGAAATAGTGGCAGGAGTAGCTGGTGAGAGAGTTAAGGTCTTCAAGATGATGATCTCAGTAGATACTTCCTGTGAGATCGCACTAAGATCTGGAACAGGGAATGATATTTTTACTCTTCATGCCGGTGATAACTGGGGCCAGATTCTGCAGGGATCTGAGAAAAACCCTGTTATTGTCTCTAATGTCAGTAATAGTCTTACCATACAGGCCGATACGGTGGGTATTAGTGGTAATGTTTATGTTGAGTATTTGGTAGAGTCATAATGTACTCAAACTATAAATACAAAAAGCAGATAAGTCTCACAGGAGAGTCCGGTGCCGGAACCGGTTATCAGGTCAAACTTCTCATTGCAAAGACTTCTGCTGCAGTGGGAGAAGATCTTGATCTAGATGGTCACTGTAAAGATGACTTTTCTGATATTCGTTTCACGAATTCTGTGGAAGATACTGCACTTAGCTATTGGATCGAATCCATAGTAGATTCAGGTGGTACTAAGTTAGCCACTGTTTGGGTAAAAGTGGGGGATGACCTTAGTTCTGGAACTGTCGATATCTATATCTACTACAGTCGTTCCATAGCGGTATCTGAAAGTAGTGGAACAAATACGTTTGAGCAGTTTGGTATTGGTGCTCAATCTTTGGTCTCTCAGGATAACCCTTATCAGAATATTGTAGTACAGAATGATAACACCCAGCTTACTCTCAACCATGAAATAGTTGGTTCTGGTGAGCTTCATCCAAACGTGATCCACTTCCCGGATGGTCTGGATGGGTATACCTACTGGATGTTCTATACTCCCTATCCGGATGATAATGATGAGGATGTTTGGCTTGAGCGATCAAATGATGGAATTACTTGGACAAAGTCAGGTGTTTCTAACCCCATAATTGCACATGGTGGTGGTGGGTGGATGGATACTCACCTTGCCGATCCCGATGTAATTTATGTCGAAGAGTATGACAAATTTTTCTGCGTCTTTGTTGGCACGGATGGCACGGATTATCAGATAGGGCTTGCTTATTCTGATACCGGCGATGGAACTACCTGGACGGTCTTAGGTGTACTGGTTGATGGTACTGAGGCCTGGGAGTTAGATAGTGTTGGTAATAAGGGGATCGTTTGTCCGGCTCTCTGGTTTGATACTACACAGCTAAAGTTTCATATTTGGTATACATGTCCCGATGAAGTTGTGGGTATTCCGGGTAATAGCAGAAAACTCTGTCATGCAACTTTTACCTGGGTAGATACTGAGGGATCAGAGGCAGTGGCTAATTTTACACGAATCGGTGGCGATTTTATATTTTATCCTGACGCAGATGCTGACTTCCAGGCTGGTTTGGGACATGTTGATGTGTGGTACGATCCGGATGATGCTTCTTATCCGTTCTATATGTATGCGGTTCGGGCCGTTGTAAATAAGCTCGCAACTAATCATTGGGAACTGGCTCTCTTTCGTTCTGCTGATGGGACGACTTGGTCCTATGTGGGGTCCGTAATGAAGCGATTGGCTCAATTGTGGGGTAATCGTTTTATCTACCGTACCTGTGTGATGACACAAGGAAATGGTGAGGTTTACAAAGGTGACGATGATGAGATAACCATATTCTTCTCTTGTGCTAATTGTGTAGATCCTTACTCACCTTCTATCGGTATTGCCAACAGTTTAGCATCAAGACAAGTGTATTCCCTAGATACTGATGTCTGGTCTATATTATCCCAAGAGGCTGGTGCTTACCTTTCGACCTACGGTTCAAATGGTGGGGTGTTGCTTTATGGAGGGGCTGACACAAAAGAGATATGTCTTAAAGGGCAGGGACATACCCACGGTCACGCTGCTCGTTGGCAAGGTGTGTTTTCCAATACGGCAGGTGCGAGTCAAATAAGTGCTGTTGGCTGGTTTGATGGTGTGGAAACAACAGCAGCCGCAAAGCAGAATGTACTGGAATCTGTGCATGGAACGGAGTATGCTTTGGCAGCCGACGGTACTAACTTTGGTCTTGATACGATTACCGGTGTACTTACTGTAAGTAGTCGGGCAATCTGGGAAATTCAATGTTTTGGTGATGCTGCTTCTCCATCGACCATAATGATTCAGAATGGTGTTGATCTTACAGCAAGCATACCTGATGCTGAAGATGAGTGTTTCACTGCTCCACCTTCTTGGTACACTAAGCTATTCTGTCGGGATGAAGAAAACACAGCGTTCTTGATTGTTGATTGGTATTTGATACGAAAGGTAGTGGCTACTGAACCGAGTTTTGACGAAGCTGGTGAAGAAGAGCGTATAGCACAGCAGATAGGATGGGGTAGTTGGTGGCCTAAGGCATCTTATATGGGTGCTGGTGGTTAGTGTTTGTTTATGAAAGATAAGGTAAAAGTTACTTTTTATAGGAGATTGACAAATGATTGATCCGAAGAAAATCATGGAAAGCGTTGATAAAAACACCTCACGGGATTTCGGTGTATTTATCATGAAGTATGGTAATCAGGTGTATAACATCCAGGAATCCCGTTACTGGGAGCAACGTGAGAAAGCGTTGGAAGAAGCCAAGGCAATCACTCCACCGGCGAACTGTTATGTGGAAGTCAGGGAGAAGATCGATGGAACTTTCTTGCATGAGAAGAGTTCGTTATGGAGATCTGACAGAGTGGCAGAGGGTTCAGGTAAGGGTGACTATGGGCTAAACCCGGATACTACCTCTGCGGGCCCGAAAGAGACCGATACTCCCAAGGAAATTTCTCACGGTATAACCGATGGGGATAAGCTCAAACCTGAGACGGCCCCAAATGAAGGTGGGAAAAGTACCGTTGGTGCAGTGGTTAAGAGTAAGAACCTCACTCCGAAACCTAAGGGCTCCGGTGGTGGGGACAACTCGGGTGGTACAGAAGGTGGGGGCCAAACCGGGAAGCTACCTCTGAAGAAAGAGAAGGCTCCCAATGAGTCCCGCCAAAAAGTGGATGAAGGTACTCCCGAGTCCAAGTATGGTGGGGCAATAGCCAAAGCTGATAATATTATGACAGCGGCTAAGAAGGCTTATGATGACGCAAAAACCGCTCATAAGAAGGCAGTTGGTGCTGCGAGAGATACTTTGGCGAAGGATAAGGCTGCAGCCAAGAAGAATAAGAAGAAAACTAAGGAAGGTAAGGTCCCTGCATCCCCTTCAACAGATCCGGAGGGCACTCTGGTTAAGAAGTTGACCGAAGAAGAAGAGGGAGATCTTCCCGGTGAAGAAGAGAGGGAAGAACAGGACCCAAAAGAATAGGGGCTACTCCCGGAGAAGAAGGTGGTAGCCCTACTGAAATGGATCATTCCGAACTTACAAGTATAATACGACAAATGGCTTTCCTTGCTGGTCAGGGACATTCTGAAGAGTGGGTAAGAAATTTGGTATTAGCCGTTGCTTCTGATAACAATTTAGAACTTAGTTCTACAGAACAACAAGAGGTCATGAAAGGTTGGCAGGAGGATCTTGCTATGTACTTGGGTTTGGAGGATGATACTGATAATGGGGAAGGTGCTGAAGGGTTTGAAGTAACAAGATTTGGAGAAGAAGAAGACTAACCACTTATGGCACTACAGGATATAAATCTGTCTTACCTGGGATTAGTCAAGCAATTGTATGTCCCTATAACAAGTAATGTTCTCCTAACCTTGGTGGAGGGGGAATTAGATTACAGGATTTGGATATGGAGGTTTGAGATATCGAGTGATGTACCGGCCAAGTTCATCATAAGAACTGGGACTAACCAGATATTCAACATGCACGCAGGCCAAAAGTGGGGTCATGTGGATCCATCAGAATCCAGATCACCCCGGTATATAACAAATGATGGCGAAGATTTTACTATACAGGCTGATAAGGCCGTATTGGATGCAAATGTGTATCTCCAATGGCAGTTGAGAAGGGTAGAACCTTTAGAGTAGTAACATATGGAAATACCTTCACTATTATTGCCCAGAGTATCCTTACCACTGATAATCACTGGTGGTATCATAGGGCTATCTTACGATACCACCCAATTTGAATTGGTGACTAATGAGCTGCATCTACAGCATCACACTATAACTCCCGGTTCAGTGACTATCACCCAACCACTTACAGTTCAGGGTGATCTAATCACGAATGGACAATTGAATGTTATATCAGTTTCAACTCCTCAATTTACTCTAACCAATGGGGCCACCACTGCAACTTTTGCATTAGATGTCGTTGGAGATCTTACTATTAACCCATCAGGGAACGAGCTTTCCATTGAGGCTGATGTTAATTTGGGGGGTAGTGGAATAACGGCTGCTATAGGGCAATTTACGACGAATTTATTAGCGGAAAATCTTGATGTTGATACTTTGAATCTGAATGGAAATGTAATTTCTGATAGTACAGGAACAATAAGTTTTGATGATGAGATTCTTACTACTACGGGACGAATAGGTATTGGGACTGTTCCTCTTGCTAGTTCATTGTTACATATAAAATATGGTAGTGCAGGGGGCTATCCCGCATGGTTAGAATGGGATAAAAATATAATAGAAAGTAGTGGAGCATCCGTATTAACATTACTAAGCCCTAATACAGGTGGGGGTTGGATAGTTTTTGCAGACCCACAGAATAGAGATAGTGGGGCAATAGGTTATATTCACAGCACAAACCAAATGAGATTCTATACCCTTGGCACTCAACGAGTCACAATCCTCAGTACGGGACTGGTTGGGATCAATGATACAACACCAAGTTACACATTAGATGTTAATGGAACTTTCCGAGTAGCAGGGGTGAGTATTTTTGAGGAAGACTTCTATTTTAGTGGTGACAGTTCTGGATTACCTTACGGTTCTTGTTCTTGTTATGAGATAGGTTGGACACAGGTAGCAGCCGTGAATACCTGGTATAATGTAATTGATGCGGGTTTTATAAGTGGTTTACTAAATAATGTGACTCATGATGGAAATGGGAAGCTAACTGTTAGTAAAGCAGGGATATATAAAGTCATTGTAAGTTTGGATCTTGAGGTTAATGCTGTAAATAATCATGTAGAAATAGGTTTTGAAGTAAGTAATAGTGGGAGTGCAGTCACAGAGGGAATAGTGTGTACGGAAACAAAGTTTGCAAACGAAGAACATCAAATGGCTACAACTGCACTATTAGATTTAGCTGAAAATGCTACAATAGAATTATGTATAAGGACAACTGATGCGGGAAACCCCACTATTAAATTAGAGTGTGTAAGTATGAATTGTATTCAAATAGGTGGAACTTAATGGACTTCAAGGAGCATAAGATATGGATATAATTTTTCGTATCCCAGATCAACATATAACTCGGGTAGTTGATGGCCTTCAAAAGCAATTTTTTAGTCTTGCCCCACCTGGAATTGATGCTAGTGGATTAACTAGTGCTAAACGTGCAAAAGAAGCAATACGACTATGGATTATTCAATCGGTAAAAAGTTCAGAATATCAGGACGCTATGGATACTATTACTATTGATGTCCCAGATGATGTAGTGGAGAGTGATATTTAGTTATTTAGAAGGAGAAGTATCATGAGATTTACTTTTACTGATCGGATGATGGTTAATACCTTACTTCCCGGTCAAGGTAATATGCTTACCTTACGTTTAGTGAAGGACATAAGGGAGAAGTTTGATTTTTCCGTGGAAGAACTTGAGAAGTATAAAATAAATTCCAAGGAGAGTGGGAGAATAACCTGGGATCCTGCACTGGATGTTCATATAGAGTTCGATATTGATCTGACAAATTCGGAGATTGGATTTCTTAAAGATCGTGTGGGTGAGATGGATACAACCAGTTCTATCCCTTATAGTGCATTGGAATTGTGTGAAAAGATCAAAGCTCTTGAGGTGGAACAAAAAGAAGTAGTAGTAGAAGAAGGACCTAAGGTAGAGTGATGGCAAAACTGGGTTTTAGATATTATAATACTGGATCGAATATATACTTGGTCCTTGTTTATGGGAACAATCAGCATGTTCGGGCATTGGATAATGCTCTGGTGGATTACGACGTCGATGATTGGGAAGATTATGAACGGTATATGATTGAAATAGGGGATTACTTTTATGAGTATGAACTGCCCGCAGGCTTACTGGACGGTAATTACTCAGTTGATGTATTTGATGCCCTGGATAGTTTGGCTTACCCCACAGATCAAAAGGTAGGTCAGTTAATATTTGATTTGAAAGATGGGGAATTCCAGACTATAATAGTTGTTGTAGAAGGTATGGAAGATATTGGGAGTTGGTAATATGAAGAATAATAGTCTAATGAATCATGTGATTTCCAATAGTAGGGCTATAAATGATGAGGCTTCCCTAAGTGCAGGTATGTCTGATAGAGAGATGTTACAGGCTCATAGGGATATGCTGGGTTCCACCGCTGGGAGAGTGGGGCTTGATGCCAGCAGGAAGTCCCAATATGTAGCTTTTATGTTGGAGAGATATGAGTTGGGTACCTATGCTCCAGAGTTTGCACATGAGTGGGCCACGAGGTTTAAGCAGGGTAAAGAGTGGAGTTTCTCGGATGGTGAGAGTAAGAAAGTATTGGAGAGGTTGTATCCTGCATTGTATGAAGGTAGTAAAGTCCCAGAAGAGACATCCGACCACTATAAGAATCTGATATATCGTATATTTAACGATATGGATCGGGATACTCTTTTACAAGTTATACAAGGCGAGGGTATTACTAGTGAATTTGAAGAACAATTACCAGGCAAGTCCCTAGGTGGGGCCAGTGATGATGAGATAAGAGATACGTTGATAGGTGTTTGGGATGAGTTTGATGCAGATGTGTATAATAATATAAGGAAGTATACCACGGAATCTAAAAGTGACCATCAAAAGAAACTATTGGAATTGATTCAACTGGATGGTGAATTGGTGTTCAACATCCATAGAAACTACATAGGGGAAGTGGAGGAAGTCACCGATGAAACAAGAACAAGGGTGCAAGGTTTTCTGGGGGAGTCCGCCACGGATCAACAAATCAAGCAAATCTGGGAAGAGTACAACTCCACGGGAAGTGAGGATCAGGAGCGGGGGGATGGAACACATACAGATCAAAGTGGAGAGAAAGTAGATAAAAATGGGTATCTTCTACAGATGGGTTTATTCCATGATGAACTTAGTGCTGCTCTTTCCGAAGAAGAGTATAACATGTTATCCCAGTTAGTGGGTAAGCAGGATTCTTCAATTGATAAGATTGATTCTCCGGCTATAGATAAATGGTTGGTCGATGGTGGTCCCCTTCAAGAAGTAGAAGATTTTGTAGATTCTGAAGAGTCCCTACTTAGCTTATTAAGGAGTTTGGATAATCCTACGGTAGAAGAACAACAGTTGACTAAATTAGTTACAAGGATTGTAAGTATATTAGTTGCTAAGGATCTAACTTCTGAGTCTAAGAAAGTAAATGAACAAGAAGAGGGTGGTAAAGAAGATATACTTGGGGACTATATTACTCAACGAATTAGGAAGATGACTCCTGAGCAGGCGAGAGAAGTTGCAAAGAAGATGATCTCTAGGATGGAGTCCGAGATAGAGCAGATAAAATCCGAACTTCCTCCCGCTGAAGAGTCTAAGAAAGTAAACGAACAAGGTAAAAAGGGTAAGAGGCCATGGGAAGAGCCAGAAGAAGAGGACGAAGGTCCTATTGGTTTACCTGGTCGTGATTTATCACGTGATCTATCAGATGAAGAAGAGGACGACGAAGGTCCTATTGGTTTACCTGGTCGTGATTTATCAGATGATGAGTTCGAGGAGGAACCCATGGATAAGCCTGAACCTGGGGTGGATATGGAACCTGTGGAACAACCAGTTGAACCCCCAGAGGAAGAACTACCTATGGAAGAAGAGCCCACTATGGAGAAAGAGTATGTGGGTAAAAAGGGAGAAGAACATTACTATATGGTACAAGGTACTTCCAATACTGGGGAAGTAAATGATTTGATTATGCAGGATGCAGAGGAAGAGAAGTTGTTCTCCGCATCTGAACAGAATCTGGATCCTACCGATATTCCCGGGTTTATCATATCAGCCATGAAAGAACTGGATTTGGAAGAAATATCTACCTCTCTGGTGGATAGGTATATAATCCCTGCGGCCGAAGATAGAGCGAAGGAACAGGCGGAAGAGGAATTCACTGAACAAGAACCCTTGGAACTTGGAGAGGAACCGAGGGAAGATCAAGTGGAAGAAATGCCACCTGAGGGGGAAGAAGAAATGATACCACCTGAGGAAGAAGAGGAGTTTGAGCCTGAACCCAGGAGGAAGAAGAGGCATGAGGGTGTAATACCTTTCCAGGGAAAGAGTTATGCTTATTCCATTTATGAAGGGCAGACTTCTGTTATGGTAAATATAGGTGGAAGGAACTTTACCTTCGCTTCTGGAACCATCAGTTTATATGAATCTATGGGACAGGTAAAAAATCTAATGGTAGATACCCTTAAACAGTTGTCTAGCCTGGAGTTAGGGAAGTTACGGGAGAATACAAAATAGGAGTTTATTATGAAAGTTATACCTTTTCCGAAGGATGACAGGGAAGTTGTGTTCGAGAAGTACCAGATGGTACAAATGCAAGAAGGGGAAGAGCTCCCAAGTAAGGTGTTGTGCAGAGTGGTATATCCTGTGTGCAACCTTGATCAACTTAATGCAAATAAGAGGAGGTATAGGAAGGCAGTGTGGGAACAGGTGATGGATTCCGATACTCTTAAGGAAAAGTTGGACCACCGATGTCTGTTTGGGCACGCAGAACATCCTAAGGAGTCCCAGAGTCAGTTGGAGAAAACCTCTCATGTCATAAATAGGATCTGGGTAGATGAGGATTCTAATAGGGTGTTGCAGGAAATTGATGTTCTGGACACTCCTTATGGAAGAATAGTGGATACTCTACTGCAAGCTGAATGTGGAGTTGGAGTGTCCACCAGGGCTGAGGGGGAATTGGAGGAACAGAAAGATGATGAGGGTGAAACCTTTTATGATGTGATCCCGGAATCTTATGGATATATTACTACTGATTTCACCGCCGATCCCTCAACTCCTAATCCTTATCCCATGGAAGTGCAAAGGAGAATGGTGGAATCGATCGAAAAAGACAGGAACGATCTTGATCAGGGGTTCGCCATAGCCATGTTGGAGAGTATAAAGGGTAAGAAGGCACAATCTTTATGTGAGTCCATCAAGAGTAGTAAGGTGGAAGAAGAAGAGAAACCTTTGCAGAAAGTTAAACTAGTTGAACGAAGAGGTAAATCCGATCCCACCTATGCCAAGAAAATCATGGACTTCATAGATGGGGAGTGGAAAGAGACCCGGGAGAAGGATCTCACCAAGTTGATGCAAGAGTACAGGGAGCATATTAAGGTGGCACCCAAAGAGTCAGTGAAGAACTGGCTCGGTAGATTATGGCAGACTAACGAGAAAGGTTTGGTCCCCTTTGTGTCTGAAGAGTTCGTGAGGGACTATAAATCGTTATTGGAGCAGGAGGATCCGGGAGAGTTCGATCTTGATGGGGAAATGGCGGCAGAGGGGAATGCTGGGGCAAAACCAGGTGAGGAGGAGTTGGAGGGAGATCTGGGTGATGAGGAAGTTATAGGTGAGCCTGAGGGAGATGGGGATATCCCGGGAGAGCCTGGTCCGGATCTGGAAGTTCCTGGGGAAGAGATGATAGTGGGTGAAGAGTTACCTGCAGAAGGAGAACTACCACCTGGGTTTGGTGCAGAAGTATCAGTGGGAGTTATGGATATTCCCGATGTATCGGCCACAGCCCTGATGTTACCTCCCCCGATATTGGATCCTCGAACAGCGGGAGTGAGCCAGATAGCCGATAGATTTGGATTCTTGGAGTTTATGACAGATTCAGGTAATAGTGTGGTCAGTCCATATCTGCAGAGGTTGGAAAAGGAGAGGTTGGATCTATTGGATGAGTTGTCCTACAGATATTCCAGATCTGTCAGGGAAAGTAAGAAAGGGCAAAAGATTGAGTTCCGTGTTGATGAGTCTAAACTGTTGGAAATCCAGGATGTTAGATCCTCCAAGAGGGTTATTGAGTTCCTGGAAAGGGATTGGACAGAACCCGTGGAGAAGAAGATCTCCAAAACTATCCTGGAAAATAAGGATACTATTCTTAAAGCTCCTATGGGGGAGACCAAGGATTATCTTTCCAGGGTGTGGGAAGCACAGTCTGAAGAGTTGATAGTTGATGCTTCTGATGACTTTGTTGATGAGTTACTGGAATTGATTAACTCTGATCCAGTGGATGAAACAGAAGATATCAAACAAGTATATACCGATGCTGGATTGGATCCCCCGAAAGGTAAGGGTATTCATACCAAGAAGTTCCATCGGATGGCGACTGATATAATGAAGGGGTATAGTGATGGGGAGCCCACTGAAGAAGAGAAGGGTATAGCATACGCAACTACCATGGATAGACTGGGAAGAGATAAGTCGGTGAGGAAGAGTCACCATCAGGATAAGTCTGAGAAGATTAACATCCAGGAAAACTACTGGGGGTTATTGGACTTCCTAACTAAGTGGGAGGAGAACAAGGGTAAAGTGCCAAAGAAGAAGAAAGTGGAGTCAAGTGCAACTAAACCCGTCAGTTGTCAGTCTGAGGGAGACATAGTCAGTGGTAGGTTGTTTGAGAAGAAGAAAGTGAATGAGCAAGAGGGAGATTTATCTATAGAAGAAATTAAAGGTTACATGAGAAAGACCATAGCTCAGATGTCTGATCCACAGTATGAGGATGTGATAGCTTTTACAGAAGAGTGGTCTAAGATAAAGCTCCCTGATACTGATGAAGTAATGGATGCTGCAAATGAGGTTATACGAGAGTTTGATCGTCTGGTGGAGATGTGGTCAAGTGGAGAATCTGGATGGGTAGGGGATGATGATATGGAGGAATCAAAGAAAAATAAATCTTCTATTGATCTTCAAATACAAGAGGCTTCCACCCGGGCTGAGAGAGATAAAGCTTTGGAGGTTCTGGAAGATATCCAGAACCAGCTTAAGCAATTACAGGATTCAAAAGAGGTGGAAGTCGGATTACTGTTAGCTAAGTTACAGGAGAGTTCCTCTGATATAGTCCAAAGTTATCAAGCGTTGAAGAATAAGTTGAAGGAAACCTTCGGGGAACTAAAGGTGGCAAAGGCCAGTCTTGATGCAGATCAAGAGGAACTGGCCAAGAAGGATGCTACTATAGCTACTTTGAAGGGGGATGTTACTCAGATGAAAGCTGAGTATGGTACAGAGATAGAACAATTGGAGAACCGTCATCTTACTGAAAGAACTAAGATGTTAAAAGGTTATACACAAGCCAGATTAGGCGAAAGTTCTTATAAAGCAATTCCAGACAGAACTCGAGCACTTCTTGAGGAATCAAAAGATCTGGAAGAGGTTGAAGACCGGCTAATTGCGGTCCGGCAGACCCTTAGAGAGAATGCACTTCATTCTACCGGGGATATTGGGATTGATAAGATCTCTGTCACTACCATAGATAGTACCGATCCTAAGCAAGCTGCAGTCAGTAAAGGCGTTAATCTGGCCTGTGAGGGTATGTTAGGAACTAAGAAGAAAAGTTAAGTAAGGAATATAAAAAATGGAAATGCAACAGATGATAGAGAATCGTTTGACCGCTATCACTGAGAGCCGGAAGAGGCTGATCAATGAGTGGGATCCCTATATCTCTGCGGTCAATGAATGGATGAAGAGTGAAGGTGGTGGGCAAGAACTTTCTGAGTACGATAAGCAGAACATTGCCCAGTGCCTGGAGAATGCGTTGGTTGAGACCGGGTTGAAAAGTCGATCTCGGCTCTTACAAGAAGCTACCACCGGAGATGCCATTCAGTTCATGGCTGTACAACTTCCGGTAATTGCCGCTCTTATTCCCAGTCTTGTGCTGAATAAGGTGGCAATCGTCCAAGCCCTGGATAGGCGGCAAGGTGCAGTATTTTATCTTGACGCCCTATATGGTACCACTAAGGGTGCCATTACGGCCGGCGATACCATGATCAGTGCTCAGACCGGGCATGCAAGGACTCGGGCAGCTCAGCGGTATGCTGTTACTACGGTGGAAAATGAGACCCTGGCAGATGACACTCTGGCAGCCAATACCATTACTGGGTCGTTGGCTTACCGGCCCATGCTGGGTACTCTGAATATCACCCACGGTTCAGAGACTATTACTGATGTGGTGAATCCGGGTCAGTTGGTTTCTAATGTCACAAACAACCCCTGTGGTTGGGTCAAGGTGGATGGTACATTCAGTGTGACCCTGAATGCCACTCCCTCAAGTGGTGGTAATGTGTATGCCGATTACTGTTACTACTATGACACGGCCGACGATGGTGATCCCCTGGTCCCGGAGATTGATATCCAGCTACGATCTGAGATGTTGACTGCTCAGGACTTCCCGCTGAGAGCAAACTATTCAGTGGGTGCCAGTATTGATCTTGAGAAAGCACATGGTTTAATCCTCGAGGACGAGATCGTGAAGTTCCTCGGTGGTGAAATCAAGTTCGAGGTAGATCGCTACGGGCTCGATTTGATCTTACAGGCGGCCACTGGTGCCAGTGCAGCGACTCCAACTGGTACCTGGGTGGCAGCCCCCGGAGCCGGTCAGGAATGGTTATGGAAGAAGTATGAGTTCTTGGATCGGATAGAATATGGATCCAACAACATCTTCAGCCAGACCCTCCGTGCCATGTGTAATTTCATTATCGCCGGTAATGATGTTGCTCGAGTTATCCGGCAGATGGGTGATCACTTCAAGCCCGCCCCCGGGTTGGACAAGCAGGTGCCCACCGGACCAATCGAGTTGGGTACTCTGGATGGTCGGCTGGTCATCCAGGATCCATTCCAGACTCATGACAGGTATATCCTCGGTTATAGGGGAGACAACTACCTGTTTGCGGGTGCTGTGTATGCACCGTATATTCCCCTGTTCAGTACTCCCACATTGGTAACTGCTGATCTGATGGCTCAGAAAGGCTTTATGACCTCCGCTGGTTTTAAGATTACCAATCCCGGGATGTACACCTATGGGGATATAGATATATCCGGTATGTCCTCCTAAAGAAGAACCTATGGAGGTAGGTTAGTGAGTGTTATGGCGTTAGGTGGGAGTCATTCATTATGGTGGCTCCCGCCTATTGATAATATTGTTGTCCTATTTGGTGGAGATTAAATTATGGTCTTACGTAAGAAGAAAGCAGAACCAGTGGAGAAAGTGATTCGTAGTTTACTTACTGGTGGATTAAAGACCAGTGTTAGTAGTTACTCAGTGGAGAAGGATGAAATACTGGTAGCAACTTTTGCCAGTGAAGCAGAGTACAAGCGTCTTCTCACAATACAATCTTTTGTCCCCGCCACTGAAGAGGAACTATTGGATTATGCCAATAGGATCATTCCTATAGTGGATGAAATAGTGGATATGCATTATTTTGAACAACCTGTTGTTGTTCCAGTGGTGTCTCTTGTTCCAGAGGTGCCTCTTGTTCCAGAGGTGCCTCTTGTTCCAGGACCAACGGAAGAGGTAGTGGATGGGGATATTAAGTTTGAATCAGTGGAGAGTACTTTTGATGAGGGTGAATCCTCAGAAATAGAACCTCCCTCGGAAGATGATGATGTCCCGGATGAACCTAAGAAAAGTGTTCCTTCCCGAAGGAGAAGAAAGCCATAAGTTATGTCCAGACTACTTAATTCATCTAGTACTTCTTTTACCGGGGTGGATCTAACGGCTTCCCTGGATGTGGAACTTGTGGCTTATACTGCTACCAAAGATGTTGTATTGGATATACGTGCAGATATTGGTTCATCCTTAGGACCATTGAATAATGCAGTGAGTACTATAACTATCTCCGCCTGGATAACCAGGACCAATGGGGAAGAAGTAGAGACTTTCAGTGAAGATCTAAGTAAAGCATCCGGGCAGACTCAACTTCCATACAATTTTTATAAGAAGCTCTTGGTTCTTCGTGGTGAAGTTATAACCATAACTGGTTATAGTACCAACGCTTTGGATACTTCTATTGGTGGAGAGGTGTATATCTTTGGTAGGAATGTAAATTACTCTAGCGTCTCTTTCACTCAAGCAGATTTAACATCTTTGGTAGAACTGGGTTCATACACAGCCACCCATGATTTTGAAGTTTATGTCAGGGTAGACCTAGGTACTTCCACTTATGTATTAAACACTGGGGTGGTAAATCTAGATCTTATTGGGGATTTGACCAATAGTTCTGGAGTGGAGGCCATTACCTATGAAGCAACTATCAGTAAGGGTGTAGGAATAACCATGCTGATATATATGCTGGATGATTCTGTCAAGCTCCGGGATGATGAACAATTGGCTATAAATGTTGTATCAGATAATGCATCAGATATTGCTGTCAGTGGTACCATCTATTTTGCCCTATTAAGTACCACCACCAAGAGTGCAACTTTGGATTGGTTGAAAAATGAGTTCCTCCCATTGGAATTGATAACCCCGGATGAAGCGATCTACCAGCAGATAGATAATTCAATTCGTTATTGGAATACCCACAGTGGTCGTAAGATTAGTGCTGTGGTGGAAGCAAATAGAGGGGATTCCAGGGTTCAGGTGGATCCAGAGTTTAAGACTGTAGTGCAGGTGTGGCCCACACAGAACACTGAGTGGATCCTGAATGATCATCCCATGTGGTCCCTGTTGGGTATAACCTTATTAGATAATGTGACTACTGATCTGATTATAATGTCGGAGGCTTTCAAGAATTATAGGCAGTATGTGGGGACTAATTTCCAATGGACTTTTGAGAGGTCCTTGGATCCCGCCGTTGGGGGTTACTTGTATTATGATAATATACCTTCCCAGAATGAAGCCTTATTTGTAATAGGTACAAAACGAATCCTAGATGGGGAGGACATAGTAGATGATTATATCCTGGATTGGATACAATACTATGCTCTATCGTTGATAAGAATTATAGAGGGAAATGCTCAGAGGAAGGCCGGCATCATAGGGGTAGCCAATGATGGGGCCGATCAATTACGGCAGGGGATGGATGAGAAGAAGGAACTACAGCAAAGGGTAGCTATAGATGCAAGATGGGTTGCTCTTGCAAAGAGAATATAATGTTTCAAGAATTACTAACATTTGTGCAGCAAGAAGTTGAGCATGACAAGTGGGTGTGCTTCGACTTTGATGGAGTGTGTTCAAAATATGATGATAATTTTGAACTGGACTCCTTTGGACTCCCTATTCCTGGGGTAGCTGAGTGTATAAGGAATTTAAGGGGTAGTGGTTATAAAGTAACTCTTAATACTTGTAGGACTAGGACTCCTGCGATGGATCAGTGGTTAGAAGAGAATGGGTTTGTCTTTGATTCTATAAATGATACTTCTCATAACCCTCAGTACTCTAGTAATGCTAAACCCGCGGCTGAACTATATGTGGATGATAGGGGGTTCAGGTTTAACCAGGATGAACCGGATAAGGGTGTGGAACAGATCTATCACTTATTGGATATGAATGAATCTGTCTCGTTCCATGTTATTAGTGAGACCACTGTGGATCATGCAAAGAACGAGTTGGAGAAGGCCGGATTGTTTGATAAAGATTCTGATTATGAAGGTATGATTGGTCAGGCCGTTATGGATCTGATGAAAGTGTTTAGTGGTCAGGGTCACTCCGGGTTCTCCGCTGGAATGACTAGAGATATTTTTAACAAGTTGTCCAACTTTGAAACCTTGACCCCAATAACTGATGATCCTTCAGAGTGGATGGATGTGACTGAATATGGAGCAGAAGGGTCTCCAAAGATGTGGCAGAGTAAGAGAGATCCATCCTTGTTCAGTTCCGATGGGGGAAAGACTTATTATGATGTGGATAAACCGAAGAAGATCATGAAGTCTGAGACAAGTAAGAGTAAGAAAGATGTTGCCTAACAGTTTATTGCGTATACCTTTGGATGAAGCAAACCTTCCTGCTATTAAAAGGAAGCAGGCATCTATAACCAGGTTATTTCCCCCGTTCCATAAAAGAGTTAGGGCGGTTAAGAGGAATGGTGGAGTCACTCTGTTCGATACTGATCCTACTGTATGGCATTTTGAGGTAACTTCTGGGACGGAACCAGGTACCAGTTATGTTGCTCATGTTAAATTCATGAACCTTAAAAGGTGGTTACGTAGAGCAGTAGCAGATAAGAGATTGTGGAAGAAGGGAACTAATCGTATTGACCTAAAGAAAGTGGCTGATCTTATACTGAACAAGATAGATCTAAGAGTTTTATGTACCTGTCCGGCCTTCCAATACTACGGCCCTGCTTATATCTTAAGTCTAGGGAAGTATAAAGCCAAGTATGGTTCTCAAGAAAGACGACCTCCAGATATCAGGAATCCTAAACAGTATGGTGCTGTGTGTAAACATATGCACCTATTATTGAAGGAACTCCCTGGTATGACCAGTAAGTTTGCTAATTTCTTAAGGGAATACTATACGGAAGATATTGAAAGATTTAGGAAGAAGGGAATTCAGCAAGCAATTAAGTTCAAGAGAGCCGGGGAGGAACTGGGTAAGCGTAAGGAAGAAGTTGAAGTTGAAACAGAAGAAGAGATGGAGTATGATATGGGGGAAGCCACTACAGGGGATGCAATTGCTTTTGAACCATCACACTTTGGGACAAAGCCAATAGGTTCTGTCCCTGATTCTTTAACAAAGAGGAAGAAAAAGAAAAAGAAATGAGTGACATCATACTTAACCAGTTAGAGAAACTAATAGCTACTGAACCTTTTAAGGTCATAGATAATAATGCTATGCTGTGGAGAGATATATTTGGAGTAAGATCTGTACCTACTCCAAATACAATTGCAATCCCTGCTTTTTCCATTAGTAGGAAGAATAACCGATTAGAGACTTTGGCTAAGATGATCCAGCGGTTAGTGGATAACAGAAGGGTTAAACAAGTAAAAGGGGATATCATAGATAGGATGATAGGGGAGAAGAATACTTCTCTTATACTTTCCCATCTTAAGAATTTGAGTCACCTATATGGGATAAAAATTTGGAGTTCTATTGATTGTATAAGTGTTACTTACAGTGCAGTAATAACTTCTGATCTCCGTCCTCTTGAACAGGTGCTGATAAGTGACGGGGATATAATGGATAAGGTGCAAGAGATTGGGCAGGGTCTGGTGGTGGGGGACTATATCATACCCTCTGGGGGTGGTAATTTCGATAGTAGATTTTTCTATACCATAAAAGACGTGATGGAAGGAAGATATGATGAAGTCGATGAAGTCAGTGAAGTCGATATTGGAAGCTAAAGACGTTGATACCTACAAGGCGTTAATCCAGGCATTGGGAGATTTCTCCAAGAGTCAACCATTTACCGGGGTGGACAAGCTCTTTAAGAAAGCTATTGATGATGGTAAGAAAATACTGCCCAAGGATAAACAGGCATTGGCCATTCTGGACCATCTTCTTCAGGGAGACTCCACTTCTTCCAGTAAGGTCCAACAGGTATTAAACACCAGGTTTGATACTCTTCCGATAGAGGTTAGACCTATTATTAAAGCCGGGGATAACAAAGAAGTGGCTTTTTGGATGGTCGGCGATAGGATGAGTGATAAGGTACAGGATCTTATTAACTTCAGTGGTGAAGGTAAAGGTAAGTGGGTAGATAAGAATGGGAAGAAGGCAACTTTAGTTGTAAAAGATAAATGAGGTGATTACTATGGGTGTTAATGTAACAAGTCTTTTAAGTTATATCCAGGATTCTGTCAACAGTCCCACTAATGAGGAACGGGGGGAAGGCATGGGTGTGGGTGGTCCCCGTCAGGGGGATGGTGGGATGGCTGCTTGTTATTGCCAGGAGTGTGGAGCTATACTTGAAAAGAAGAGGGGAGTTCCCTGTACTCTTGCCTATCAGAAATGTCCTGAGTGTAGTAAAGATGCTGTGGTGGGTATAGACCAACAGGAGCTTGATAGGATTAACCAAGAGAAGGAGAAGACTACTTCCAGTACTGAAGAGAGTAAAGAAGAAGTACCCTGGCACAAAGTTCCTGTAGGGAGAAGGGGAAGGACAGATTATGAGCTTCAATGTTTGGAATGTGGTCATAAGTTCCATACTCTTCCACCAAGTGAAAAATGTCCAATATGTGGATCAACTGATATTGATACCTATGTTGAGGAGAGTGTGGAGGGGAAGAAACCTGTTGTAGAAGAGTTAGGTACTCCAGAGGTAGGGGAGGAACAGGATAAAGTTCAACCCATTCCCACCGATAGAGAAGTATTTGCCTTTCAACACTGGGCTAATGGTCAGGAATTATTGAACTATGTTGAGAGGGAATTGGATAATATGGAGTTATCCAAAGAGAATGTACCAAGGGATGGTAAGATGTATGTGGAGGGGGAATCCACTTTTAAGGGGAATACTGTTCAAGTGGCTTCTGATTGGTTAGGGCAGGCACCATCAAATAAACATCACTTCATTATTTACCCAAGGTCTGAAGAAGGTAGATGGGAAGAATCTAAGGAGAATATACTACTGCAGTGTCGGGGGTGTGGGGAAGTCCTCGATGAGAAGGTGGAGAAGTGTAATTGTGGAGCCACTGAGTTTGAGGATCTACTCCCAAAAGTAAGTGAGGGGGGTTCCAAAAGTAAGGAAGAATCTATTAGAGAACAGTTTGGAGAGGAAGGTAAATTAACTCCTGTAGCCAAGGGTGTAGCAGACAAGATGGATGCTGAGACTATAGCCAGGAATAAAAATGGTAAAGTAGTATCCGACCCGGATGATCCCCAGAAATTTATGGTAGTTGTAGAAGAAAGTGGATCTATAAATGAGCAGGAGAGACAGAACTTTACTACAGAAGTGGATGTTAACCTGACTTGGGAAGGGTATGGGGAGAGAGAAGAAGATATAGATCTTGTATCTAGGAAAGCCACTGTCAATTATGCATTGGATGTGCACTACCGTGCTTATGGTATAGGAGGTATAGTGCCTACTTTCACAGAACCAGTGGAAATCCTATACACTGATGCCTCTGGGGAAAGAAAAGTAGAAGCAGATCTGAACGATGCTGAGATATACTGGGAAGCTGGAGAAGTGTATGCCCCCAATATGATAGGAGTAAAAGTTGATTCAACTGGTAAAGTTTTGAATACAGAAGTTTGGTTTAGTTACATAACGAAGACTTAAACGACTATAGGACCTCCCAGGATCTCCCCTAAGAGGGGATTTTGGGGGATATGGTTTGTGGGGTTAGATATATATGTTAGATCTTGAATCAAGGCATTTATGGATCAAAACTGATGGTACTACCTGGGATGCACCAGAAGGGCATGACCAATGGGCTTACAGGAAGATGAGGGGCTTCACTGGGAAAGAACCTGTATCAGATCCATCAGAGTTATGGCAGAAACTGACTGGGGATGTTAAGGTAAGTATTTCTGGGAATAGTATAGGGTTTGCATTCCATCGGGGAATTACCAGGAATCAAATAGATACTCTTAGATATATGGCAGAAGATTATACTACTATTGGTTATGAGATATTTCCCTCTGAGGGTAATCCTATACAGACCCATGAGGAGATGCCCATAGGATTAACTTCTATGATGGGGGATCTTAGACAGGCAGGTATGTTGAAAGAAGCAACAGAGTACCCAGAATGGGGGCAGTATTGGATATATCCAAATGGAAGAGTAGAGGAAGTAGAAGGACATCAAGTAAGTGCTGGGAAACATTTTGGAATTAAACGACCTGCTTATAGTGCGGTGTACAGATTTATGAAGAAAAAGAAACTTATACGTGCTGTCACTTATGACTATACAGAAGTAGTTGTATTTGAATCTGTAATTAAACCTACTTCTTCTCAAATGAGAACCATCAGAAAGATGATGAGAGGAGCAAAAGAGGTACAGTTTGAAGTAACAAAGAAGATAGGTAGAACATATGAAACGGTATTTACAACAGAGGAACTTCATGAATTCTACAACTATAATTATGGTAAGGAGATAGATGAATCTCTTACGGAAACTGTTAATAAGCAAGGATTACAACGTTTACTAAGGGTATATCAAGCACAGGAAAGAGGGGAAGATCCTGATTCTCAAGATCTTTATCATTCTCTAGTGATGATGAGGGGGTACTATTCTGAATTCCTCGATTGGTACAAGAAGTATACGAGAGAGAAGTTACCTAAGTCAGCGAAGTTGGCAAGAGAAGATTATCGTAAAAGATTGAAAGAGATTGAAGCTGTTTTGGGGTCTGAAGAACTTAGATATAAAAGATTAGTAGTTTTAGATACTGCTATAAACCAGTGGCATGTAGATTTTCCCGTTATCTCTCATTTGGGGATGGAGGAAGGTGAAGATGATTTTGAATTGGAAAATCTTGCACATGATATTGCAATTATTCTTCGTAAGTTAGGAAGATTACCAAAGAAGAGTCCTTATGTTACAGAATCTCTAATAGACTTCCCAGAGCAAGGGTTAGACCCTTCTATATGGGATTCTTATGTGAGTGGTTTACATATATTAAAACCAGAGGTAAAGAGAAAGATTTTTCTAACTCTTCAACAATATCCTGGGTTTAGCCTATTGTCCATCCCTGGAGCTGATTATCATATAACTGGGTCGATGGGTACTAATCAGTATCAGGAAGATACAGATATAGATATTCATATAGTCCTCCCAGAGAGTTCTGAATATGCTGATAAGGAAATTCAGAGGCAGGTATTTAAGTGGTTCAAAGAGTACAGAGATGTGATTGATGGTTATGTCAATCAGCATCCAATAGAAGTATACCTCCAGATAAATCCTTATCAGGAATACCTTTCCGATGCGGTATATGATATATTGAACCAAGAGTGGAAGAAAGGACCTTCCGTGGTACCCATGGATTTTGATCCATACGAAGAATATGTGGATATCTTGGATGATGTGAATCAGGAAGCAGTTGCCGCAGATATACTCCTCGGAGAGTTGAAAAGGGATGTAATAGATTATGATACTATTAGACTTGCAATCAAAAGGAATTTACCCACAGAGGTAAAGCAAAAGTTACTGACTCGTTTGCAGTCCCATCTGGAAGAGGTTGAGCAAGATATAGAAGAGTTGTATAAATTGAGGGGAGAGTGGGTACAGGATAGGAATCTGGCTTCTCAACCCACCAGTTTGGAACAGGCATTGGGTGATGTTGAGATGTCCAAGAGTTGGCGAGATAAAAATGCTATTTTCAAGTTTTTGAATCGTTATAATTATTTGAAACTTATTAGTGATTTGGCTAAAATGATAGAGGATGAAGTGGTAACTGATAGTGAGATGAATATCATTGGGGGTATGATAGGAATTGGGTAAAGTCAATGTTTAGTAGTTTATTATCTCATATTAGAGAGAAAACTAGTCCTTACGGTATTGCTGGTTTAGAAGGTAAGATGTGGTCTAAACTAGTAAGTTTAGAGATGGAAGCTACAGGAGTAGCTTTTGATATGGAGAATGATGATTCTGTGGGAGAACCCAAGAAGATAAAAGTTGAAGTTCTAGATAATATGAAGGACTTGTATCCCAAGGTGTTTGTACTATGTACTTTATATTCTGCGGGAGGAGATTGGCAGAACTCTGTAGGGTACTTCCGTTGTCAGTTGTTTAAGGGTACTGAAGCAGGAGAAGTATTTGTTGTAATACCAGTTGAGGGTAATGCTAATTTAGAAGCTAATGATAAAGGAGTGTACATTCCTACGGAGGGGGATGATCACACTTTGGTTAAGGATATGAATCTTTGGAAAGGTTTGAAAGATCTGATACAGGATAGGTTGGAAGTACATCATGATCCTTCTCAACCTTACGATGGAGCACCTTATAAGAGATCCAGGATGTTTCCTTCACATGATGTTCATAGGATATTTAGTTAATGAGTAAGATGTTGCCCCAGGAAACTGTTGATGCAATGAGACAGCACCAAAATATTTCTGTCGATTCCTTCGGTATAGATTGTGATCTATACATACCATCCAACCTGGAAGTTCTGGAACCAGAAGACATATATACTAAGCCTGCGGATTACACCTATGTTCATTATACTACAATAGTAAGGATTGAGTGGTCTCCCAATATGCGGAGATTGCGGGCTTTAGGATTATTCGCTGAGAATGATTTACCTATATTATCAAGGTTCCAAACTGAAGCACAAGCAGATGATGATACAATAAGACAGGTGGATATCCAGGTAAGAAGTTATATCAAGGTTCCTATTCAATTTGTTCCTGATAAGTATAGTAAGACTGATGAGTTTGAGGTGGTAGATATTTTAACCGGGCCAGTTCATGATGCAACTTTATCAAAAATATTCAAACTTGCCCCACGGAGAACGAGATGAGTAAAGTCACAAATAAGAAAGATCATGAAGTAACCCTCAGATTGGGAGAGGAAAAGATACATCTAGGTTCAGGACAATCCATTGATGTGGATCTCAGTAGGGTTAAGAATCTTCCTGAAGTAAGAAGGGATGTTACTATAGGAGGAGATCTGTCTGAGGTACCTTCCAGATCAAGTAGTTAGTTATGGCAGACACTTTCATAAAAGTCATAGATGAAGCTGTTAGAAGCTTGGTTTTCACCAAGTTTGGTGATGATATGGGCTTTTCTTCCATTGAGAGTGATGATGTTATATTGTTTCCCAAGGAAGTAGCTCAGAGAGTTATTGCCGAGAAGAGGGGAGTGAATGAAGTAGAGTTCGCAAATGTGTGGAGAGAAGCGACAAATATTGATTGGTCGAGGCAGAGAACTCCGTTAGCCAGACATGGTGTGTGGGGATCCTATGTGGATGGAGAATCCCCTGCTTCCGGTATAAGTGGAGAACGTATTGCTTTGGTAAATGCAAAGGCTGTTCCGGGAACCTTTGATTACGGTATTTGGTTCTGGAGTCAGGATAAGGATAAGGTAAATGCAGTTACTGAAACATACATGTTTTGGCCTCAGGATGACCCAAATCTTAGTCTAATTTTGAATGATATATATCCCCTCGAGTTTGATCTTCATTTTGGGGAAATCCTGGATGAATCAGATCTCCCCACTATATTTGAGGTAGGTAGACTATTTGTAATACATATTCCTCTTAAGGTAGATGGTTGGGTGTTTAACTTATCTCAGACAAGGACAATTAAGAAAATAGTCTTGACTTTATGGGATCATGATAATATATTAGACAGGTATGATGATGAAGAGGAGTTTTTACAAGATGCTCCTTCAAGCGAGAAGAGTGTGTTACAATTATATCAAGAAACTACTTATGCAGATGAATGATCTTTTACAATTTATTAGAGATTCTGTTCAGGTAGAATCCAAGAAGTCTGTAAAACGGACTTATTTGGATACAGGTAGAATCTCCCAGGAAGAATATAATAGTATCCTATCTTGGGATCCTACTGAACAGAAAAAGTACAGTGACTGGTTAGCCAAACAGTTTGTGGCCAAAGTTGATCCAGTGGAACTGGAACATGGTATACAAGACTTTCACCAAGGAGTAGAGAAGGGTTTAATCAGAAACAAAGATATAAATACTTATACAATGGAGGAGTTTAATCAAGTTCTTGGTGAAATTGAGGGAGTTAAGACCGGGGGTGAAACAGAGGAGGAAGTTAAGAAAGGTGCTGACAAAGTTTGGGAGGATAGTTCCTATCTTGTGGTTTCACCACAAACTAGGGAAGCCTCTTGTTATTATGGGAAAGGTACTAAGTGGTGTACTTCTGCTACCAAGAGTAAGAATTATTTTGATACTTATAGATATAAAAAACATGTGAAATTTTACTATATAATAGATAAGAGGACGCAAGAGAAATGGGCTGTGGCTGTAGATAGGTATGGTAATAAAGAATATTTTGATCAAAAAAATAAAAATATACAGAACATTCCTAGTGATGTACCTAAAAATATATTTACATCTTTCTCTAAGAAAGAAATAAAACAAATTATATTTGGGCAGGGAACAAGGAATTCTGATGGTTCTTACAGTTTTAAGGGAGATTTGGGTATAGCTGGCTTAGATCTGAAGAGTATAAAAGACTTAGGTGTAAAGATAAGAGACGTAGGAGGGAATTTTGATTGTTTTGATAATGAACTAACTACTTTAGAGGGATCTCCACAAAAAGTAGGAGGAAATTTCAATTGTCTGTATAACATACTAACTACCTTAGAAGGATCTCCACGAAGGATAGGAGGAAATTTCAATTGTTCAGGTAATAAATTAACTACCTTAGAAGGAGCACCAGATTGGGTGGGAGGAAGTTTCAATTGTTATGATAACCCTCTTGAATCCTTAGAAGGTAAACCGGAATATATAGGTAAGAAATTTATGGTTCCAAGAAAATTGAGTAAGAGAAAAATTGAAATATAATTTATAAGGAGATAGTGATGAGTCAGTACATTTCTCCCGGAGTATATGTTAAAGAGAGAGATTTATCCACCATTATTCCCAACGTTTCTGCCACTACTTCGGCATTAGTGGGGTATTCCATCAAGGGTACTGTTGAAGTTAAGCTTATAACTAACTCTCAACAGTTTATCAGTGAGTATGGAGAGCCGGTTCCTGGTAACTACTTCCACTACTCTGCTCTGGCTTTCCTTGAGAATGGGAATGCTCTGTACTGTTTACGGGTGATTAACGGAGCACTATATGGGGGTATGAATGTGGTTAATGAAGATTCAGAGTATGATAATGTGGGGTTCTCCGTAGGAAGATCTTCAATAGCATTCTATGATGATTCTCCGGTAACAGATGAGTTATTCTCCATATTCGGAAAAGATCCGGGAGTATGGGATAATAGGATTTCTATAATTGTTAGAGATGTGAATAATTTATACTATGATGGAAATCTGAGCTATCCTGCAGATGTGGTGGATCAGTACACATTTACTATTGATGTGTATTATCAGAATGATGATGGGGAAAATCAGTTAGTGGAATCTTGGACCGTTTCAAGGCAGGAAAAAATTGATGGTTATGGACGACAGATGTATCTGGAAGATCGGATCAATGATTACAGTGATTACATAATGGTGGCGGATAATACCGGGCAGGCAGATACGGTGGTACCAAAAGCTAATTCCAGTGTGGTACTACTCGTTGGTGGTACCGATGGTTCTGTTGCGACTTCAAGTCAGATAGCAACCGCTTGGGGTGAATTTACTAATCCGGATGATATTGATGTCAGGATACTTATCAACGGTGGAATTACTGCTGTGGCGGTCCAGCAGGCAATGTTGACTATTGCTGAGGCCAGGATGGATTGTATTGCTATTTTGGATATGCCTTATGGTTATATTGATTCTGTGGATGATATAATAGATTGGCGTAGAAGTGTACAGAACTTTAATAGTTCCTACTGTGCCTTATACGCCCCGTGGGTCAAAATAAATGATTCCTTTAATGATAGGATTTTGGAAGTGCCTCCTTCTGGGTATGTGGCTTCCCAATATGCTTATAATGATTATGTGGCTCACCCATGGTTTGCACCTGCTGGTTTTAATCGAGGTATATTGAATGTATTATCCATCTCCAGTGTGTTTACCCAAGGGGAAAGGGACCAATTATATAAATACCAGATCAATCCTTTGCAGGTCTTTAGAGGTCAAGGGAATGTTATCTGGGGGCAGAAGACCCAACAGTTTAAGCCATCAGCATTAAGTAGAGTGAATGTGAGGAGGATGTTGATAGTATTGGAGAAAGCAATATCTATTGCCTTACAGACCTTTGATTTTGATCCTAATAGTGAATTTTACAGGTTCAGAATTACTGCTATGGTTATAGAATATATGGATCTATTATCTACCCAAGGAGCGTTTCAAACAGAGTTGGGAGATGATGGGTATAAAGTAGTTTGTGATGATACTAATAATACTCCTGCTGTTATTGATAGAAATGAGTTAAGGGTAGACATATTTATCAAGCCCAGTAGAGCGGCAGAGTTTATTCAGTTACAGACCATTATTACAAGAACTGGAGCGTCGTTCAATGAACTTATTAGCCGCGGAGCTCTCCTCTAAACCTTTGCTATATAAGGAGTTATAGATATTCCTAAAGGTGTTTATAAAAGAACTGAATTTCATAAAGAACGTATGAGATCAGGAAAAGTCCTTATAACAAGGGTTTGTCCTATATGTGGGGATACTTTTGAATGTGGGGATTGGGCATATAAGTATACTTATTGTAGTATTCGATGTTCTGGTATTTCACAAAGAGGTAAAGTGATTTCACAAGAACAGCGAGATAAAATAAGTACGACTCTACGAACTGTTAAAAGAGAAAGAAGGAAGTGCCTGGAGTGTGGAGAAATATTTGAGATTAAGGTGAATGTTACTAAGAAATTTTGTAATAGAACTTGTTACTTTTCTTATAAAAAACGTGGTATGTATAAACATTCAGAGGAGACAAAGAAGAAGATAGGAGATAGACATAGAAGAGAGAAGTTGAAGAAAGTCTGTCTTTCTTGTGGGAAGGAATTTTATGTATGTAAGTGTTTCAAATCCACTAAGTATTGTTCTATGAAGTGTTTTGGTTTGGATCATAGAGGGGATGGAGCAGCTGCTTGGAATGGTGGCACATCAAACTTTCCATATCCATTTGATTTTGATAAAGAACTGAAGGAGTTAATTCGTAAGAGAGATAGTTATGAATGTAGATTTTGTGGTATGTCACAAGAAGAACACTCGGAAGTTCTGGGAGAGCAGTTAAGTATACATCATATTGATTATGATAAGGAAAATTCTGATCCAAACAATCTTATTTCCTTATGTAGAGGATGTCATCTCAGGACTAATGTTAATAGAGAAAGTTGGAAGAAGATTTTTAGATTAAAGTTAAAAATGGCGATTTAGGGAACTATATAAGGAGAATAATTATGAGTCCGACTATGGGAGTGGACAATCTTCGGGATAACTTAACTAATCCACAACGTACTTATATGTGGGAATTCCAATGTGTGAATCCCATAGGAGGTGGTGATGGGGAGACCCTACTCCTTCGTTGTCAGACTATGGTTTGGCCGGGAGAAGCTTTCGGTGAAATACTTATTCCCTACAAGCAGACTGCCGGTCTGAAGGTTCCCGGTAAACGTAGCTATACTCATACTTTGGATACTACAATGATCGAGGGGGAAGATGGGGTAGTACATGATATAATCCACGCTTGGATGCAACTTATTGTGGATAATAAAACTGGGATAGGAGTGGGGGATAATGCGGTGAAAACTGATATTTATCTTCGATTACTTTCTACTAAGGGGGAACAAACCAAGAGGATCCGGGTGATAGGTTGTTATCCACAGGCCAGAGATGAAATACCCCTATCCTATGATGATGAGGGTAATACATTGTTCCCCGTAACTTGGAGTTATGATCGTTGGGAAGAGGTTGTGTAGTATATGGCTAAGTTCTCAGATTTAGTTTCTGGAGTTATGGGACCACAATCCCTTTTGTCCTATCATAGGACTTATAATTGGGATATATATTTCTTCTTCTCCATGGGTGGTATAAGGGGAGAACTATTATCTAAGTTCTGTCAAGACATTACATTTGGTGGTTATTCCATATCCGATCTGGTAGAATTACGTAAAGGAGGAAGACAAGAGTTTTATCCCGGGATGATGAATGTTAATACTGTTACTATGACCTTTGTCATTCCGTCTCCTGATATAGTGGGTAAATTCTTTCAATCTTGGAGGGAGCTAATAGTTGATCGTCAAGGTTTTTATGGAGTGAAGAATGACTATTCTAACAATATTTACATTTGGTTGGAGGGCAATAATTACTTTCCTAGTTCCAGATATGTATTAAAAAGAGCATTTCCTCTGGATGTACCTTTGTTCAATTTATCTTATGGAGATGAAGATGTAGTGAGATATCCAATAAACTTTAAGGTGGATGATGTACAATTGGCAGGAGTTGCTGATACTGCAATAGATTTTGCCACTGGTCTTTTTAAGTGGTTTTAAGGAGATACATTTACAGAAGGGTTGGTAGATACAATGGGAAAGGATTTTAGAAGCGTTAAATTACCGTCTAAATGTTTGGTATATCCCGGGGTAAGTCCAGAGGATATATCTATCTGTCAATTAACTGGGGAGGAAGAAAGGTTATTATCGGAGGTCAATACTTCTAATTTGGATAGGAAGGTTCTTGAGGTCCTAAAGAATGTAGTACGAGGTGTAGACGTTTCTGTACTAACCGCAGGGGATCGATTGTTTCTCCTGATATGGGAGATTATGAATTCCTTTTCTGATGAGATTCCTGTAAGTTATCTATGTTACAATTGTAACAAGAAAGTGGATATTACTGGGAAGTTCTCTACTATGGAGGTTATAGAACTTCCAGATGATTTCAAACAACCATATCCAGTGACTCTGTCAGATGAAAAAGTAGTAAATCTCCGTTTACTCACAGCGGGTGATGAAGTTCTGATCTCTGATTATGAAAGTAGTGGTAAAGATGCTTGGTGTTATAGGTATGCATTAAGTATAGTTTCTGATGATGATATTTTGAGAAGGATTAAGTTCTATCAGGATCTTCCAGTAAAAGATACTGCTAAAATCAGAGCTTTCCAAGAGAAGTTTTTCCATGGACCCAGTATGGAATTTCCCTGTAAATGTCCATACTGTGGGGAGGAGGAACTTGTTTCCATACCCTTTCGTATTGAGTTCCTTTTTCCGTCTGGCGAGGGGCTTGTCAGAAATCATGGAATTGGAGTTTCATCTGATGTGGTACCTAAGGATGAGTAAATCTGATCTTCTGCAGTGTTCTCTGAAAGAAAGAGATTGGTTATATAACAGATTGATACAGGTGATTAGTAGGAAGAAAGATGGCTAAGAGACCTACTTGGATTAGATCTTATATGAAGCTTGGGAGGTAGGCTTTTGATGATTACACCCTTTCTGTACTTCGCCTAATAGAGAAGAAGTACTCTGAGGACTATGTAGTATTTCTTAAACAACTTAGATCTCATTTTTCTCCCGGCACTTCTATAGGAGAAAAGGCACGTATTTTAGAAAAACAGGTTCATCAGTCTATTAAGACCATCAGGAATCTCCGTGGTTGGTATGGTGGGAAAGCCACGAGAAAAGAAATATCTGAATTGTATGTGACCTTGGAAGCAATAGAATTGGGGATAAAAGATATTGCTGAGATGTCGGGAGCTTCCCAGGAGTTGAAAAGTGTACTGGTTTCTATACAGGAGCAGGTTAATGTTTCAGTAGAAGAAATCCAGAAAGCAGGAAAAGCGATTAAGAAAGGAGTATCTTCTGCAAGAGTAAAAGGAAAAGGTAGAAAAAGGCAGAGAAGGGATTCTTCTTTCCAAAGGGATATTTTAAGAGGCTTTCTTGGGGAAATGGTGGTGGGGAGAGGAGATGGACGTAGGACTAAAGGTAAGGCAGAGGGTCGTGGAAGAACCAGGTTAATGCGGGCTCTGACTCCAGTTTCTACCCCTGAGATAGGTGGAGAGAGGCCCAGAACCAGGGCAACCACAGTAGGAGGAGTATCTGCAGGAGGTTTATATGAATTCTTTGACCAAGGTGCTTATAAAGCCACATGGACCAGAGATGTTATTAGTGAGTTGAGGGAGATTAGAACCAAATTAACCATTGGTACAAAAGGTAAGGGAGTGGGTGGTTTACTGGGTAAGTTGGCTTTAGTTCTTGGTGGTGGGGCGGGAGTGGTGGCACTTATGGGTGGTTTGGTCGTTACTCTAGGATTATTGGCAGGTGCTGTTGTAACTTCTATCGGTGCTTATAATAAGTTCAAGAATATGATAGTAGGAACAAAAGAGGTGGGTAGGAGAGCGGGGGAGGCTGTGTCAGAAAGAGCTTCTGCAGATAGGATAAGACAAAGTCTTGGTTTACCATCTGTTGCAAAAGCATTTGGAGAATCTCCAGAAGTACAGAGAGATCTTAGGAGAGCCAAAGCACAGGAGAAGTTATGGTCTTCAAAGACTAAGATCAAAGAAAGATCTAAGTCACTGGTACAATGGTTGTTCCCCGGAATTAGGACAGATCCTTATCAACCTCATAAGGGGACAGAGATAGGTATGACAGCATCAATAGAAAGTATTCTGAAAAGTAGAGAAGCCACGGCAGCAGAAGCCAAGAGAATTACAGAGATGTTAGGAATATCTGGGGCTGGGGGAAGACCAAGAGGAGGACTTCCTCCCCCAAAATCAGATGTGTTTACCCAGCAGTTTATGACAGAACATGGGAATACCATGAAGAAGGTAGATAGTTCTTTGAATCAATTAGTTAAGCAAAGAGGTAAGAAAGATCCCACTCCTATTACTAAAGATAGGCAGTTTGAGGTGGATACTACTCATAATTGGATGAATACAAATTAAGGAATAGGATGTGACCATAACGGCGGAACCAACTACTGGGGAACAGTATATAAAAACTTTGGGTAAGACTGCCAGGAATCCAAATAATATCCGTGTCCGTTTTCGAGAAGTTCCACAGGTGACACAGAATCAATATTCCCGAGTAGGTTATCTTCCCGAAACGTCTGGAACTCCCGATGCTTATATAACTACTATTATTAGTAGGACTTTACAATGTAAGATATATGCAATTATTCCGGAAGAGATAAGATTTGTGGTAAATAGTGTGTGGGAACCTTTTCCAGGATTAGGTATGTTTAGTGATTTGGCAGAACTAATTCCACAAGCACTGTTTGGGGTAACTTTGGTTCAGCCTTGGATGAAGAGGAGGATGTGGCGGGGTTCAACTCCTATTCAGATACAGGTTCGGATGCAATTTGTAGCTTATGATAATGCGATGAATAATGTGGTTACTCCTTGTATGTACCTCCAGCAGATGACTTTACCTCATGAGAGTTTTAACCTAGATTATGTGGAAAATGAGGGGGCTAAAAATGAGAGTTCTGAGAGATTGTTCACCGCTTACAGTCCACCGGGACCAAGTCCGTTCACTGTATTTGAGGATGTAGGAAAGGGGGATAAGATAGACCTAACCTTTGGTACCTTCTTACAGTTTGAGAATGTTATTATCACTGAAGCCGAGATTACTTTTGATAGTCGGTTTACTCCTGAGGGATTTCCAGTATCTGCTGCAGCAAATATTACCTTTGAAACATTTGAGATGGTAACAAAAGAGAAGTTAAGAGCAGCCTATGAGTTTAATACTTCGATTCCCAAATTAGATGAGGGGCAAATGCAATCAATTACCTTAAATCAACTTGGAAAAGGTTTGGGGGATACCGTACAAGATACAGTGAATAAAACTTCTAGTTTTGCCAAGAAATTTTTACCAGGATAAATAAACCATGGATAGGACTAAGTTTTTCAAGAGAACTACCGTTGCCGGGGTACGGGAATTGGATTTTCTATACAATACTATATCCAATTTGGTTCCTAGACATAAAAGTACATTCTATCGTCTATCCATACTGGACAGAAAGAGACCAGATATTACCAGTTTCAGGAATTATGGTACCCCCAGCTGGTGGTGGATAGTTTTAGCATTTAATGGTATACAAGATCCCTTTTTTGAAACTAAGGTGGGAAGGATGTTGGAAATACCAAACGTTTTGGATATTTATGAGTTTGCCAAGGATTTTAAGTTAAGATAGTAATATGTTAACAAGAACTACTGATTATTCTGTACGCTTGAAGTTTGGGGATGTTGAAGCCACAGTGGACCCTCATACTATGAGGGAATTCACAGTTACCCAGGATATCAATAGTTTCCTTCCATCTTTTAAGATTCGGACCGTGGATCGTCAGGGATTATTGACCCATGTAGTTCCTTTTGATAGAAGAGTGAGTAGAATCTTTGTTCAGTTCAGTGGTTTTGAAGATATTCAAAATGGGGAGAATCATAACTTTTTTAATTTCATAGTGCATAGGAAATTCCCGGATAGTGATGGTTTGTTCCATATTGAAGGATTGTTGGATGTAGATGGTCTGTTCTATCCAAAGAGAACCATTGGCAGACAAGGAATGGTATCTTCAATCATAAAAGAGATATCTGAGAATGAACTACGGGTGGTAGAAACAGATATAAGTCCATCTCTTGCAGGAACAATGACTACGGTTCAGGGGGATTCTAGTAATGCTGAGTTTCTCAAGTGGTTAAAAGATCAGTCTACTGGATCCAATAATGAGGGATGTTTCTTTTGTTTTGTCCGAGTTAGAAGAGGAATAAGAGAATTGGTTTTTCGAAGTTTGCATGATTTTGTCAGGTTAGAACCAGTGAACAACTTTGCTTTCTTTAGGGAAAAGGTGGAAGATTATTATCCTATCTTAGATTATCAAATAGTAGATACTTTTACGTCTCATAGAATGGGTGGATATAAGACTCAAACCTATTCTTACTTTGATTATTATCAAGGAAAGTATGTAAACCAATCTTTGGATACCACGGAGTACTTTGCACTGGCAGAGAAGTTTCTAATAGATTCGAATAGACCGGATGAAGATGTTAATGAGATATCGAATCTTGGGAGAAACAAGGAAGATGATAGGACCTACACCGGTAAAATAAAAGGACTGTACTATAAAGCACTTACTTCTCTATCAAAGATGTGGATTACTACCAGAGGTATGCAGAATATATGTCCGGGAGATATAGTGTTATTGGCCTTCCCTGGTCCTGCAATAGATGGTAAGATCCTGGATTATCAATATTCCGGTTTTTGGTTGGTGGAAAGGATTGTCCATTCCTTTGGTACAAGTTATATTAGTAAAATACTTCTTACTAGGAATGGAGTGGATTCTACTATTGAGTCCACCTTATTACCAGCTAGTATCAAGAAGACCAGATCCAGAGAGTTTGGTAGAAGAAGAACTTTCGAAACTCCTTCGGTTCGGAAGGAGATAGGAGAGACTGGGAGAGATGGAGAATCTATTACAACCAGTTAGGAATAAATGGAAGAGAAAGATAAAATTCTAGGTAATTATAGAGGAAAAGTTCTTTCCACAGACGATCCGGATCAAAAGGGTAGGATCAAGGTTGAGATCTATCCTTGGTTTATTGGAGTTCAAGCAAAGTTTCTCCCGTGGGCAGTTCCTTGCCGATCCATGTTTTGTGGAGCTGGAGATGGTATAGGTTCTTTTTGTATACCCAGTGTAGGTAGTTATGTTTGGTGTTTCTTTGAAGCAGGAGACAGGCATCAACCAGTCTACTTCGGGGAAGCCCCTGATTTTGTACATGGTATAGTCCAAGAGGCACTTGATAGTTATCCTAATGTTCGTGCTTGGAAGACTCCATCTGGGATAGTTATACAAATAGATGATTCTGCTCCAAGTATAACAATCACTCATCCACAGGGAGCTAGTATTGAGATAGATAGTACAGGTGCTTTAACAGTATCTTCTGAAGGAATTATAACATTACAAGGGCAAGAAGTTAATATCAATCCGGAAATATAATGGCTAAGAGAAGAATAGCTTGTTTGGGGGATCCTATGATGACTCCTGCAGGTGCGTCCAGAGGTACTATAATAGAGTCAGGACAAGAATCTTGGGCAAATAAGTTTAAGGTGAATGGTTTGGAAGTAGCGGTAGAAGGTGCTAAATCCAAGTATGCTGCTAATCCTAAGAGGAACCTGGTTCCTACTGTACTTAAAACTTTTTCAAATGGTAAGAAGATAATAGTGGCAGGGGATCCACATGATGGTCCTGGTACTGCTGTTGCCACTCCTCCAGATCGTTCAGTATATGTGGAATAAATTATGGCCAGTAAAATTTTAGTTGAAGAGACTTCTCTGATAAATCCGGGAGAAGTTTGGAGTGAGATCCATCAAGAGATTATCTTGGATTCCCGTGGGACCGTAAAGAGGGTTGTCAATGAAGCAGCTGTGGTGGCTTCCATAGATAATATACTTCGTACCTCAGTTTATGAGAGAGTGATGTTGCCCAGTTTTGGGGCAGGGATTGATAAACTTCTGTTCGATCCTATATCTCAATCTTTAGCCACTGAAATATCTACTAAGATAAAAGAGAACATTAGTAGATGGGATGATAGAGTTATAATTAACTCTATAGATTTTACACAACAACCGGATTCTAATTTTATGGGTTTGAGGATGGTCTTTTCTATTGCGGGATATGAGAATGTATTTGAATATCAAGCAGATATACCTGTTGGAGATTAGTGATGCCGAACCTTTTGGACTACGTAAATTATGACTTTGATAATCTAGTGGCTCAGCTCCAAGAACGGTTGAGGGAGAACGATGCTTGGAAAGATGCTTATAGATCTGGCACAGGGCAGATGCTGATTGAATTCTATGCTTATGTGGGGAATTTAGTTCTTTACTATGTGGAAAGAAGAGCAGAAGAGGGTTATATAGGTACTGCACAGAATAGATCCAGTGTGGTGAATTTAGTTAAACTACTTAACTATTCTCCGAAGAGAAAAACTTCTTCCACCGGGTTATTAACATTTTCTCTAGCATCAGCGAATGCTTTTGATATCTATATAGAGAAGTTTGTACGAATCAGTACTTCTGCTGGATTAAAATTTGTTGTAGGAGAGAAAGAACTGGACGAGGATGGAGAATATACCGGCAATATAGTTGGTGGTGGGGTATTAAGAGCAGGTTCTACCAGTATAGACCTGACAGCTATACAGGGAGAATTGGTACAGAAAGAAATAACCTCCCCCGGAACTGCGGATCAGACTTACATAATAGAGGATACTAATGTAGAGAACTACACTTTGTCCGTAACAGTAGATGGAATAATTTGGACCAGAGTCACTTCTTTTGCTGCATCCGAATCTAGTGATGCTCATTATGTGGTCAGGGAGGAATTGGATGGTACTCTGAAGATATTATTTGGGGATAATGAGAAAGGATATATTCCCCCAATACTGAGTACTATATTTATTCAATATATACTGTCTGATGGGTTGGATGGTAATGTGTTTCAGGGAGATCAAATAACCACTATAGATTCTGATATCTTCGATGTAGAGGCAAATTCTATAACTTTGACTGTCACTAATTCAAGTGCAATTGATCCTGATACGGGAGATACCATTGGTGCTTTTGTGGGTGGGGATAATGAAGAAGATATTGAAGAAATCCGATATGAAGCACCCAGAGTGTTCAGAACAGGAGAAAGGGCGGTCACTAGGAATGATTTTATTGCTATACTTGAGAATTATGCCGGAATTGCAACTGCCAATGCCTGGGGAGAAAATGAAGAGACCCCACCAGATTATGATATGTTCAATACGGTAAATCTTTGCTTCCTTTTGTATGGATGGGCACAACCAACTACTACCTTTAAGTCAGTATTGTCTGATTATTTGTATGGTAGATCCCTGATAACCGTAAAGTATGAGTATGTAGATGTGGAAATAGTTTATGTCATTCCTGTTATTGATGTTATTACTACCAAGAACTATTCTTTATCCCAGGCAAGGTTAGATGTGGAAGGAGTATTTGAAGATCAGTTCGTACTAGGAAGTACCACAAAATTGGGAGAGGCTAAAAATTATTCTAATCTTGTCAGTATGGTTGATGAATTAACTGGAGTATCTTACCATCATTTGGTATTGGAATTACATCAAGAAATACAGGATGAAGAGGAGTCATCCTTAGGTTCTGGTGGTACTTATTCTGGAACTTTATTATTGATTCCTGTAAAAGCAGAAGCAGAATCGGTTAAGGTCTATCTGGGTTCTGGAAGTACTGCAACTCAGATTGGGGAAGATGATGGTTCTGGAGTATTAGCTTCTACTGGAGTCACATATACAGTTACGGGAACTATCAATTATACTACTGGAGTATTTTCTGTGACAGTAAGTCCGGAACCAACTTCAGGGACTGTGATAGCCATAAGATATCAGCAGGATTATACTGATCGTGAGCAGGATGTAGTAGTAGATTACAATCAGATATGTCGATTACAAGACGTGGATATAACCAGTATTTCAAGCGAGAACTAATTATGGGTAGACATCAACTTTATGTATGTGAGTGGACCTTCACTCATAGGGATCTAAATGGAATACTCTCCAAGAAGACCATAAGGAATGCTTTGGTAGATCAAGGAGAGAGACTGATACTGGAAACCTTCTTCCGTGGACAGAATACTCCTACGGATTTCTTTGTAGGTCTTGCCTATGGATCTATGTCAGAATCCAGTACTCTGGATACCATTCCTGGAGAGCCCTCCGGTAATGGTTATGCCAGAGTTACTTTGAGTAGGAATACCACGGACTTTCCTGAGATGGAACAGGATGAAGGGGATTGGGTGGTTTATACGCTGGCGAAGGTTTTCACGGCAAGTGGGGGAAGTATTGGTCCAGTTAATCTGGCTTTCATGGGGGCGAATATAGGAGATGGTACTTCCAGACTAGTCAGTTATTTATCATTGCCGGTGGAAACTACTTTACAAGATGGGGAGACTCTTACCTTTACACTGAAGATGAAAGCGATGTAAATGAGAATAGAATTTGAGATACAGGTAGAACGGTCCAGGCAACTTGATCTATTACAACTTATTCCTGATAAGTTCCATGGTTCTGTGGTATTAAAAGATCTTATCAGAGAAGTGGGTTATCTTGTGGGAACCTGGTTGGAGAAGATAGAAGATCTTATTAAGTTGCAAGACCCTGATATAATTCAACTACGGTATCTTTATGAGTTGGGTAATCTACTGGGAGTGGAATTTCCTTATGTTAGTTCCAAATTTGAAGTCAGGGTAAGAAAAGAATTAAGGAATGTTATTGATTGGTATAGAGTAAAAGGTACATATTCTGCACTTACCATTATTGCTAATTTGTTAGGAGTAGATGCAAATATATATGATTTTTACACCAACGATTATACAAACTTTTACGCCTCAGAATGGTTTGTGGGAGAAGCGGGGGAAAACCCTCCCGATTTTGATTCCACCTATTATAAATCTCCTCACTTTGGGTTCGAAGTCATATTGTTATATAAATTAGATACCGAGGGAGAAGGTTCCTCCGAGGGAGTCGGGCATTTGTGGACTTTTGGCAACTTCTCTGATCTAATAAGGTATTTGGATCAGGTAAGACCTGTAAATACAGTGCCTCATTTTATACTCCTCTTAGATATCGATCTGGATGAGACCACTGAATATGATTGGCCCTCTGATTGGTATGAACTATGGGCGGACGATTCCTTTGGGACCGGTGGACCACCGGTGGTTATAGGGGATATTGTTGGTAGAACCCTGGTGGATCGTCCTGATGCTAAGATCTTTTTTGATGAAAGATTTATGGTAGAAGGGAGGAATATTAGATTCGATCAAGATGATGGTGAAGGTACGGGAGATAATCATCGGTTTGATGATTATGATACTACCTTTATGTTATCCATCAATAGTTGGACTATTGGTCAAGGAAATAAAAATGCTACTATATTAGAAAAAGCTGCGGCTTTGTTAGAAACAGATTTTGATATCGAAACTCCATATCTGTCAGGCACAAGAGCATCTTATACCACTGAGTCAGATCCTATTACTGGGAGAGCGAGATATATTTGGGTGGATGCATTGGGGGTAGATATTTTAACCCTCTCCGATTTGGAAGATAGTTGGGAGTTTGAGATTATATTAGATCCCGAAGATAGGATAGCGGGACTATCAGAGGCTGTTTTGTACATAGATGGAGAGCCTGCGGCGGGGGCACTCTTTCCTGATATTGATAAAGATGGGGAAGGTATATATGATTGGTATACCTTTACTGGAGTACAATTACGTATTGTTTTTAGACTATATAAATAAGTGAGGAACTAAACAATGGCTGTTCCAGATCAATTATTGTCGGTGGAGTATCAGGATTATGCAGATTCTCCAGTAGTGAATAGGAGATTCCGAAACATAAGACCTCTAGGGATTTACCATGGGGGATATATTACTTTAGAATCTGCAACCAGTATAAAAATAGGAACCCTGGATTGTGAAGTATCGTCTACTTATCTGAGTACTATACATCAGATAAAATTAGAGACCACTACTGATACTACCATGACCGGACTTGTATCTACCCAGAGATATGTGGTTATACGATGGCAGTATGCTCCAGTCAGGGGAAGTAATGATGCTCAGATATTAGTGGTAGCCTTGGGAAATATACAGACCTATGATTTGGTAGTAGGTATACTTACTTGGAATGCAGGTGGTACTGCTATTATTGCAGTGGGTTATTATGATTCTAGTAATAAGGTAAGGCGGGACACGCCGGAACATCCTGAACAATTACTGAAAGTGGTTCCCCATCCCAGTGGTGCAAGAAATGTGATGGTCAAGTATGGTCGGGCCACTGTTGGTTCTGTCTTATACACTGTAGATGAGCAAGCAGTAGTTTGTACATCTGCCCCTGGATTTATCTATGTAAATAGTTCCGGAAGTTTGGTATTTGAAGTTGGGGGTACTTATACTGGAAAATTAGTTCTAGCTGCAATCAGTAATGATCTTATAATTGTATCATCTTCCATAACTGATTTGCGGAGCTTCATTTCCTTACCCAGTTCTTCCAGTAACTATGCATCAGCAACCAGTATAACTGCATTTAGTATAGCAAAAGATACTGGTACTGGTCCGGATGGTCAGGGCTCTTTCTATGACATCCCAGTAATGTCTGTAGATATAACAACTACTGGTGGACCTTTATTAGTCATGTTTAATGCTTCTATGGGTCAGAAGGTTAATGTTTCTAATTATGTTAGATTATTGGTCGAACGTACTTTAATAGCCAAAAAGATTTTGCGTACGGGAGAAGGATTTTCTCATCCAGATGCCAGTTTAATGGGAGTATTAGCAGTGGCTGCAGGGACTCATACAGTAAAAGCACAGGTATGGCCCAGAAATTCAGCAGTGAATAATATTTGGGATGCTACATGGGATTATGAGAACAGGAGAAATCTTGTTGCTGTAGAGTTAGGTTAAGTATGGCTAATAAGAGAATGGAACTAGTGGATGAAGAGTCGTTTCCTCCCGATGGGTTTGTGGTAGGTCCCAGTCCTGGTTTAAGGTTTGATCTAGAAGATGAATTTACCATTGGTGATGAGTATATCCGTATTTATACTGATATACTTTCAGGTCATGGTAAATATGCTATTCCTCCTTATGCAGGTAATCTCAGTATTCATGCTCTTGATGGTTCATATACAGGTCCTATCAATCATGATGGAAGTAATACAGTAGATGTAATTGTGGTGGACTATCTTGGAAGTTTCTACGTTGGGATTACTGGTCCAGGAGCTGAAGTTTCAAAATATAATAGTGCAGGAGTTAAAGTCGCATCTTGGGGAGTTGGTGGGGATATTGCTCTTAGTAGTACAGGAATATATGTAAATCCAGATCGTTCATTGTATATTACTACATCTATTGCAGGTAGAGGAATAGAGAAGTATGATAAAGATGGCATTTTAGAATGGTCAAACGGTCTTTCATTTCCTGGATATCCAACTTCTATAGATGTGGATGATGATCTGAATATTATAGTAGGTCTTACTACTTCAGGTGCTTCTGGTGTTCCTCTTATCAGTAAATACAGTGCAGCAGATGGATCTTTACTAGAAGTTATAATGCTTGGGGCCTCAAGAAGTCGTATATATTGGATAAAGTATGAACTTGATGATGATAGAATGTATTGTATATTTAATCGTTATACTACTGGAGCACATGCTTTTTGGATAAGAAGTTTGAGTGGTGGTACTAATTTGGATACCTTATCATTTGATGATATGAAACAGTGTGTGTATTTTGAAGGTTTCTTCTATGTTACCGCTGGTAATCCTCAGACTGTACAAGGATTTTATGGTACTATATTTAAGTTAAAGGTTACGGGTGATGTTATAACCGTAGTAGCTACTTATGATACCAATGCTTACTCCAGATCTATATGTATAGATCAGTATAAAAGAGTTTGGGTGGGGGGAAACATAGGGACTAATCCAGATGCAACAGATGCTATATTTTGGGTATTAGATATAGATCTTAACTTTTTGTATGCAGGGTATCCTCCACTGAAGAATAATACATTCATTTCTCAGTGGCTTGCATCTATACCAACAGGAAGAGATTATGATATAGGATTTTTACCTGGATAAGGATTGATCAGTGGGTGGAGCCAAAGTATTTGTAATCGGGGGTGGTCCTTCTTTAGAGCAGTTTGATCTATCTCTCCTGGAGCAGGAAGATACTATCTGTGTGAACCAGGCAGTATTTGATGTTCCTAACCCCACTTACCTTATAACCTGTGATTATACTTTCCTGCATAAGGTAGGGAGACAAAAAGTAGCTAATTCCCCTGCTAGGAAGATATTTGTAGCTCAGTTTATAGGTGATACTTTACAAGATATTGATTCTCGTATAGTGGACACCCAGCACAATATTGTTTATGATCTATCACTTTTTGATCAGATTATAAGAGCATATACCAGATCTGGTTTGGGCCTTACCTTTAATGATTTTCGGAGTGGTGGTAATAGTGGCTATTGTGGTCTGCAATTGGCAGTACTTCTGGGTTATAGGGAAATAAGACTCCTGGGGTTCGATCTGGGTGTAAGAGGTAGGAGAACTCATTATCATAATGTTTATAGATCTAGTCCTGAAAAATTTCAGAAAAAACTTGATGCTTATTTGAAAGAGTTTATAATTGGGATCGAACAGTTGCGGAAGGAGATGCCAGATAGAGAAGTATATTCCTCCAGTCCTTTTAGCAGATTGAATGATTATATCCCCATGAAGGAGGGCGTATAGTGTTATTTAGACCTCCCAGGATCTCCCCTAAGAGGGGATTTCCCCGATTATGGAGTGCAACCCATGTATTTGCTATTATGAAGGGAATGGCTTATAACTCCTTATGTTATAAGGGTTTAGAGATTGTTTTTATTATATGTTCCATAACTCGTTATTTTATAAAGGGTTAGAGAAACTTTTTGATACCAAGGATTCTACTTCTGTATTGGAGTATATTATATACGTATGGATAGTATTACCATAGTTATACCAACAAGGAATAGATATGAGAAGTTGATCAAAACTTTAGAGTCTATTCCCGATCTTTCTTATGTGAAAATCATTGTAATTTGTGATGGTGAGGATGAGACAAGAAGATTATTGGAAAAAGAGTACATAAGATTTGCGAGAAATATGGACGTTTGGGATTTTGCTATTCAGGCAGGTGCAGTACGTTGTAGGAATCATGTTATACAACGTATAAGTGATGGAGTATTATATGCAACTGATGATATAACATTCCAGGAGGGAGCAATAGAATCTGCTTTTCACACTTTTAATAAGAACTTCCCCGATGATGATGGAGTAGTGGGATTTGTACAAATTCCAGGTTCTTTTGATCCAACAGGAGTGGCCCTAGTGGGTCAAAAGTTTCTCCACAGATACCCGGAGAAAAAGTTGTTCTTCCCTGGATATTTTCATTTTAGTTCTCAAGAAGTTCATAGATTATGCGAAAGAATTGAATATGTTCATCATGGTATAACTACTTTTGTTCAGGATAAGAATGCGGTGGTGGAGCACCTTCATCCTGGTAAGTTCAAGGATCAGATGGATCAAACTCATTTAGATGCAAGGATCTTCCGAAGTAGAGATCTTGAATTGTCCAGAAGAAGGAAAAAGGATGCATTAGTTTGGGGTAATGTTTAAGGAGTTTTAGTAGTGGGAAAACCATGTTTCTTTGCTGATGTGGGAGAATTGGGTTGGAGTCTTGACCTTTCCGCTCATATGAGATATCGAAAGTGTTTGGGTGAAGAAAGTCATGTTATGACTTACCCAGAGAGGTTCTGCCTATATGAGGGTCTTTGTGGATATTCACAAGTACCTGATTCTTTCTACTCAAATTTTAGTGAGTTGTTTCCAGATGGCTTTGGTTTTTATGACGAGTTTGGTAGAAGAGTAAAGTTATGGGATTACTTCTCTAAATTAGTACCAGAGGGTTTTGAGATGTATCCTGGTATGAGGTTTAAGTGTGATAAGTTTTGGGTAGGGAGTTGTATATATCAATCTTATCCAGTTAAGAATCAAATAGAAGGTAAGTATATTCTGGTCTTTCCAAGGTATAGGAAGGAAGCACCTTATAATAGGCGTAATTTATCACAACAATTTTATGTAGATTTAGTGAGAGAATTATGCAGAACTTTTTCTAATACGAGAATTATTATGGTAGGGGATAGTAGATCTTCCTATTCCTTAGGATTAGTTGGTATATGCCATAATTATGTTGATTATACAAGTGTTCGACCAGATCTGCAGAAGATGATAGATCTTTGTGGATCTGCAGTTGCAGCTATTGGTGGACAATCAGCTTTACCAAAACTATCATTGCTTCAGAAAGTCCCAACTTTTATGATAGGTCATGAACGGGAAAGACATATAAAGGAACAAAATTGGACGAATACCGAGGTTGGTTTTTATGAAGTGGAGGAAGATGGTTATTCTGATCTTACTTTAGACAGTCATTTGTTCCATCCTGGAGTGGATCAGACTATAAGTTGTGGGGAATCTATCATCTCTTTTGTGAGGAGTTGTTTATGTCCATCTTAGGGGTATGTATTGTTACTTGTGATAGACCAAATCATCTTGAGAGTTGTATTAAGTCTATACGTAAAGGTAATTATCCTTGTAAAATTGTTGTAGTGGATAATGGGGATGTGAAGAAGGAGCAAACTTATCGTATTGTTGAAGAACTCTGTTGTACTTATCTGGAAGGGAGAAATGGAAATTCCCCTGAAGGACAGAATATAGGTTTCAATTACTTACAAACAAATGTTGATTTTATACTTAAGTCCGATGATGATATTGAGTACAGTGGAGACTATATCAATAAGTTAATGGAACATATTTTGTTTGATCAGGGTATATGTGCTGTGGGAGGGACTTGTTACTCAAGGCACAGGAAAGAGCGGGTGGAACTTAAAAATGGGAAGTGGTTTTGTGGGGATAAAGATGTATCTTCCCGGTTTATGTTATGGAGGGTGAGGCGGCCTCCAAATCTGGTAGATATGAGGTTCTTACATGGTGGATTTATTTATAGAGTAAAAGATGCTCTGACTTTGAGAAAACATACCCAAAAGGTAAGGGGAGAAGGACCTTTTGGAGACTACTTTTCCAGGGTGGCTTATAGGGAGGAAACTGAATTTAGTTTTTTACTAAGAGAAATGACTGGACAAAGATTAGTGTTAGATACTTCTGCAGAATCTTTCCACTACTATGCCAAAGGTGGAATAAGAAGATTTGATGTTAAGGCCTGTTCAAGATCAGACGAGAAAAATATGATGAATGTTTTTGAGAGGTTAGGTAAAGTCCCAACCATATTACCACCTTTTATTGGAGTTCTAGATGAATAGAACAGTAATAGTTAGTTACGGGATTTACCCGGATAATAAAGGTGGAGCTTGTTTGTACAATCATTATCTACAAAGGATGTTCCCAGATATTAAGATATATGGATGGAATAATTTTATTCTTAGTACGAAATATCCGGATGTTTCAGAAGTGGAAAAGGCAGCTCTTTTGAATGCTTTTTTGTGTGCTAAAGGGTATATCAGAGAAGGAGATACAATTCTGGGAGACGGTATCTGGGGGAATTTTGGTTTAGATCTTAATAAGTATAATTTAATAAGTGTATGTCACGGGCCATGGAGTTCTGTTTGTTCCCCCAGTGATCCCAGGATAGAAAAGCAAAGATTTGGTTATATCCGATCCAAAAGAGTTATAGCTGTATCTTCCAGTGCTGTGCAGGAATGTAAAGAATCTTATGGAGTAAAAGCTCATGAGATTTTGACTGGGTTGGATACTGATTTTTGGAAACCTATTTGTGGCAAGGAGAGGAACACTGTTATCTGGGAGGCCGGGAAGTGGAACAGTCTGAATACTTTAAGAGATGAGTGTCAAGCAAGACTAAGAGAGTTTTCTCATGTTGAAATAAGAACTTTTGATGATAAAGAAGTTCGAGAACTTTATAGTACTGGATTTGTATATGTTCATCTTACCAAGTGGGAAGCAAATAGTTTTGCTATCTTAAAAGCACTGTCTTGTGATAGACCAGTGATTGGAAGTAATACTGGTTTACTGTTGTGTAAGAGTATTATGGGGAAGAACAAGTTGGGAATTCCAGTTTCTTCACCTGTGCAGAATGTAGTATTAGCTATAGAGAAGATACATCAGTTACAAGATACATACCATCCAAGAGATTGGATTCTTCGTAATTGTACCTTAGAGAAGTTCAAAGAGCAATGGTTACCCATACTAGACCAAGACGTGCAGTAAGAAGAAAGCAGAGAAGATCTGTTAAGAACCTCTGTTCTACCAGATCCAGATCTTCACTACTCCAGGATATGTCCAAAGTAGGAATAGGTATTTGTACTTATAACAGATTAGGACCATTGGTCAAACTGATAGATATGGTTCAATCTACCACTAAGGCCAGATTGGTTGTGGCAGATGATGGTAGTCAGGATGGGACTTCTGTTTTTCTGGGAGCCAGAAATATAGAGCACGTTACTGGGGAGAACCTGGGAGTTGCAGGTAATAAAAATAGGTTGTTCCAAGCATTGAAGAATCACGATTTCATTTTTATATTGGAAGATGATGTTACAATTAAAATGAAAGGTTGGATAGAACCATATCTGGAGGCTCATCAAAAGACTGGTATTCATCATTTTATATTCTGTCCACCAAGAAAATATGGATCTACTGGTCAAGTTTCAGAGATAAATAATGTGCGTATAGATCATCCTAGTCAAGATGGAGGGGTATTCAGTTTTTATACTAAGCAAGTGATTGAAACTTGTGGTGGAATGGATCCTAGGTTTGTAGGTTATAGTTTTGAACATTGTGATTTCACTGAGAGAATCCACCGTGCGGGGCTTTCGGGAAGTTATGTACATAATCATCTTCCGGAGAGTGAGAGGTATATAAATTTTAATAAACTGCCTTCCACTCTGGATAAGGGGAAGAAGAAGGAGTTCCAGGATCATAACCTTGGTCTTTGGATGGACAATAGGAATAGAGGAGTAGTGAAGACCTTACTTTAAGATGGGAGAACCAATATGTGGGAAAAGATTTGGGATACCTTAGAAGAGTTTAAGAAGGTAGTATGGTTACTATATGTGATATCTTTTGTATCTGTAATGATATTTGCATTTAAGTGTGATGGTTATTTGCCTCTTGGTATTGTGGTATTTCTTGGTGGTTTAATATTTTGTCTTTTATTTTCTTGCCATATACTATCAGGTGATTTAGGTTATGAGGAATTCTGTATAAAATTGGTATTATTATTTCTTTGTGCAATTGCTACTGCGGTCATTGCAGTGGTACTCGCAAGTAAGGGTAATGGGAGTTAAATATGAAAGTACTTATAACAGGAATAACCGGGTTTGTAGGAAGTCACTTGTTGGACTACCTTCTAACTATGCCATATATGGAGATTCATGGTTTTAGCCGTTGGAGGTCTCCTTTAGACAATATCTGGCATTGTAAAGATCAGATAATGTGTAACCTTCATATGGGGGACTTACTGGATATTTGTTCTATAGAGAAGTGTATTGAGGAGGTAAAACCAGATATCATATTTCATCTGGCTGCACAGTCTTATGTTCCCTACAGTTTCACAGCACCAATATCCACCATGGAAGTTAATAGTGAGGGAACTTTTAATCTTCTTGAAGTGGTGAGACGTATTAGAGATAGATCAAATGGTAAATTTGATCCTGTGATTCATATATGTTCATCTTCTGAAGTATATGGACAGGTCAAAGAAGAAGATATTCCTATAACAGAGGACCAACTATTTAATCCTGCTTCTCCCTACGGAGTGTCCAAAGTGGCACAAGATATGTGGGCATTACAATTCTTTACTTCTTATGGGTTGAAAACTATGAGGACCAGGATGTTTACTCACACCGGTCCCAGGAGAGGTTCAGTATTTGTCTTATCTGATTTTGCTATGCAGTTGGTTCGTATTGAAAAGCAATTACAAAAGAGAAAAGTTTATGTGGGTAATTTAGATAGCTTACGAACTTTTGCTGATGTGAGAGATGCAGTGAAGGCCTATTGGTTGTTAGTCACCAAGTGTCAGTATGGGGAAGCATATAATATAGGAGGAGAAACTACAATAACTGTAAGAGAGATGCTTATGTGGTTGATAGATGTATCTGGTCTTGTAAATATTCATATAGTAAAAGAACAAAAAAGACTCCGTCCCTCTGATGTTACTAATCAAGTTCCTTGTTCAGATAAGTTCAAAGAAGCGACTGGGTGGGAACCAGAAATTCCATTTGAAACAACTTTAATAGATACTCTTGACTATTGGAGAAAGTTATATGATGCAAAATCAGGTCCAGTGTGATTTATACACGAAGATGTTTCTTTGTCGGTATGTGGAAGAAGTTATCCAGAGGGAGTACTTTGATGATGAAATGAAAACCCCTATGCATATGTCGATGGGGAGTGAGCATATAGCTGCCGGGTTGTGTCAAGCTCTGGGAGATAGAGGGAGAGTGTTTGGTACTTACCGCTCTCATGCTTTGTACCTCGCTCGTACTGGAGATACTGATGGGTTCTTCGCTGAGATGTATGGTAAGCAAACTGGGTGCTGCAGGGGAAAAGCTGGGTCCATGCACTTAAATAATCCTAGGTTAGGTTTCATGGGAGCCTCGGCAATTGTTGGTAGTATTATTCCAGTAGCAGTGGGGTATGCATATAGTAACTTAAAACAAGGTATAAATGACATCACTGCAGTTTGCTTCGGGGATGGTGCTACAAACGAAGGTACTTTCTGGGAGAGTTTGAATCTTGCCTGTGTTAAGAAACTTCCAATTCTGTTTGTTTTGGAAGATAATGATTTAGCAGTTCATACTTCTAAATGTGAGAGAGATGGGTATGATTTAAGAGATGTAATTAAAGGATTTAACTGTGTATCTAATCAATCTAGCTGGACAGGAGTTGATAGAGTATATGATATTGTTTGTTCTTGTTTATCTGAGATGAAAGAAAAAGGTGAACCTGGATTTTTAGATTTTAAGTACTATCGTTATTTGGAGCATGTTGGGGTCAAAACCGATTTTGATAAGGGGTATCGTTCAGAAAATGGGTATAAGAAATGGTTGGAGAGAGATCCACTTATGCTATGGAGAAAAAAATTACAGGAAGATTTTGGTTTTCACCCTGACCACTTATTAGCAATCGAACTAGAAGTTACAAATAAGGTGGAAGTGAGTTTACAAAAGGCAAAGGAAGCCCCTTTTAGTCCTGTACAAGAACTTTATGCTGGAGTATATTATGACGAGTAATAGATCAATTACTTACTGTCAAGCAATAAGTGAAGCCACTCATCAGGCAATGGAGAGAGATCCCAAGGTATTTCTATATGGTATAGGAGTACCGGATCATACTCAAATATATGATAGTATAAAAGGTGTGGTAGATACCTTTGGGGAGGAACGATGTATGGATGTTCCTCTTTGTGAAGATACCTTGGCCGGGTTTGGTTTAGGTGCCGCTCTTGGTGGACTTAAGCCTGTGTTTATCAACATAAGAGTCGATTTTCTTCTTCTGGCTATGAATCAGTTGGCCAAAACAATATCCAGTTATAGGTACAATTCTGGGGAAGAATTAGAAGTACCACTTGTTATTCGTGTTCTTATAGGGAGGGGATGGGGACAGGGATGTCAGCATTCTAAGAGTTGCCAATCTTTGTTTGCACATATACCGGGATTGAAAGTGGTAATGCCCACTACTCCAAGAGATGCCAAAGGATTGTTCCTAGCGGCACTGGAAGATAAAAATCCTGTCATTATCCTGGAACACCGGTGGTTGTATTGGCAAGAGGGTATGGTCGAGGAAGAACCATTTATTACTCCGATAGGACAGGGGGAGGTCCTAAAGGAAGGGATTGATATTACAGTAGTAGCTACTTCATGGATGAATGTGGAGGCAATTCATGCGGCTAACATTTTGGAGAAGCATAATGTTAGTGTGGAAGTGGTGGATCCTAAATCGGTATATCCTTTGGATGAAGATATTATTTGTAATTCAGTTAATAAAACCAAGCATTGTATTGTGGCAGATTATGATTGGCACTTTTGTGGTTTTAGTGCAGAAATAGCTTCTGTGGTTAATAAGCAATGTTTTCATCGGTTGGAAAAACCAGTTACCAGGATAGGTTTTGCACCTACTCCTTGTCCTACTGCAAGACATTTGGAGAATGAGTTTTATCCAAATGCGATTACCATAATACAAGCAGTAGAAACTATGTTAGGACTTATTGAGATAGATCTGTCGAGTGAAGAATTCTATAGTCATGAGAAGAAGTTCAAAGGACCATTTTAATTGAGGTGATTAGAGATGTGTTGGCATGACAGAATAGCATATGAACAGATTCATCAAATAGCTTATGACTTTGGGATCTCTGTTTTTATTGAAACCGGTACCTTCAAAGGAGTGAATGCTAAGTTTCAATCAAAGAATTTTAAGACTGTAATATCTTGTGAGATCAATAAGACTTATTTTGAAGCAGCAAAAGAGCGGACAAAGAATTGTCAAAACGTACATCTACTTAATGACAGTAGTGTACAGTTCCTTGCAATGTTTACAGCTTTATATAATGCGGCTGAGAGAGAAGATATTGTATTTATTTATCTGGATGCACACTTTTATGATCCTAACCTCCCGAAGGAGAAGAGATGGGTTGTTATTGAAGAGTTGAAGGCCCTACAAGGATTTCACAATTGTATTATCTGCATTCATGACTTTCATTGCAACGGATTAGGAGGTTTAACTTATGATAATATTCCTCTTGATTTTGATCTGATAAAGGACTATATTTATAAAGTTAATGAAAACTTTTGGTTGTATTGTAATACAAAAGAGAGTTGTGAGATACACACTGAACAATCAATCATAGGAGTTCCGGGACTAGAGGCTGATGAAGAGACCGTGGATAATATAAGGTTCTCCCATACTACTGAAGCCAGGAAGTATCGTGGTATGCTATATTGTGTACCATCTTCATTAGATCTTTCAAGATATCAATTAAGGAGTTTTAGAGAATGAGTGATCCAGTGATTAGTTTAATAGCAACAGCTATACACACAGAGTTTTGGCAGCAACTTCATGCAGATTTAAGTAATGGTAATACTATACCGTTTGAAATGGTATTTGTAGGGCATACTCCACCAACCTTTCCTCTACCGGAAAACTTTATTTACATTCATAGTGAGGCCAAACCAGTTCAATGCCTGGAGACAGCCTGTAGGAATGCTAAAGGTGAGTATGTTATGATGGTTATGGATGATCAAACTCTACCTCCACAGATGTTGAATACTATGTATTCTTATGTTAAGCGTATGATTAGTGATAAAGCTAATGTTATGGCCAGGTTTGCTGATTCAGTGGAAGGTCCTCCAAGGGATCTTCTATTAGTGTATGATGTGTATAATCCTGATTCTCCGGTTCTGGGTGTTAATTTTATTATCAGACGTAATCTTTGGCAAGAACTAGGAGGTTTGGATCGGCGATTTTATGCGTTCAAAGCAGATCTTGATCTGCAGATGAGAGTATATGAGGCTGGGGGGCATCCTTTTTTGGTTCCAAATTGTCTCGCCAGAGAAAAACCACGACCAGGTTCTCGATTGACCAATACTTATAGTGCATCGGATAGTGCTACATTATACTCATTTTGGACACTTCCGGATGGGTCTGTCAGTAGGAAGCGTTTAGATGAAGTTCAAACTTTTACTGCTGAGGAGATTTCAATAGTAAGGTAGAAAGGTTTTATTATGAGTGATCCTATTATTAGTGTAATAGCTACCGCAGTTCATACTGAGTTTTGGCAGCAATTACATGCAAATTTAAGTAATGGTAATACCATACCATTTGAAATAGTATTTGTGGGGAATGTAAGACCAACCTTTGATCTACCAGAAAACTTCATATACATCTGTAGTGGAGCCAAACCGGTTCAATGTTTGGAAACCGCTTGTAGGAATGCCAGGGGTGAGTTTGTTATGATCATAGCGGACGATCACTTACCTCCTCCACAGATGTTGAATACTATGTATTCCTACGTACGTAGGATGATAAATAGCAAATGTGTTGTTGTGGCAAGATACATGGATGATATAGAGGACTGGATTCGTGATGAATTACTAAGTTTTTATGTACATGGTGCCACTTTTATAGAGGTTAGTCCGGTTGTTGGAGTAAATACAGTCCTTCGGAGAAGTGTTTGGACTGAATTGGGTGGTTTAGATAAAAGGTTTATATCGGTAAAATCTGATCTTGACATGCAGATGAGGTTCTATGAAGCTGGGGGACATCCTTTTATTGTTCCCACCTGTATAGTACGGGAAAGATCACATGATACACGTGATAGATTATTAGATGCAAGTGGGGATACAGATCTAGAGACTCTACGTACTCTTTGGATAAAGGATGATATAATAAGTAGACAACGTTTAGGTAGTGTTCAATCTTTTACAAGTGATGAGATACCTATTGTTAGGGAGAGAAATTGATGAGTACTCCAGTTATTAGTGTCATAGCTTCAGCAATTTTTACACAATACTGGGAAGAACTATATGAGCAATTATCTCATAAGAACAAAATACCTTTTGAGATAGTATTTGTGGGAAATGTAAGACCAATCTTTCCTCTACCAGAAAACTTCATTCATATCTATAGCGAAACCAAACCGGTTCAGTGTTATGAGATAGCTGCTAGGAATGCTAAAGGGAAATTCTTAATGACTTGTCAAGACGATTTAGTGTTTCCCGAAAAGTTTCTGAATGTCATGTATATGTATCTAGTTCGTATGCCTAATCCAGCGAAGATAGTTCTAACGCCAAGATTTAGTGATCGTTTGGATGGTCCACCACAAGATCAGTTGTTGAGTATATATCCAAACGATCTTGAATCGCCTATAGCAGGCGTTGGGACAATTTATAATCGACAATTATGGTATGATCTGGGAGGGTTGGATAGAAGATTTAACTTATTATTCTACGACCTTGATATGATGATGAGGATATATGAAGCTGGGGGACATCCTTTTATTGTTCCCAGTTGTATTGTTCGAGAACGACTACGTGGTGATCGGCCAAGGTTGATTGATGACTATCATCCGGATAGAAAATTATTGTATGCACTTTGGTTATTACCCAGCGATAAGCTTAGTAAGACACGATTACTACCTCTTGAACCCTTTGGAAAAAATGAGATTTCAATAGTGAGGTAGATATGGATTTAGATCTAGAAGGTAAGAGAGCAATAGTTACTGGTGGAAGTCATGGTATTGGCAGGGCCATATGTATAGCTCTGGCGGAAGAAGGATGTAATGTGGTTGTATGGGGAAAAACAGCAGAGCATGTTAAGGAAGTGGGAGATAGTTTACATAAGAAGTTAAGTGTAGATGTGGATCATCTGGGAATAGTTTGTGATGTTATGGATCGGATGGATGTTGATTCTAAAATTGATGCGATTAAAAGAAAATGGCAGGGAGTAGATATAGTTATAAATAATGTAGGTGGTGGAGGTAGGTGGGGATCCCCACTCTATGAAGAAACTCCCGTACATATATGGGAAGAAGTTTATAAGAAGAACGTGCTAACAGCAGTTAAATTTACTAATACCTTTCTTCCTGGGATGATAGAAAACAAGTGGGGAAGAATTATAAATATAGCTTCTATGTATGGAAAAGAGGGAGGAGGAAGACCCTGGTTTTGTTGTGCAAAGAGTACAATGATAGCTATGATGAAAAGTATGTCCAAAGAGAAGGAATATGCTAAGAGGAATATAACCTTTAATAGTGTAGCTCCCGGAAATATCTTGATTCCTGATACTGGATGGGATAAAATACAAAAAGATGACAAAAAGTTATTTGAAGAAGAAGTGAGTAAAATACCTATTGGTAGAATGGGTACTGTAGAAGAAGTAGCGTCAATTGTTACTTTCTTATGTTCTGATAGAGCTTCATTTATAAATGGAGCTTGTATTAGTGTAGATGGTGGACAGAGTAACAGTTTTTGATAAGGAGTAATACAATGAGTAAGTTTAGGAGTAAAAGAGAATCTTCAGAGGAAGTACCGAAAGAGAAAATAGTTCCAAGAAAAGTTGTAAAATCTTCAAAAAAGGTTAATGATAAGATTCAACTTTTTCATGTTGGAGGCGTTGGTAGTATAGGTCCAGCTGATGTACTTTTTGGTTTAGGACCAGATGGTATTCATCAGACTGTATTTGAAGCCAATAGTGAAGCACCACCTTCAAGTTCTCCCGTTCCCATTACACTTATTCCCAAGTGTTTGTGGAGTACTGAGAAAGAAATCGATTTTCATACCATGTGGAAACCCTTGGCTAGTAGTGTGTTTCGTGGAAGTAGGAAGAATAGAAAACTTCAACGAATGGATGTTGATAAGAGGTTAGTTGTGGAAGAAATGTGTCATGTGGTAAAAACAGAGAGGTTGGCAGCAACTACTCTTGATAAACTAATTGAAGATAAAGAAGTACCCATCCCTGACTTTTTGAGTATGGATGTTCAAGGAGCTGAGTTGGATATTATGAAGGGTGCAACAAAAGCTTTTGAAACAGACTTATTGGGTGTTTGTACAGAGATGGAGTTTCAAGAGTTGTATGAAGGCCAACCTTTATTTGCTGATCAGGATGCTTTTCTGAGAGCAAATCAGTTTACTTTATGGAGTTTCTTTAATGAAGAGTATTGGTATCCTGGTATTGTAATGGCACAAGGAGCTCTTACGGTAGTTGAAGGCGTTTATTTCCGGGATATGAGTTGGTTTATCAAGAGGTATAAGGATGATAAGTGGTCTCTTCTTGAAAGACTACTTAAACTGGCTCTGGTAACCAAGCAGTTTGGTTTTATCTCTTATGCAGTCTCGATACTGGATTGGATTTCTTACCAGATCAATGATACATATGCAGAGTTTCAAGCAGATTATAGGTACGCTTGGTTTGCAAATTCTATAATTGCATACCATACTTCTATGTGTAATGAGAGAATACCTTTTGAACAGATTCCCTCATGGATGCAAGTACTGGGTAGGCCTTCCAAATAAAAAGTAATTGGAAGTAAGGAGTAAAATATAGTGTTAAATGCAGAGATATGTAATTATCTTAAGGGTAAGAATTGTTTGGTCACTGGTGGGACTGGTTTGATCGGCCGGCAGGTGGTGGAGTTGCTTGTTGGTTGTGGAGCAGAAGTTACTTCGGTTTCTTTGGATGATCTAAAACTGAATGATAAGGTAACCTATGCTAAAATGGATCTATCTGGTTTTGAGGATTGTCTAGCTCTAACTTATAAGAAGGAGTGTGTATTTCATGTTGCTGGTATAAAGGGTTCTGTCCAGGTAACCAAGGAAAAACCAGCAAGTTTCTTCGTACCACTTCTAATGATGAATACAAACATATTAGAAGCTTGTAGGATAAACGAAGTTTCGAAAGTGGTTTATACTAGTTCTGTAGGAGCTTATTCCAGTGCTGAAGTGTTTCAGGAAGTATATGCTTATGATGGGGTTCCTATGGATGAGTACCCCGGTTGGGCCAAGAGGATGGCTGAACTACAAATACAGACTTATATGAAACAATATGGAATATGTAACTTTGCAATAGTTCGTCCGGCCAACATCTATGGACCGGGGGATAACTTTGATCCTGATAATGCAATGGTGATTCCATCTCTTATAGCTAAGATAGTGCGGGGGGACGATCCTATTAAAATCTGGGGAGATGGGAAGGCCATAAGAGATTTTGCTTACAGTTTGGATGTGGCAGAAGGAATTATTCAAGCTTTGTATTATGGCACATTTGGTTCACCTATCAACCTTGGGAGTGGAGTAGGTGTAACTATAAGAACCTTGGTGGGAACTCTCCGTGAGATTGTGGAGTTTAATTATGAATTTGATGAAACAAAACCATCGGGTTATCCCAAGAGAGTTGTGGATATTTCTCATGCGAGAAGAAGATTAGATTATAATCCTTCTGTAAGTTTAAGGGAAGGTCTACAGGAAACTTACAATTGGTACAAAGAGTTTGGTAATCAAGAAGCAGATAAGAGAAAGAATTATTTCAAGTGAGCAAACCATTGGTTAGTATATATGCTGCGGCAATACGTCCTCAATTGTGGATGAGATTGTATGAATCATTACAGAAGAATAATACTGTTGATTTTGAACTTGTACTTGTAGGTCATATACCCCCAACTTTTAATCTACCGGGTAATATGATACATATCAATTCTGGAGTTAAGCCTATACAATGTGCTGAAATAGGATTTAGAGCTTGTAAGGGGGATTTCTGTATCTTAGGATTCGATGACCTCATTTTTTGGGATGGGTGTTTAGATATTTTATATGAAAAGTTTATGGCAGTGGGTAGCGATTGGTTTCTCCCATGCTGTACACAGTGTAATCCGTGGGATGTTCCACTTACTCCTCTCGATATGAGATTTTGGGCTGGTATTGAATCCTCACCTATACTTCCCATTTGTGGTATGTATAAAAGGAGTATACTCGAAAGTATAGGTCCTAGAGATCGAAACTTTGTCCGCTCTTATGCTGATGTGGATCTGGCTATGAGATTTTATGGACAGGGTGGGAGAGCCGAGATTTTTGAAGTTGCTAAAGTAACTGAAAGACCTATAGATGCTACATTTGATTCTGGTTTGAATTGGTTGGGATCACAGAGAGATGGACCATATTTGAGAGATCTTTGGACTGTGATTAACCCTGAAAAGGATTGGCCTATTTATTGTTCTAATGGTGAGTCACATATTTCTAAAGTAAGATTACGTCCAGTTGAACCTTTTGAAGGGGATTTGTTACTTAAATCACAAGGAGTAAATGATGGTGATTGGCAGTGAAAAACCTTTAGTCAGCGTTTATCTACCGGCAATTAGACCACACTGGTGGATGCGTATGCATGAATCATTGCAGAGTAATAAGGATGTGGATTTTGAACTTATTTTTGTGGGTCATGTTCCTCCAGACTATGTTCTACCAGGTAATTGGACTTATATCAATTCTTCTGTCAAACCGGCCCAATGTGCAGAGATAGGTTTTAGAGCCTGTAAAGGTGAGTTTTGTATGGCACTTGCTGATGATATTGTATTTGGTGAGAGGTGTTTGGACATATTGTATAATAAGTTTATGTCTCTCAATAATGATTTGCTAGTGGTATCTTGCATACATCATGCCGGAGGGAAGGCTCTACCAAAAGAAACCAGTACTTTCATTCCCGGCAGAGCGGATACTCCTAATCATCCAATCGGAGGTATGCTTAAGACTGAGGTATGTAGATCTTTAGGACCTAGAGATAGGAATTTTGTTTGTACCTATTCCGATGCTGATATAATCTTTCGATTGTATGCTTTAGGAGGTCAAAGTGTGATTTGTGATGAAGCTCATGTTCATGAAGTAAATCCTCCCGATACAAAATTTGACTCAGGATTGAACTGGATAGGTAAAGATATAGATTGGCCACTGATGTTAAGTTTGTGGTTTGATGGGAATACCTATATAGTTAATAGGAAACGTCCTGTTGAACCTTTTGTAGATCAAGATCTTTTAACTATCTCTCAAGGTCCTAAAGGACCAGAAGGAAGGTGGGTATGATGAAACCCGTAATAAGCCTATATGTTCCAAGTATACGTCCGGAGAATTGGTTAGCTCAATATACATCTATTAAAGAAACTAATGTAGTACCTTTTGAGATTATTTATGTAGGACATGTTCCTCCACAACCAGTGGGCTTACCTCCTGAAATCATCTATATTCACTCTCCTGTTAAACCTTCTCAGTGTGCGGAGATTGGTCGTAGAGCGTGTGAAGGTGAATTCTGTATATTTGCTCAGGATGATATCGGGTTTGGTCCAGGTACTCTGGATATCTTACTTGCTAAATTCCAAGAAATGGGGAATGATAAGGTTGTTATATCTTGTATGCCTTACTTGAATAATGTTCCATTAGAGACTGCAAGATATAGATTTTGGGATAGTGAGAGGGGTAGTCCTATGACTCCTTTGTGTGGTCTTTATAAGAAGAGTGTTCTTGAGCAGTTGGGTGGTATTGATAAAAACTTTATCTGTACAGCTTGGGATATTGATATAGCCATGCGGCTATTTGAAATAGGAGGGTATGGTATATTCTGTGAGGGAACTATTGCTAATGAGGTTGTCCTTCCGAACATTCCAAGATTATGTTCTTATGGGGAAAATACAGATCGTCCATATATGCAAAATTTGTGGTCCATGACTCATGAAGAATATGCTAAAGTGGATAAGAGTACATTTAAGATACATTATACTAATCCTTTACGAGTTCCTGATGGTGTTATATGTAAGAACAGAAGAAAACCTGTTGAGAGTTTCTCTCCCATAGACATACTCGTTGTATCACAGGGGCCAAAAGATAAATGGGTATAGTATGGGTTATATTAGAAGACATGTTAGGAGGAATCGTCGTACGGCTGGTCGTGGTAGTAGTACCACCGCTCGTACTCATAAGTCTTCTGTGGAGTCATCAGTAAGTGTAAAGAAAGAAGAATCAGTTATTTTGGATAGTTATATGGGAGAAGCTTTTGTAAATAAAGAAGATATAAAAATGAGTTGTAAAAAACCAGTTATCAGTATTTATACACCAAGTATACGACCTTGGTTTTGGGCAAGGATGTATAATTCCCTACTTTCAAGTTCCATACCATTTGAAATTATTTTTGTTGGTCCTAAAAGATCTTGTTATAAAATACCACCAAACATACATCATATTCGTTCTAATGTCAAACCAGCTCAATGTGCTGAGATTGGTTTGCGAGCTTGTAAAGGTGAATATTGTATGTTTGCCCAGGATGATATAGTTTTTAGTAAGAACGCTTTAGATATTTTATATGAAACTGCAGTTTCAGAAGGTGATGATGTTGTAGTGTCTTGTATTCCTTTTGTTAATGGGAAGAGGTATAATACTTCCTACTACAGATTTTTTCCGGTAGAAGATAAGAATAAAATTCATAAGAAAAATAGTCCTATTATTCCTCTTTGTGGTATATATAATCTAGATGTTGTACGAGAATTGGGTGGAGTAGATAGGAATTTTATCAGTTCTTTTTGGGACATTGATTTAGTTATGAGGTTCTATGAAGCTGGTGGAAGAGCAATTTTCTCTGAATCTGCAGGAGCCAATGAAATTATTATTTCCCCATTAGGGAGATTAGGATGTGAAGGATTAAAAGATCGAACTTTAATAGAGGCATTATGGACCTTGAAGCATAAAGAGTATAATGCTTTAAGTCATACTACTAGAGAGAGTATAGAGATTATACATTTTGATCCAAACATACATGTTGGAATTATTCTCAAGCATAGGACTCATCCAGTCGGATCTTTTAGAGATCATAATCTTTTAACGGTTTCTCAAGGTCCAAAAGGTAGATGGGTATGAAACCAGTTATTAGTATATACACACCAAGTATTCACCCAGAGTTTTGGATGAATATGTACAATTCTTTACTGGGTAATTCTATCTCCTTCGAGTTGATATTTGTTGGTCCAATTTCTCCTGATTACGATCTCCCTGCAAACATCCATCATATATATACTGAAGTCAAACCAGCTCAATGTGCAGAAATAGGTTTTAGAGCCTGTAAAGGTGAGTTCTGTATGTTTATAGCTGATGATATAACTTTTAGTGAAAATGCTTTAGGTATTTTATATGAAATCTCAGTTTCAGAAGGTGAAGATGTTGTAGTATCTTGTGTACCATCTGTAAATGGTACACTTATTGATACTTCTTACTACAGATTCTTCCCAATAGGACCAGAATCGGTTACTCGCAAAAAAGATAGTCCCATAACTCCTTTAGGAGGATTATATAGGAAGGATACCATAAAAGAGTTAGGAGGAATTGATAAGAACTTTGTCTCTGTTATTTGGGATTTTGATATAGTTATGAGATTTTATGAACAGGGTGGAAGAGCAATGTTTTGTCCTCAAGCGATTGCTGATGAGACTGTCGTATGTGAGAGAAGTAGACTAATTGCCGAAGCAGCAGTAGATCGTACTTTACTGAACCATTTATGGTTGATCAATTATCACGATTATATGAGTATGAGCGAAGAGCAGATAAATGAACTTGAAGTTTGTTACGTAGATGATTACCAGATAGTGGATTCTATAGGTCATGCGGGAGTTATTCTCAAACATAGAACCCGTCCTGTTGAACCTTTTGAAGATAAAGATTTACTAACTATATCTCAAGGACCTAAAGGAAGATGGGTATGAAACCTGTAATAAGTATATATGCGCCCAGTATTCACCCAGAGTTTTGGATGAATATGTACAATTCTTTACTGGGTAATTCTATTTCGTTTGAGTTGATATTTGTTGGTCCAGCCCCTCCTGATTATACTTTGCCTCCAAATACCCATCATATTAACAGTCCTGTTAAGCCTGTACAGTGTGCAGAGATTGGTCTTAGGGCCTGTCAAGGCGAATTTTGTATGTTCATGGCTGATGATATTGTTTTCAGTGAGAAGGCTTTGGACATTTTATATGAGTTTAGTATATCATATGGTGAAGATGTAGTTGTATCTTGTGTACCGTCCCTTAATGGTAGACTTATTGATACTTCTTATTATCGTTTCTTCCCGGTTGATAATACTGGTATTCCCATCCATAGGAGAGATAGTCCTATAACTCCCATAGGAGGATTGTATAGAAAAAGTACTATAATAGAATTGGGTGGAGTAGATAGGAATTTTATCAGTTCTTTTTGGGATGTTGATTTATCTATGAGGTTTTATGAAGCTGGTGGGAAAGCACTATTTTGTCCTGCGGCGGTTGCTGATGAGATTATTCTGACTGAAAGGGGAAGATTAGCTTTACTGGGAGCAACAGATCGTCTTTTACTGGAAGAATTATGGACCATGCTTTATGATGATTATATGGATATGAGTGAAGAAGAGAGAAGTAAAATTGAGGTTTGTCATGTTGATGAGCATTTATCAGTAGGAGTTATTCTCAAACATAGAACTCATCCAGTTGAACCTTTTGAGGATTATAATCTAATGACTGTATCACAGGGTCCTAAGGGATTAGAATGTAGATGGCCATGAGAGTTCTTTTTGTTGTAGCACAATTAGATTTTGCCGATCATATAGCAGTGGCTTATCTGTCTGCAGTGGCGAAGCAATTAGAATGGGATACCTCTTTTTGTAACTTAGCAACTGATGATCTTAATTGGATGTTAGCTTATTTTGCTCCAGCAGTTGTGGCTTATTCAGCAAATATCATGGGATTTAGAAAGTTGGTAGAAGCACACGAACTTGTTGCTAAATTACGGGTCCAAACAGTTTCTATCATGGGTGGTCCTCATCCAACAGTATCTCCTGAGACTTTTCTTGAGAGTGGGATGGATGCTTATTGTATAGGAGAAGGAGAAGGTGCTTTCAAAGATTTTCTTATAGCAGTAGAAAGTGGTCAACCCTTTTATGATATTCCAAATCTCATAACCAAATGTACTGCTCACCCTGGTTGGCAACAAAATGAAGTTCGTCCTACAATAAAAAATTTGGATTCCTTACCAATGCCAGATAGGGATCTAACTATTGCTAATTCTTTTCTTCGGGATGTACCTAAAAAGACTTTTTACGCAACTCGTGGTTGTCCTTTCCAATGTAATTACTGTTGCAATAATCACTATCATAAATTATACAAAGGGAAGGGACCATTGGTTAGAAGATTTTCAGTGGATCGTCTTATTGATGAGATCCTAGATGTTAAGTCCAAATATAGAATGGACTTCGTCAAGTTCGGGGATGATCTTTTTGCTACAAAAGCAGATGAGTGGATGTATAAATTTGCCATTGCTTATAGTACAGAAGTGAGTATCCCTTTTAATTGCTATCTGCGTTTTGATAGGGTGGATAAAGATCTGTTAAGGTTGTTGAAGGAAGCGGGTTGCTATTCTGTTCACTTATCTGTTGATAGTACTTCTCAATATATTCGAGAAACTGTATTGAATAGGCAGATGAAGGACGTTAATATAGTTGGTACTTTGAAGATGATACAAGATATGGGTCTGAGGAGTTGGGTGAATTTCATGCTTGCCCTTCCTGAATCTACCCTACAAAATGATTTAGATGCTATCAAAGTTTGTAGAGAAGCAAAAGTTACTTATGCATCCTATACTACTACTGATCCCATGAGAGGTACTAAATTGTTTGATTCGTGTGTAGAGAAGGGATATATAGATAAGGATTATGAAGGGGATATGACTAAGTTATGGGAGAGGTCTCCTTTATCTTGTTTCAGTAAGAAAGAGAAGAATATAAGATACAATATATATTTTCTCGGTTCTTTCATTACTAAACTACCCCTATCACTATATAAGTTTGGGCTGTTTCTAATAAAACATGTTCCTCCAAATCCATTATTCAGATGGATTCATAATTGGTATTATCGTTACAGTATCACACATACAATCTTTCAATTACCGAAAGGAGAGATATGGAAACTGAAGAATCAAAGTTAGTGGTACAGGGAACAAAATTACCCGGAGTCCTTCTATTTAAGAGAGAGGCGTTTGAAGACCATCGTGGGAGTTATGAACCATTGTGGAATCTACCGGTATATGAAGATATAATTCAAAAGATGTGTCATGTAAGACTATCTTTTAAGGAGGACGACATTGCAGTATCTACTAGAGGGGTTCTGCGTGGTTTACATGGGGATGATAGGACTTGGAAACTAGTAACTTGTTTGAAGGGGAAGTATTACATAATTGTTGCTTGTTATGATCAGGCATCTCCTAACTGTTTTGATTGGGAATCTTTTGTTCTATCAGATAGTAATAAGTTACAACTATTGATTCCTCCTCATTATGGTCATGGTTATTGTGTTATGAGTGAGGAAGCTATTTTCCACTACAAGCAATCCTGTATTTACCAGGGTATGAGTGAGCAGTTTACAATAAGATATGATGATTCCAGATTTGGTTTTTGGTGGCCTATACAAAATCCTATTTTGTCCTTAAGAGATTCGAAAGGTGAAACAGTATGAACAAGTTTTATGAGGGAAAGAGAGTCCTAGTTACCGGAGCATCTGGATTGAGTGGATCGCATCTTATGTATTCCCTTCTAAAAGCAGGTGCTCACGTAAGAGTTGTTGAACATGTTAAACTTATTGAAGATACTGCTCCTAATCTAGAAATCTTCAAAGGTGGATTGTGCAATATAGATAGTTGTAAAGATGCTGTGAAAGACATTGATTTTGTGTTCCACTGTGCTGCAGTAACTTCTGGTGCTATGGATATAGTTAATAATCCGGCTAAACATATAACTCCCAATCTTATTATGTGCTCCAGGATGTTGGAATGTGCTGCTGCAGTGGGGGTCAAACGCTTTTTGTTCATGAGTAGTTCCACAGTGTATCCTGATTGTACTGATGCAATGAGAGAACCAGATGCTTGGACTGAGGATGTTCATCCCGCTTACCAGGCTGTGGGATGGATGAAGAGATATGTGGAAAAGTTGTGTGAGTTCTATCATGATAGAACTGATATGAAGGTCTGTATAGTCCGTCCTGCAAACATATATGGTCCGGGAGATGATTTCGATCTGGAGACTGCACATGTACTTCCTGCACTCATTCATAAAGTAGTAAGAGGGGATAATCCTTTGGAAGTTTGGGGCACTGGGGATGATATAAGAGAATTCATTTATGTGGGAGATATAGTACGGGGAATGATACTTGCTTTGGAAAAGTATTGTTGTGGGAAACCAATCAATCTAGGTTCGGAAGAAACTACTTCTATCAGAGAAATTGTTCGTTTCATAGTTTCTTTTTGCGAAACTAATACTAAAATTGTATTTGATCCTTCCAAACCCAGTACTATACCAATAAGAAGATTGGATTCTTCTCTGGCAAAAGCGGTTCTGGGTTTTGAACCAATTACAAGTTTGCATAATAATCTGATGCAAACTATTAACTGGTATAAAGAACATAAGGAGAGTCACGGATGATAAGTAAAGAAAGACTATGGTTACCACATTTTGGAGAGTTAATTGATAGGTTATGTATTCATCAACTAAAAGAAGTGAATATCCCGGAGCATAAAGATAGGTATTCTGTTGAGATGGTGCAGATAATGAATGATATTGATCTGCTTATCAAAGAGATGGATGTTCAAACTTCTGCAGAACTAATAAGAGCTATAATAGTTCTCGCCCAGATAAATACGCATATTTGGAATAATGAGAGTAATGCAAGAAAAGGGGGAACCCAAGATCTAAAACTTCTTGAACTCACTCATGGGTTAAACGGCATACGAAATAGCACACAAAACTTTATCCTGGAACTTATAGGACAGTTGGATAGAAAAGATTACAAAACTGATTGTCTGGCAGCGGAATTCAAAGACTGGGAGATTAGTTTAGACCGATATGGAGAAGAGAGTACAAATGAAGATATCTCTGCTGGTTAATTCTCGAAAAAGATGTGAATCTCTAAAGCGTATGTGGGATTCAGCCTTAGGAACTGCTTCTTACCCTAAGAGGTTAGAGTTGATTCTTTATGTGGATGATGATGATGTTGATACTCAAATGTTCTACAGTTGTAATATAAGGGATGTGAAAACTAAACTTCTTACTGGTCCTAGGAAACCGATTATAGCGGAGTGTACAAATCTTGCTTATCAGCATAGTAGTGGTGAAATAGTTATGCTATGTACTGATGATGTTATATTCCACACTCATGGATGGGATCGATTAGTGTTTGAAGCTTTCCTGGAGTATCCAGACAGAATAGTTATGGTTTATGGGGAGGATGATATTCAGCATGGTAGCATAGCTACTCTTCCATTTGTGCATCGGAATTGGGTGGATACTGTAGGTTACTTTATACCACCACACTTTGTGAATGAGTTTGGGGATATGTGGGTATCTGATGTGGCGAAGATGATTGGTAGGAAGAAGTACATTCCTCATATGAGAATACAACACTTGTCTCCCCATAAAGGGACCATGGAAGCCGATCAAACTTTTACCGAGAGAGCAGCTATGAGTGCTGCAGTAAGACCCTGGAAGAAGTGGATGGAGTATTATCACTCTCTTCTTCCTAAACGGAAGCAGGATGCTGAGAAGTTGCAAAGTTTTATATCAGGTTTTCCAAAGAGTTAAGTTATGGGATATCTTACAACTCATGCAAAAAGAAACCACGCTTCTGTAACCAGAAGAAATAAGATTAGAACTAATCCTACCCATATAGACTCCCAGAGTAGTAAAGATATATCAGAGATACTTCATGCGGGAGATTGGGCGGGAAAGAGATGTTTTCTGTTAGGTGGGGGAGACAGTTTACGTGGTTTTGATTATACTTTCTTATCCGGAGAATTAACTATAGGAGTAAATAGGATTTTTGAAGTTTGGGATAGTACTATTAACTTTTCCATGGATATAGGTTTTTGTGAATGGTTGAATCATCATAAGACAAATCAAGAAGAGTTGGACAGGAGATTACAAAGGTGGAGAGAATTTACCGGGATAAGGTTATTCCTGGAATCCACTACAAGAAATTATGGTCCAAATACTTATATAATCAAAAAAATGGCTGAGAGGGCAATAAGTCTTAGTCCCAAGAGGGGAATATACGGTGGGACGAATTCTGGTTTTGGTGCTCTTATGCTGGCAGTGGCTCTGGGAAGTAAAGAGATATATCTCCTTGGGTATGATATGAAAGTCCAAGGTGAATCTACTCATTGGCATGAGGGATATCCCGGTCAGTCTGCACAAAGAACCGCAAAAGTTTTAGGTAGATTTACCAAAATTTTTGAAGAGTTTAGTCCTTCTTTGGAGAGAATGGGTATAGAAGTCATTAACTTAAATCCAGATAGTGCACTAGATTGTTTTGTAAAACAAGATCTTACTTCTGTACTTACCACTAAAAGTCCTTCTTCTTCTCCTACTCATAGTTTGACAGATACTATGGTACACCTAAGTAGTGGGGGTAATGCTAAATTCCCAGTTATAGTTTCTTTCTACACTAAAGATACCGGGTATCAGGAAGAAGCAAAGAGGTTGGCGGGTTCCCTTCGGGGACTAAACCTTGACTTTGAAATAGTGGCCATAAATGATAGAAGAAACTGGCAGGCAAATGTTCGGTATAAACCAGTATTGATGAAGAAGATGCTAAAAAGACATCATCCAAGACCAATAGTATATGTGGATGCTGATGCTATTTTTGTACGTCATCCAGAATTGTTTCTAAATTTAGAGACCGATCTGGCTATGCACAAAGTGAAGTGGAGTGAATATGGGAGGAATAAACCGGATGAACTTTTGGGTGGTACAATATACATGGCTAATAGTAGTCGAATAGATTCTATTCTGGATAAGTGGATACATGAGTGTGAGACTCAACCGATGTCGATATGGGATCAAAAGATACTGTATAAAATAGTGGGGGAGAATTTTTATAAGCTTCCTGCAGAATATTGTACTATATTTGATTCAATGGGAGTTAATGTACAAAATCCTGTTATATTGCATAATCAGGCAAGTAGAAGACTAAGACATTCTCATAGGAGGATACGAAGGCCGGGAAGGAAAGTTCGTACCAGATAGGAATTCATTTAGGTATCTCCACCCCGACGGCTCGGATGTGGGGTATAGGAAGAAATTCTTATGCCCCCCTCCGGGCTTTCTTATTTTTGAATAAGAGTACACTGATCTTCATCAACTACAATTGGATCACTATATAAAGGTTCGAATTGTATTGCTAATTTCCTGCTAGGAGAATCAGAATTTATTTCCACTACTTTTCCTTTGACGTTTACACCATCTCCAATCTTTATACATTCTTTACTCATTTCTTCTCCTTTACTGGTGCCAGGCTTACTTGATCCCTCCCAGGATCTGATTTAAGCGTGTTTTTCCATTGATTTTACTCATGACACCCTGTTTTGATAATAGTCCTTAATTTCCGTTCTATTTCGATTCCTTCCCGGGAATTCAATTGTAGGACCTCTCTTATATAGGATCTGATTTTTTTGAAGTTACTACCCACTAATTCAGAGATTGGCATTGGTGGTTTTATAAGAAATAGTAGATAAGTCATTTCCAGGGAAGTCACTTGTTTGTTGAAATCTATCAATACATCAAAAGCACTTGGTTGTACTATATTTGAAAGTGAAGTTGTGTTGTTCTCAATATTTACACATTTATAAGATTTTCTTACTATTATACTATATTTATTTTTCAAACTTCTTTTTAATAAAGCAGGAAAAGGACCTATTTCTTTTTTATACTTATCTCGAGTAGAGAGAAATACTACTATTCCTTCGTTTATAAGATCTTGAATTTCATAATGAATGGTGGGTTTTTTTAGTTTGATTAAACAGACACGAGCATATTGTTCTATAATATCAATATAGTCACTCAGTGCTATTCTTTCTTCTTGGTGCATTGGTGTTTCCTTTGTCTGGATTGTGTATGAAGATTCTACCCATGAAATTCTTGGCCACTAGTTTACCTTGACCAATTCTATTATATATAGTAGCTACTGATACCTTCTCTTGTTTAGCTACGAGTGCTGCAGGTACCCACATGGGAGTACCATAGATATTAGATTCAGCCAGATCTGCTTGTTCTAGAACTGGTAGAGTATCAACCAAACGTTTTTTTCTTGCCATTACTTATTCCTTTCGATTCTTGTATAATAAATTAGACTTTTATAAAAATCAAACATAAAATTTATTTTTTATTCAATAGGTGGGGGAACTTAATATTAGGTTTTTAGATATTACTTCTTTTGAAATAAAGAATTCATATAGTTCATACGATTCAGCAGAGTTCAAGTAAATCACTTCCTTAGTATGATCTGGCATCCAATCAATGATGTATCCCGGACTATGTAAGAAGTGGAATCTAATCTTTTCACAAGATACCATCCCTCGGTTTTTCTTCGATCTTTTGATTAGAGTCAGTATTTTATCTATATCTTGTTGATCTCTAAAGGTTTTGTACATAGTCCATTGGTTGATGTCAAAGTCGTCCGGAGTACATATATCAATCCGGGTGACTCTTGAAGTCTCATATTTGGACATAAGTTGTTGTAAAGATACTTCAGTATCCCATCTAGTATTACCCACTGGTGTGCCATCACAAGAGAATAATATGATACAAATTACAAGGATTGATCCTACCACTACTGCCACTGATATAAATCCTAAAATACGCCACAACATAATTAGCTCCTTAACTGATTTTTATACCAAGTTCTTTGGCTTGTTTCTTAATTTCCGTCCAACCACAATCACATCGCTCGTCTACGTAACTGCCACTTCCTGATATCTCCGCATTGCATACGGGTCCGTGACCGCCCCGTTCTATCACCTCACTCAGTAGCTTGAGGGCGGCGTCGTTTTCATGTATAACTCTATCAGCTTCTGTTAGTATCCTATCCACAAAATTCCAAACTTTGTCATCGACTACATAAAATTTACCATCAATCGTTAAATAACTACTCATCACTCGTCCCTTACTTTGTTATACGTATTAGTTTTGAATGTATTCCATAAGTACGAAATTTGTTTCCCGTTATATACCCATTTACTATATTTGTTGTTGCATAAGAGAATGCATTAAATACTGTATGAGCTTTCATCAAATCGAAATAATACAAATATAACCACTGGGTCGATCCTTCCATGAAGTTACCGGGATATACCGGCTCCTTCCAGCCAATAAAGATCCCCCACTGGGTATCCCATAATCCAAGTGCATAAGCATAGTCAGTGTGAAGAGCAGAGTTACAGGCATCTATTTGAACATATTTGAATTTCTGTGTTTTCCAAATATCAAGAGAGGTCAAGAAGTAACCTTTATCCTCCCACTTTCCGGGGAGGTCGTCCCCTCCTGGTGGAGTCATGCTACCTGGGTGAGAGAATAGTCTTCCATCTTCTACTTCAATATAAGTTCTTTGAATATCTTGTACATGATAACTCCCATGTCCATGATGTATCCAAACTTTTGTCTTCGGACCAGATAAACAAGATAAAAGATTATCCCCTGTCAAGTGTTCATCATATAGTGTTATAAGATCATAGCCAAAACTTTTTAAGAGTGCTCTCTCTTTGAGTATAGTCTTAAATCTTGCTCTACCTACTTTGCTATTTTGTACACTCATAACTGCTTCTAAACTATTCATCTTACTTGCAGTTAGATTAGGTTTCTCCGAGCATACCTTTTCCCAATATTCTAACAAAATATCATTAGAACACATGGGTATATTAGGATCAGGTACATTAGGATCAGGTACATTAGGATCTACAACTTCAAAAAATTGTATTCGATAAAACCCTTCCATTGGAATACATGGATCTGAGATAGTTATTTCTATATCACCGCTATCATATTCTTGAGATTCCCAAAGGATAATATCATTTTCCCACTCATCCATATCTACTATACGAAACTTTGCTTTATTATTTCCTATATAAGTAGTTATTATCTCAAAGTATTCTTCATAAGTATTACTAACGACGGTCTGATGAAATTTGTTATTGAAGTGGACAAATATAGATTGGGTTGCTATTACTCTGTCAAAAGTATTATAACAAATGACAGTTAAAATATGTTCTCCATTAGTATATAGGACAGATTCTAATATGCAAGAACTATCTATACCATCTCCTATATGAAGAGGTATATTATCTACGTGTATTTCATCTAATAGAAGATGGACGGTATCTACTCTTTCCTGATCAATATCTTCAATCCAAATCTGTACATCTCCACTTATTGTATCAATAGGCTGATTAAGTTTGATATTAAATGGTAGGTTTATATTTAGATCTAAAAGATTCACTATGCCATCTTCATTAAGATCATATATAGCACAGGTCGGACTATTCGGATCCAGGTAAATAGGTTGTTCTCTATCTTGAAGCCAACATCTTGAAAAAGGTAAGAAATCTTCAAAAGTAAGATTTTGTCCTTCTACTAGATTACAGGCAAAGAGTAGATAAAAGGCTAGGACTAAGAACAAAATTCTTTTTCTCTGTCTTTTATTAACCATCATTTGATCTCCTATCTATGTAGTATATTATAGCTCTAATTTTATAAAAGTCAAGTCTGGTTAGTGGATAATTCTTCGTCTTTTTGGTCTTTTTTCCTCTTTATTATCTCTTGCTACCTTTCTTTTAATCATACGTACTGCCTTTGCATCGTCTTCACTTAAAGATCTGTTCCATTTATTTTTTAACTTCCACCATTCAACAGCGGACCAAATCTTATCTTTGTCTACCTTTAATTGATCCGATATGAGTCTTACTAACCCTTTTTCTCTCTCTAACTCTTCTAGTCTCATCCTTTTTATATTCTTTAATATAGAAAGAACCTCTAAATAATTTCCCCTATCTATCCTACTATTGACATAGTAATCTATATCCTCTAACTCTATCTGATCATAATTAAGAACAAACCAGTAATCGGCCCCTATCCAAAACGTCACCCTCTTCTTCCTATCATAACTATCATCATAACGACGCCAAACTGAATCACCTGGCATGTATAAAAAGCCAAACTTATCATCTTCTTGCTTCGAGATAGTATATATCCCTTTACCAGGAGAGGAAAGGAATCTATATTGATAGGCTACATAAGAGCCTATTGATCCAGATCTTAATTCATCACACCAACCATAAGGCAAACCACAAAAGTAGATCCTAGAACCTATCTTGATCTTACTATTGGTCTTCTCGTGCCAATCCTTATATAGTAACGTCCCATCAGATAAACTTGGCTCATCATCCCTAATCAATTTTATACGATCCTGATAAGTAGAAGGATCCGCTAACTGAATTCCGAAAGGTTTAGGATCTAAAATAGCTGTTCTATCTAACAGACCCTGCAACATTATCATCTGCTTCTTATACTCCATCTCCTCTTCTTCAACACGTTCTAGACCACCAAACCTATCACTTTTTATCTTTTCAAATTCATCATTAGAAGGGAATAATCTATGACCTATAGATATGTCACTCCATATACGATACACATTATTACCATTTCTTATCAAAATATATGTACAATGATTCTCCATATTATTAAAGCAATTGAGAATAGCTTCCCCATAATCTTTATCCTTCCTCCTTATCCTCATACATACAATCCCTTTCTTCTCAGGGAGGATCTTTCCCATATTCTCCCCTGATAATAACCATTCATCAAACTTATGCACCCCCCTAAAATCTAAACCTTGATCTTCAACAACACCTACCTCCTCATCCATATATAGTCTCTGCTGATGTATACAAATAGGCTCTGACTCTTCACATGCAACCCCTTCTTGTATTTGAACAATCTCTTCCTCTATTCCTAAATACAATTCTATAATGCCTATAACTTTACATACCTTCTCCATCTTCTCCTTCTGCTCATGCAAGACAGAAAGCAAAGCATTACTCTTCCTTTCTAATAATGCTCTCATGATATTATACCGATCCATCCTACTTTGTATATCACCTTTTACTCTTTCCAATTGACCAGGATCGGCTCGTACAGCTAATGCCGTTTCATCTACTTCCTCTTCTACACTCTCCTCTTCTTCATCAAACTCACCAATCTTTTGGAAAGTAGATTTTTCAAATTGGTCTACAAAAGAGTCGAAGTCCTCTTTCTTTTTTATATGACCTATAACAACAAATCTTTCCTGAAATTCCTCAAATTCAATCTTACCATAGGTACTCCAACCTTCTTCATACTCAACTATCAGATGTATAGTTTTTCTTACACTTTTAACCAAAAAGATACTTCCCCTTGATATTTCTATAACCACATCATTAGACTTAGGAAGATTACTCTTGTCTATTGATAACGAAGACTTAGCTTTACTTATTTTAGTCTTACCTGACATTACTTTTCTCTATCTTATTTACAATACAGCTCCTGTATTTTTATCTACAATGGTATAACCTAATTGGTTAATAATCTTTAAGTGTTCTGGGGTAAACTCTTCCTTTCCAATTAAGTTCGATAGTAATTGGGATTGTTTACAGACGGGAGTTACCAAATATATTCCAAACTCTCTTCTGGCATGAACTTTGATTTTCATATCATTTTGGGGCATTCTTTCTTCTCCTCTTTTTTTGTACATATCGGGTAAAGGAAATCCTACAGTGGGGTTTTCTATCTTTCATGAAATGGTTAAGATGATTCCACAGATCTTCCACATATCCTATCCAACCATCTACCTCATAAGGGGCTAGTAAAGGTTGGGCAACCTCCTTCTTTTCACCCACCGTTGAGAAGTCAGGAGGCAGTTCTATGAGTTCTTCTTTGTTCTCATATTGAGTGCCTACCAGATCTAAACCCCTGACTTCTAGTACGACATCCATATAACCTGTTCCGGTTAAGCACTTCATTAGATCTTCATGGGAAAGTTTGACCTGTACAAATTCTATATGAGCATCAGTATCTTCAATTCGTATCATCATATAGTTGGGTTCAGTATTACTTTGCACATTCCTAATTGTTAACTTACCTTTTAAGTCCATGGTAACTCCTTTACTCTGTTCTATCCTCTAATCTAGCCAGGTCCTTTTTTACTCTTTTTTCCATAGTTGCGAGTTCATCTGCTCTTTGATCCAATTGTTTGAAGGTCCTACTATCTCCAGACTCTCTTATTTCGACTCCCATGGATAGACCAATCACTTTACTTTCAAGTTGTTGTACTCCAAGAAGTTCATTAAGTCCCCTAGCAAAGTGATAGCGTATTCTTGCAATAACTTTATCTGCCTCTATCAGACCAATATCGTACAGTATATATAATTGTTCATCTCCACCGGTTCTTACAAAGAGATGGTCCATTCCATGCCGAACACAGTTCTTGGCTGTTGTCGCAGCTAATAAAAGAACAGCATCTCCTTTATGGTGCCCAAGAGTGTCATTAACAATTTTGAGATTGTCAACATCTACTCTAATGAAAGCCATGGGCACCTTTTGTTCATCCGCTTTGACAAACAGATGATGAACTAGACTCTTTGCATGGGATGGTACGGTCAATCCAGTAGTATCATCAGTAGTTAGTTTTTGCCATTGTTCTTCAGTTATTGTTTTTGTCTTCATTACTTTTCTCCTTACTTCATATCTATTATATCCTATGATTTTTTGGTAATGGTTGACTTTTTTTTATTCCATTTATCCACAACCAAGTTTTTATCTTGAAGATCCACCTGATAATTCTGGTTTTTGTGGTTCTTCTTAGTACATAATACCTTTTACAGGTAGAACATCTTTTTATGGTATACAGATTTGAATAACTTTTTCCTTCTTGAAGTCCAGATCGCAAAACTTCTGCAATTTGCCTTGTATTAAAACTTACCCCATGCTTGCATTTTTTTACTAATCTAAAATTCATATCTATATCTCCTTATCCTTTAACCTTTCTACTTTCTCCTAAAATAAATAACACCCACCCGGGCCGGAGGTGCCCGGGTGAGCATTGGAGAAAAGAATACTACCCACTGGTGGCAGTGAGTAGATTGTAAGCTTTTTGTCTCAACATCGCTCCACCTTTATACAGTATGGAGCCAAAACGAATATCCTCTGCTTTCTTACCTTTTTGTACCCGCGAACCACGGTTGTGGTCCACCCAGGTGGTCACAGCATTGAATGCAGCCCACTTTGTACCACGGAAAGCCTTTGTGGTTTTGTCTCCATGGTAGATATCCAAGATGTGCTGTCGGGTGTTCTTCCTCTTGGTGGACTCTTCTTTACCCTCTTTATTGGGCATTAAGGTTATAGCAAACTTTTCCATCTCCTTATCGGTGAACTTGACTTCCAACAGTAACTTGTTGTACTGCTCTTCCATGTACTTATAGTACGCGTCGACCAATTTCAGGGCTTTCCTACACTCTTCCATCCGTTGGTCATAACTACCGGTATGACGAATGGTGAAGGTACCTGATCGGTCCCGTAATGCGGCGGACATGGTATTATTGCATACCACTCGGATGGGAGTAATCTTGGTGTGAATCGCCATGCTACCATCATGCCCGGCGGCAAGGAGGAGGTACTTATTGATCTGATCATCTCCCACCATCATATCACCTTTCAACTTGATGGTGATGAAAACCTTCTCACCATCGAACAGTTGTCCTGCGGTATGGTAGATTGCCTGGCCCTCGGCGATAACTCCATCGAGGAAATCAAAGAGTTTCTCATTCGGCACCGGATGATAATTGGGACCCACTACGCCCAGGATTTTGTTATCCGTGTCCCTTACCACTGCCTGCCTGCTGGTTACCTGCTGACCAACAACCTTGATCTTATCTACTTCCTTCTTTCCGGCGAGATACATTGGTTCGGTGTGGAGAGTCCAGTCCAGTCCTGCCAGTTTAATAGCAGCGGCTGCTGTCACTTCCTTTTCCACCTTGATTCCAATTCCATGCCAGGGTACTTCCCCAGCATACATCATGCTTTTCACATTCGCGGCCATTGTCTTTTTCTCCTTACTTTTTGAGTTTTGAATTTATTATTAAGGTTACGTTGACTATAATACATCCTGCAAATAGTCCAATAATAGCACATCAAAAGTCGCTCATCCTTTTCTCCTTTACTTAGTCTGAGGTTTTAGTATTAGTATTAGTCTTCTTCTTATTACTTAAGTATATTTTGAAAATCATCGGAAAAATATTGAAATTTACGTACCTTTTCCACATCTTGATCTGTACATTGGTAAGTACTGGGGTGGTTGGGAAAGTCCACCATATAGAAGTGAACATTATTATTCACAATTATTATTTCCCCGATGGTTCCTTTAGGTATAGGCGTGGATTTCCCTAATAGAGGAAGATCTTTTACCAACCTAACCTTGTCATGTTCCTTTAATTTCATTTCTTTTCTCCTTACTTGTTTGAACTAATAACTTTTTCCATACCTTGATTATAACCTATACTTTTATAAAAGTCAAGGTTATTTTTCCACTAAAATTATAAACTATAACTCCTTCTATCTATTGGTTTTAGATTGTTTTACCTCGTTTTTTGATTCTAGGTGATCAAATAATTCTCCTATTGCCCATATATTATAAATAGGATGCACTTCTTTTACTTCATGAATTTCATCTATACCAAATTTCAAAACTTTTGCTACATTTAGGATAGCTGATTTTGTACCTTGTACATAATATGAACTTTTACCTACTCGTATTCTACAGGCTTCCATTTTTTGTCACCTTTCTTTAAGTACCTATCTTTACTTCATGTATTACCACTTCGCGTCCACAGAGATCGCATTTACCATCCTCATTCTTCTTACGGGAGGCTCCACAATATTTACACTCTCCCCACTCTTTTGCCCATTCTATAGCTTCTTCTTTTGTTGTGAATCCGGTTGTTAAGTGGTCATCATAGGCTAGGAGTGTACCACGGGGGAAATCTGTTAGTTTCCCTTCTTGTAGGTAACTGAATACTTCTCCGGTTTTTGCATTATGACACCATTTTTTCATCTGCTATTTCTCCTCATTTACAATAGGGACAATGTTTATGGGGGCTAAATTTTTTACAATCATCACAATAGGTCCAGTTCTTTGTGAAGAAAAGATCTATCCATTTTACAATGGAGTAAAGGAGGTACTGTAATCTTTTGAGCTTTTGGTATTTCATTTTGTTCCTTTAATCCAATTGTATCAACTCATCAAATTCAGGAGTACCTCGGTAGGCTTCACCGTCTTCTAGAACCATAAGACATTGTCTTAGAGAGTCCACTGCTTTCCCTTTAAGTTCTTGTACAAATACCTTCTTAACTGCACACTCATAAGCATCGTAAGCGGACATGTTTTCTTCCATGCGGTGTAAAGTATTATCATCAAAACCTAATTCCATAAACATTTGCTTTTCTTTCTCGAAAAACTTCATTCTTAGCTCCCTTAGAAGATTAGTTTGAATAATCCTTTAACAGTCCACCACAGAAGTTTGAAGGATGTTTTTATCACCCAACTCGAGAGCTTCCATACTTGGTACAATAGGAATAAGAATATACCCAGGAGTACACCCTCATAGATCCTATCATGTCTTCTTATATCCTCTCTAAACCTCTCTTGGGTTTGATACTGTTTGTATCTAAACCAATCCCGGTCCGACATGTTTGCTGTTGGTACGTTCATTTCTTTTCTCCTTTTTACTCTTCTTTATAACCACTTAGTTCTATTGCGATTTTCCTTTACTTATTTGTTTAATTGTCCAGGAAATTCCTCTTATTTGTTCAAAGGAGAGTGGGTCTAGCGAGACAGCAAGAGCCGAACAATCCTCAACATTTAATATGGTGTTGATGTGTAATAAATCTGTTTTTTCTGTGTGTGTGAAATGTACTTTTGTATTACCCATCGCTTCCTTACTTACAGTTTTTACTTCTCTGTTGGTCTTAATAGGAAGGGTAACCACTGTTTCATGCTTCCCATCAGGCCAGATCACTATGACATCCCTCCTGATTCTCACGGCGTAACGAATGGTGGCCCATGTACCACTCCTAGTCTCTTCATTAAACCCCGCAGGACACGCTATAAGGAGCTGACAGCAGTCAACAATATCCTTATTACGTTCAAGATAAGGCTTGCTTAGCCAGGCTCCGGAAGAGTTTACTCTTAATCGGCATTTTCCCCAGAAAGATCCTTGAGAGAAGTCACAGAAGAAAGGTTTTGCCTCTTTAGGATGCCCAGGATGCTCCACTATACGAAATTCTAACTCACTGGCAATATTATGTGCTTCTATATCAGCACCCTCACAGCACCCATGATGAAAGATGGTACCCTTCCCTTCCTTCTCCATCAACATTTGGAGAGTGAGTTTTTGTTGGGTGGCTAATCCTTTTCTTGTCCCGGTGAATCCCAATATTTTATACTGCATACTTTTCTCCTTATACTAATCATTCCAATACTTGGCTAATTCCTCAATCAATTGTTCTATTTCCGTCTGTAACTTTGGTTTGTATTTAATCCTGGCCTTACAGGCGGCCACTCGATTTTGTGCGTCAATCTCTCCAGGACGGTTTCTCCACTTCCTGTTCTTGTCTTTGAAATTCTCACCCAGTTGATACTGACGGATATGACCAAATTCATGTAGTATGGTGTCAAAGAAGATTGTCACATTTTCCTGGGGAGATTTCCAGTGGTACTTCCGGGGTTTCATTTCGACCCAACCATTGCAAAACACATGACCCTTTTTATCTGTACCATCCTTGTTTGAACGTTTCTTGGATAATACCCATCTTGCCACCCACCTACAATTATGTGCAAAACTTATAACAGTTCGTCCACCTTTTGAAATAGTTACCAGAGTGGGATAATCCTCAGGTTCAATCAAATTCAAGTTGTACGCAATTAGTAGTAACCTTTTCAGTGGTTTGTCCGGGAGATTACTTTTTTTATTGTATACTCTTATTTTCACTCTTTTCTCCTTACTTATTAGTATTTCTGTGAAAGATAATCCAATACGGCAAATTCCATTGTACCACCAAAGTAGTGTAAACAGTTGGCAATAAACTGATAAATTTGTTCGTCCGTTACCCGAGCATCGTAGTCCACATAATAAGATCGTGCACATCTACGCAAGGTTTCACGATCGTGTCCCCCTAGCTCGTTAACATAATTTCTAATAGTATCATCTACTATTCCTTTATCTTTCATTCTTTTCTCCTTTACTTAATAAGAGGAAGATCTCGGGGAGAAGCATTCTCCTTCACACCCATTAAGATCATGCCCAATGGTAGAAGCGATCTCATCATCGGTCATATTGTTCTTCTCTCCAAACTCGATGAATCGTAACAGAGCTTTTACTGCAGGTTCTCCCAGTGCTTTCTTGAATCTCATTATGGCAGACCAAATCATTTGTTGATCCCAATCATAAAGTTTAAGATATTTGTAGATTCTTAGAGTCACTTCTAGCTGGTTCATACGTTTCTCCTTACTTACCATAGTGCCAGGGTTACTAATACTGCTAACCAAAATATTCTTTTCATTTTGTTCTTCCTTACTTACTCTTCCTCTTCATTTCGAACCCACAGCAATATAGTTTTGGTGGATTCCCTTCAGTTCCTTTTGTTGTTCTTGTTTTGCGACATTTTGTACATTTAAGTACCATTACTTTTTGTTTCACTGTTTTCTCCTTTAATTAACTACTAATTTTTGAAGTACCACTCTTTCCAGTAACTCACCCATTACCATTTTTAACCATTAAAGTTGGCCTTCTCAAAAGGTTTCAGTAATTTGATAACTTCTTCCGGAAGTTTGGCTAACCAATTCTCTTCCAGGAATTTCTTATACTTGTCCAGCTCCGAAAGTTTATACCTTGGTGTTTTGTCGCAGGATTTTGATTCCACATAACCATCCACCTCGGCAATGCTTACTGTTCCAGTCCGCATCCCAGCCTGACTAGTAGTGTGGCAAAGGATAACCTCTTTCTCCCCATCAAAAAGACTGACAATAGTTGTATAACAAGTTCTGGTTATACAACCTTCGAACTCTTCTTCTCTCAGTTCGTTTCTTTTCTCCGGGGTATCAAACTTGGGATTTATCCTGGAGTGAATCTGAATAACTCTTTCGACCATTTCGTCCGTTCTCGAATGAGTAAATTGTTGTGTTTTCATTTCCATACTTTTTCTCCTTACCTAAAATTTTGAAATTATAGGCAAGCTACTGGAAAGAGTAATACTTCTGATTCATATAAAATAGTTACCTGCTTCCTAGAGTGGTAACTAATTTTATCAGATCTGATTGATATTACTTTGCTTTTCCCTGCGGGTGAACTCCTCAACCTCCAGGCCCGTAATAGACTTATTGGTCTTGCTATTAGACCACCTGGCTAGCTACTGGCTTTTAACCCAGTTCCCGCTTCTCATCCACCGAATGGTATTTGGGTGTTTTGCACCATCCGGGAACTCTATTTAGTTGTCAAAGAGCAATTAGCGTTACACCTTAATTATAGCATATACTTTTATAAAAGTCAAGGAAAAAATGGGTTTTTAACTCCTTATATAGCAAGGGTTTAGAGAAAATGATGAATTTTTCTTACCTACTTTTACCGGGTATTTTGAAGGAATAACGGGGTTTATAACTCCTTATTTTATAAGGGGTTATAAGGACAGGAATTCATTTCTCACTTTGGGGTCGTCCCGGAATACTCCTAACAAACAACTTGTTGTGGTTATGGAGCCCGGTTTTTGCACTCCTCTTATGGCCATGCAGAGATGTTCTGCTTCGAGAATTACTCCCACTCCAAGAGGGCATAACTCATTTTGAATAGCTTCAGCCACCTTATAGGTCAGTCTCTCTTGTATTTGTAATCTCTTTGCAAAGCAATCCAATACCCGGGCCAGTTTGGACAATCCAATTAGGGTGCCACCCGGGATGTACCCGATCTTGGCTGTTCCTCTGAAAGGCAGCAAGTGGTGGGAACATAGGGAAGTAAATGTTATATCCTTAATTACCACCATTTCATCACAGGGATCCTTAAATTTAGTACTCATAATATCAGATAGGTTCATGCTATACCCGGATAAAAAGGATTCTGTCCAGGCTTTGACCACTCTTGCCGGAGTATTTTTCAGGTGTTGATCTTCCATATTAAACAGTCCGGTTTCACATAGAAAATTCCTAATCGCGTTTTCCATTCTTTGCTTGTTCATTTGTTACTCCTTTCAGTAACCAACTTAAATCTACGGGTTTATAGGTATCAGGTTTTAGTACTTTTCCACCAGCATCCTTATGTATCTTCCCATCGGGGAAGATCTTGGTCATATTGGATATATGTATTTGTCTAAATATCTCTTGTATGGGTAAACCCATTTCTGTAGCCATTCCAAAGGTTACATATAGAAGATCCCCCAGTGCGTCTGCAATTCCAATCAAATCCTTCTCTCTTACAGCATCAGCCAGTTCCCCTGCTTCAGACATTATAAGAGATAGTCTTCGTATCATATCTTCTGCAGGAATGAGAGTAGGTTTACTCGCTATTGGAACTTCAAAGTGTTTGTGAAATTCTAACATCTTAACTTCAAAACTAGTTACGAATCTACCTTTCATAATCTCTCCGTGCTTTCTATAAGGCCCATCAACTTATTTCTACCATAGTCCTTACCATAACTATCAGGATCGTGCCCCGTTGGAAAGTGAACTACCTTTATAATATCTACGAAAGGTTGAAACATTTTAGCCATCTTTCGGGCTTTGAAATAAGCATCCGAATCCCAGGCAAGTACAAGTTCTTCCGGGTTGTAATCCAGAATAAGTCTTTTCTGTACTTTTGTAATGTGGATCCCAAAGGTACAAACTGCATCCTTTCCTATCCTCCATGCATCAAATACTCCTTCGGTTATAATTATTCTGTCATTTTTTAGAGAGTCAAAGTTGTATAGATATTGGTTAATCCCGGATGAAAGATGTTTATGTTTTACTCTTGCAGTTCCTGTCATATCTGTTCCAGTGAATGATACCAGTTTATATTTATAAATAACCGGGATTATCATTCGGTTCATCCACTTCCCGGCCCTACAGTAATGGCATAGATAGTATTCACATTTTGTTAAAGTGAAGTCCCTTTCAGATAGGAACTTGTCTAGCAGAGGAAGTGATGTATCTTCTGTTATAGGATAGCAAAATTTAGGCATATTTATTGGTTCAAATTTCTCTCTCCCCTCTTGCGTATCCTCCTCCTCGGTTATTCCCCGTATTCTATCAAGAGCGGGTATACCACTTACAGTTTTTGCTCCTACTGCCTGGACATATTCCTCCCAGGATATACCCATCACTTCCTGTAATAGATCGAATAGTTCTCCATTCGCATCGCACTTCCAGCAAGTGTAGTATCCCCTTTTCCTATGAATTCCCAGGTGGTTGGAATCATCACTACAGAATGGGCAGGTCATTCCATAGAATTTGTCACCTATGTTCTTCCCACGTTCCAGGTATGGGATTTCATAAAAGTCCAACAGTTCTTTTACTTTATCTTCGTTAAGTGGTTCCATTTCGTTTCTTAACTCTTAAGTTTATCTCTTATCTCTGCTGTCTTCTTTGTCACCTTAAAACCACACCTTACACATTTTTTTCTATGTCCCTTAGGTACTCTAAATGCTCTACCACTTGGAGTATATCTAACCATGTAAATTTCACTCCAATCAGAGAATTCATGTTGACAGGTTTTTTTGTTAATAAATAATTGTTTCACAGTTAAGAAATTCATTTTTTACCCTTTCATTCACTTTAATTTATTTTATGCCTAACAATTCATATATTTGTTGAATACTTCCTTCTGGATCATCCTGATTAAACCTGAACCCCTTATTATCCACATACAATTCAGCCACAGGCTTAAAGTTGTTGGAATAATCAGGATTGTGCTTAGTGCTATTCACAGAATCAAACTCAAACCCATTTACTTTCAACCACATGATTATATTTGCATCAACCTCTCTACAAGTATAGAGAAATACTTTATAACCATTTTCCCTCAAAAGTCGAGTACATTTGGCCACTCCCGGAACTAGGGGCCCAAAAGTGTTGAGTTTTAACTCTTGATCAAATTTACAACAAACTCCATCAAAATCAAATCCCACCCACTTATCTTCCTTTTCATGTATAAGTCTGTAGGGTATATTTTTATCTAAGAGCATTTTCATTTTCTCTTTTTGTTACTATTGGTCTCTAGGAGGTAAAACTCCAGTCAGGTCCACATAGCCTAGAAATATAATTTCACAGATAATTTCCCAAAACTGTTTTGTAATATTCAATCCACCAGCACCATCTTCTATATGTCCGGCCTTTCTCCATTTTTCTAGTACGTTGCGGTCGTCCTGATTCAAGTGTTGTGGATTTATTCGTTGTTCATTCGTCATCGTGTACTGAATATATGGCATCAACCGCAGTTCAGTTTGGTCAATTTCATAACCTAATAGTAATTTTGATGCTTTTTTAATTCTTTTTGTTAACTGTCCTCTTTTTTGTTCACTCATTATTATCTCCTTCTACTTCCTCCTATGCCTATGCCGTATGTATTCAATCCAATCACCTTTGTGACCTATTCGATCCAAGTACTCTTCCCATATAGTCCTACTGTATGCTATTTGTTCCATTCGTAGTATTTGTTCTTTACTCCATCCTCTTTGTAACAATCTTCTCTTAAAGTCACCCAGTAGTTCCAGAGGATTCTGTTTTAAGAGATGTCCAATATTTGCCAAATCTCTGAGATGTTGTATAACTGCTTTCATATCTCTTAGGTTAACATAACATACTGGCTTCTTCCTACGGACTATCAATTACGCCCCCTTTCTGTTTTATGTAATCCAGAACGATCTTAGCTGCGTGAATTTCATTTTCCCTCTGTTTGGGAGCCTGCTCCTCCAGAGAACCTTTAGTTATCAGATCTATTATAAGACAAGTCTTCTCCTGTTTGGCCCTAATTATTCTTCCCTCACATTGATCCCTCACAAGACCATTGCTTGTCTGATGGAAGAATATAATGGTAGAAGCTACTATTAACTCCCAACTCTCAGAGGCACAAGAGTCTTGTCCCAGTAAGATATTGGTCTTTTTATTATCCTTAAACCTCTTGAAGTTCTCGGATCGGTCTGTTTTTGAATCACTTCCCCTTATTGTGGTATATGGTATTTTACTTTTCTTCAACCACTCTTCCAGCATATCTCCCTCCTCAAGGTAAGAGAAGAATATGATGGCCTTTCCTTCCACTTCTTGTAGTATATATCCCAACTCCTGTAACTTATTTGATTTCATCCTAATTGCCGTTCGTTCTTCATTAGGTGGTGAAGTATATATAAATCCACTGGCCAGTTGTTTTAGTTTATGGGTTTTTGTCAATACATTCCCTATATTTACCACCAGGTTATCTATAAGTTTTTGTTCCCATTTTATCTGTTCTTTCGTCATCATTACTGTTTTAGTCTGTCTGATCACTGGAGGAAGATCTATACATTCTCCCTTCTCATAACTTATACAGGAGGTAGATATTCTTCCCAGTATTTTCTCTTCATTCTTCTTACTCTTCAACTTCCAGTCAAACCCATATTTCCTGAAGTAAGCATTTCTGAATTGAAAGAAATTGTTGCCCAAAGATGCTCCCAAATCTATCACCCTCATTATATTCCATAATTGTAACAGATTATTATCCACACTCTTTTTCCTACAGGGGGATCCAGTGAGTCCTATAACTTTCTGGGCTCTCCAGGATAATTCATAGGCCAGTTTGGATTGTACTGTATCACTACTTGATACTCTATGGATCTCATCAAATATGATACAATCAAAACGATCGGTTATAGAAGAGTGATTGATCTTCCACTTTTTTAGTAGGTGAAAATCTTGTAGAGAAATGGTTACCTCTTCCTTTTCCTCCTCTATGGTTAGTATAACAATTACAGAATCCTTATCGGGGAAATTTTTAACTATCCCTTTTTTACCATTATATTTCTTATACTGTTCTCCAACGATCTTACCTTCTTTACCAATGTCTTCTTTAAGTCCTTTGGATGGACCTCCCACTTCTTGCTGCCCGAATAATACTTTCAAGCCCTCGTAGTTGACTATGTAATAGTCATAGTCCTCTTCCATCAGTTGTTTTCTATCTGATGCCGATCCTGTTAAAGTCACGTAAGAGAAGTCTGTATATTTCTCCAAGTCTCGGATCCATCCATCAAAGGATGCATAAGGACCTACCACCAGGGTTCTTAATGGTTCCCATATCCAGGAAGTCCATATCCCGGCCAGAGTCTTACCAGTACCAATTCCATGGGGGAATAACACCCGGTTCTTCTCTGATGCAAAAGCTATGGAGGTATATTGATGAAGCATGGGTTTTGTGTATTTGAATAGTGTGGGAGATACATCTTGGAATAGATCTTCCAATTCTGGGAGAGATAGTAGTTTGTAGTCAAACTTTTTTGGTATCTTTCTTGTGGTATGTCGAGTCCTTCGGACCTTACCACTTTTATCCCTGGTTATTCCCATCTATGGGTACTCCTATTTTTTATGTTCAGTTGAAGTGAGGTACGTTGTTGTTTTTCATTATTTAATGTTATGTACATTACTATCTGTTTTATTAGTCGTTTCTGTGTCAGTTCTTTTAATGCTCTATAGTAAGTTCTTTCAGCCATACCTATTTTTCTTTTTATAATTTTACTGTGGGTTGTGATTATAGTACTTCTACCATGCGCTTGTGCGTAAATCCAACCATAGAGTATCTTACTACAAGTTCTTAAATCGGTTCTTCTTAAAATCCAATCTGGTATCATAACCATATTATTTTATTCCTTATTTCATTCCTGATAATTTAGACACTACTCCTTGTAACGTACTTTGTGCTTCAAGCAAACTCTGTATCTTATCATGGGCATAAGTTACTGACTTTTTAAGCTTTTTCTGTTCAATAAGTAGATTCCACAAACAGATTCTTTGATCAGTGTGGCATCTAACATTATTTGTACCTTGTAAAGTAATAACACTGATCGATTCATTACTAAAAAATTCTTGTCCACAAATAGCACATTCATTCATAACTAATCTCCATCATCTTGATCATCATCTTCATTTTTCTTCTTCTTCTTCCCATCTTGGGGAAACCACGAATCGGTACAGAATTGTCCAATATCCAGATTCTGTTTAATCATACATCCTCTACCTTGTTGAACGGATCTACCACCCAGGATCCAGACTCTCATCTCTTCTTGCCGTTCTTGATGTTCGGTGTTAGATATTGCCAGGACCATATCCACATTTCCCAGTTTTCTTATATCTTCGGCAAAGTCCGATTGTTTTAACACAGCTTTTTGTAAGGCACTTCTTGTAGCTTGACTGACGCAGACTGTTAGTATATTTCTTTCGTCTGCTATTTTCTTATGATCTATGTATATTTTGTTGATCTCTTCTCTTCTGTTTGAGGTGGATATGGACATGATATCCGGGTAATCATTGATAAGCATATCTGGGATAAAGTTATGGTAAGTCTCCAGATAATTCAAATACCTTTCAATTTCCATCATAGTACAAGTACCCATAGGATACTTCTTAATTATTAGTCTTCCACCAAACCTTTTCCAAGTCTTTCTCACTCTTTTCACTTCTTGGGCATTATATATGGATTTAACTTTTATTGTTTTTTGTCTACAGATGGATCCTTTGTCCGTCATTTCTGTTATTTTAATAGAATTAACACCTTCGTTGTCCACCAGTCCACCTAACATCCTGTCATATCTTTCCTCAACCTCTTCTTGTTTCATTTCATGGGATATATGAAGAACATTCATACTTCTAAGTAGAGTGTGTTTTGCCAAGTGACCTACACACCAACTCTTTTTACCCTTGTATCCCCCTAACACACAAATAAACCAACCTCTTTTCAATCCTCCCCTTAGAAGTAGATCTATCTTTTCTATCCCAGTGGGGAATAATACTTCCCCCAAATCAGTGTGGTAATAGGTTGGAGTATCATTCTCAAAGTACTCCAACCCCAGATTTTCTTGTTCTACCCCTGCACGAAGTGCTTCATGCATTAAGTACCGGGCTTCCTGGAACTTCCCTTTATCAACCAGTTTCACAAAATCTACCGCAGCCTCTTCAAAAGTCCTGGCCCGGACAAAATCTGATATTGTGTGTAGTACATAGTCAACATTTGGTGGATCCAGGGAAGCTATTTTCTTGATATAATCTGTATAGAGTTTGCGGTCTTCCGGGTCTTTACTTTTTATTCTCCGGAATAGTTCATCATGAAGATGATTCTCCGGGGCTTTCTCAAACTGGTCAAAATAGTTATAGCACAGAGTAACAATAGTTGCAGTTACTTCAGAAGTAAAGTAATTGCTGGGTACCGAACCCCTGACCAGTTTCAGGAATTCCTTGCTCATTACTGCCAGGTGTACAAAGCAGTCTTGAATATGTTGGTTAATTACTGATTGTTGTGCCATTAGAGTTATGTTCCTCTATTTATTTGGAACTTACTTTTATCTCGTACTAATGTATAATAAGTTATACTTCTTCCACCCCCAAAACTTTCGATATCATGCAGATATTTTTCTTCTTTAAGAACTATAGTAAATCCTTCTTTCAATAACCGGTTAGTAATATATTGGTGATGTTCTTCGTTCGATACTTTTAAGAAGTTACAATTGTCAGATATTTCTTTTCCCGATCTTTGCTTTATCTCAGTTTGGTATACTACAAAGCGAAGCAGATCTTTTTTCTTGCGGTGGTAGAAGAAAACAATTCTTTTACCTATTTTTTTCTTTTGTGTGGTAGTTCCATCATAAGTTGAAAATTTATCTGTATCTTTGTATTCTTCATCACTTTCTTCCAAGTAAAAGGTTGTGGTAACTATATAATTACCATTACATACTTCTCTTCCAATTCTGGAGAAACATTTTTGTATGTTTTCTATAGTATGGTGTTTCTGACTCGTAAAAAGTTTACCTAACCAACTTCTTGGATCTTTCATAGTTTGTAGTTCTTGTAGTAGTTTCTTATTATCAGCAAAGCATCTATCTGTTATCATATTATTCTCCTTTATCTAAAGTAACTGCCAAACTCAGTAATTCATCTTTTACTAATTTACTGAGAGTATAGTCCATTAAATACTTGAGAGTGTACTTCTTACCCTCCGGGCGTGGACTTTTAGAGAATAAGATTTCTATATCTTCCCTTGTAGTATACCAATTACAGCAGTTTATTACTGTTACATGATGAACATTTAGTAACATTCCTATTTTGGGGTAAGATAAGTTGTAGTAATTTCTTAGTATGTAGCATAGTATGGATCTTAAAGCGACCACTTTATCAGACTTTATTGTGTGTCTAGTGTAGGTGGGTGGGACAATATGGTCTTCCGGTACTCCAGTAAGTTGATTGAGATAGGAAAGTACATGTTTTATTATCTTCTGATACTTTTTAGAATGTGCATATCTAAATATCTCATTAGGTATTCTACTTTGCATGTTGTTCACAACTTCTTCTAATTTGGGATCTTCATTTAATACAACCTTTTTTTCTGGTAGTAGTATTTTGCTAAGTTTTGGGACTTCTTCCTCAGGGAGAACTATTGATAAGTGCTCATTTTGATACTCAAGAAATAGCTGTAACTTTTCATTTTTAAGTCTCCGTACTCTTAGAGTAGCCCCACTGGTAAAATTATATTCCAAAATAGAAGACATAACTACACTCTCCTCTGAATTCCTTATTTTTCAGTAAAATCCAATTTGAGTTATGAAACCCTTCCTGCATACCTAAATTTCTCTCTTATTCCGTTCTATTTCTCTCTATCTCGGTCATACAATATATATTCATCCTATTTAGGCCAGAATCTCTTATGCAAGATCCTGGGAGATCCTTGGCGTTTTCCTTATTTTCTTAAAAATAATTTTCATCCACATATTTGGAGAATAAATTTCTCCATGTGCCTTTCGAACTTATGTGTGTTGTGTCTACTACCCTAGCATGATCCTCAATTTTACGCGACTCTAGGTAATCGAGGAATAAATCTATGGTCTTGCCCATAGAAACTGTATTTGGTTTCATCTTCTTGTCGTAGTATATTTGGATTTTATCTGCAGCTTCTACTAATGCTTGATCTCTGTTTGAGTCTTCCCCAGGAATGTACTTCCCACTTCTTGTGAATCTTTCGGAAAATGCGGCTCCCAGTCTTTGTGCTAATTTACTACTCTTGAATTTTCTGGTATAAGTGACTCCTGTCGATTCATCCATTCTTATCGCTAATTGATCAAATTGTTGTCTCAACTTATTAGTGGAGAGAATATTACCACGCCAAAAGTTGTCTTTTTGGCACCACTCTATTACATCAAGGATTTCCATTGGGTCCCTCTTATCTACTCTAAGCATAAGATCCACTGCTTCACTCCACTTTTGTAAATCGGGGAATTTGGTGTTTGGTCGATTTTTCTTAATCAAATGGAACAAATGTTCAGCAAGTTGATACTCATCGTCTTTACGGGAAAACTTCTTCCCTCCCGAGGATTTTCCTCCTAAAGTATCATAATCTCCCAAAACCAAAATTCTTGTTCCAAATAACTCATAAAACTTCTGGAACCTAATAGCTCTATTATCATTATTATTATCTATATCAATATATAACTCTATTGGAACAAAAAGATAATATAATATATAAACATCGTCGGATTTTAGATTCTGGAATAGATTCTTAAATCTGTTGCAAAAGTCTTGGTTTTTGAACTGTAATAAGGGTGGAAGTGGATTTTCGCTGAAGTAAGAGTTTTCTGGAGATTCCAGTTTCTTACTAGGGTTTTCACCCTCGGATTCCAGATTCTGGAAAGGGACTTCTAATAATGCCCGTAGTTCTGGAGGTATTTCTCCACCCACACAAACTATATTTTCCTCACTTTTTATTTTTGTAACAGTCACTTTTTGGAGACTTTCAAAGAAGGTTTTCATGTCTTCTTGTAGTTCTAATCTTTCAGAATTTTTGTAGGAGAATATACTATAAAAAAGGTTTTGTTTCTCATACTGATTTTTAGTAATGAAGCATAGTTTATATTTTACCCTGCTTATAGGAATTGCTATTGGTATAAGATATTCTATCTTTATCAGTTTACGTATACCTTTATATATAGTAGTCAAACATTCTTTAGTAAATATACTAAGTTCTTTAGTAGTTATTGATTCTTTTCTTTTATGGTTTAAGAGGTATTCTATTAGTTGAATCAACTTAAGTTCTAAGCTGTTAATCTTATTATTTAGTACTAGTTGTCGTATAGTTTTAAGATTTTCCATCTTTTACTTATACTTAAACCTTTCATATATATAATATACTCCGATCAAGAAGTAAATTTTCGGAATTTTCCATATTTTCCTGGGAATTTATTTTACAAGAGAGTATATTATAAATGTAAGGTTACCAGTACCTTATTTATAAGGAGTATAGTTATATGGAACCCACTCTCAATATCTACAGTATCTATAACTCTATAGATGGGGAGGTCAACGGTTTTGGTGGTATAGGGGAATTAACTACTTTCATCCGTTTTCAGGGGTGTAATTGTCGATGTGCCTATTGCGACACCAAGTATGCACAAGAAGTAGAAGCAGATTCTCCTGAATCTTTAGGGTGGAAGAGTATTCCAGACATTATAAGTATGGTTACTTTACCAAAAGTAACTATCACTGGGGGTGAACCTTTGATGCAGATGGAAGGTTTTACTCTTCTGGTCAAGGAGTTACTTAAGAGAGAGAAGAGGGTAACAGTAGAGACCAATGGTACTTATAGGTTTCCTTTCGATCCTCTCAAGCACTCTTTAGGGTATGCTCTAAGATATGTGGTGGATTATAAACTACCAGAAGAAGGTAAAGAATCTAATTTTAATTTTCAGAATTTACTTTTTATGAGGGAAATGCAGGATGTATTAAAGTTTGTCATTCGGGATAGAGAGGACTATGATACAGCAGTGGAGATAGTTCAGCAGTATGAGCTTAGTTGTAAGGTGGCGTTTAGTCCCATGTTTTCTATGCATAATGTGGATTCCAATATTTATGATCATGTACAAGGATTGGATGTAACTCCTGTTGCTTATTGTGTCCCTCAACTGGCAAATTGGATTATTGAAGATAGTTCTAAGGAAGCGTTTCCCAAAAATATTTGTTTTAGTTTACAGTTACATAAGATATTGTGGCCCGATTCGGGGGAAGAACATTAGTCGAAAGGAGATTCAGTCATGGGTAAGAAACCAGTAACAAACGATGCCGGGAAAGATGATGACAAATGTGATGTTTTTGGTGAAGAGTTCGATCCAAAATCAAAGGAGTGTCAGGATTGTAAGAAGGAGTATCCCAAGGAGTACGAACAGTGTGAGAAACTAACTGTTCAGAAGAAAAAGGAAGCTGACGAGAAGAAGAAGGTCGACGAGAAGAAAAAGGCTGGCAAGAAGAAAGCGGCTACCAAAAAGTCTGGGGATAATAAAGGGGAGGACAAACCAGAGGAAGCTCCTACAGAAGAGCCACCGAAGGATGAAACAAAGGAGCCGGAAGAGGGGAAGCCGGAAGAGGGGAAAAAGGTCAAGAAAAAGAATGCCCCTAAGATTCGTGATTACTGTAGGAAGTTGATCAAGGACGGTAAGAGTAAGGAAGAGGTACTTACAGCACTTGTTGTTGAGTATATTGCTATTGGTAGGGATGAAAAGTATGCCGCTGCCCGATCCAAGGTGATATATAGTTCTGTGGCCGAACCGGAAGCTCCTCCCCCAGAAGAGTCGAAAGGCAGGAGGGAAGGGTCAGAGGATCCCGAGAAGACTGACTAAGTAAGTAAAAGAAAGTTCTAATGAAATTTTTGAAGTGCATATACATAGCCTCTCTGCACTCTTTGTACAACAGAGAAGAGTGGAAGGAGTGGTTACAGGATCTTAATAGTACCGGGACTTCCAAAATAGTAGCTTTAGAATCATTTTGGAATTCTGGGTTGGACAAACTATTAGATGCTAATCCTGATATATCTTTGTTTCTTGATTCTGGTGCTTTTGGTTTATTGAATGCACAGACAAAACCTCAATCAAAAAAGGGTGGTGATAAGACTGTAGAGATAGGTAGAGAAGATTATCTGGCATTGGATTCAAATACCAGGATAGCCCATGCATCAAAGAAGTTCTGGAGGAGTGGTGCAAAGGCAGATAAGCGGGGTGCAGAGAGAAGTGGGTTGTCCCGATTGGTTAAGTCTGTGGATTTCTCACAGAAGAAAGAAGTTAAAGACTATCTTGAGCGTTATATCACCTTTTGTCATAAGTATAAGAAGCAGTTGATTACCTATGTCAATCTGGATATCATATTTAACGCCAAGGCAACTTGGGAAAATCAGAAGTATATGGAGTCCTGTGGGTTACATCCACTACCGGTATTTCACTTTGGGGAAGACTTTAAGTGGTTGAAGAAGTATGTGGATAATTATGAGCATATTGGTGTAGGTGGGTTAGGATCAAGTGTTACAAAGAAACAATACTTTGAAGCCTTTGGAGATCAATGCTTCCAGATAATTTGTAGTGGTGGTCCAATCCCGAAGGTTCATGGTTTTGCAACTACTTCTTTTGATCTGATGAGGCGTTACCCATTTTTCAGTGTCGATTCGGCGACGTGGGCAAAAGCTGCGGCTTATGGTAGGGTCATGGTTCCCAACTATAATGATTTTACGGGGGAGTTTATTTTTAAGCAACCAGTGACTTTAGAAATATCTGGGATGTCCAAAAGTGGTGTAGTGAAGTTTGAGACCGGGGATAACAAACTAAGAGCTAGGTTGAAAAGTAAGACGGCATTGGATTATCTAGATAAGTATTTCAAGTTGGTGGGGGTGGATAAGCAGAAGTTGGTTGAGGGATACTTGGAGAGAAGGAAGTTGAATGTCTATTTCTTCAAGAGATGTCAAGAGGAGAGTTTTGATATAGATACTAATGTTTTTATGTCACGTTCAGGGAGTTTCTTTTAGTGGTGTATGTGAAAGTAAAGATTAGAGATTCTAGTGGAGTATGGGAAGAGGAATTGCCCGTATCTTCTGTTGAGAGTGCCGAAAAAGAAGTAAGAGAACTACTTAAGAGGTTTAATGAAGAAGAGGTATGTCGTTATGGAGAAGAAAAAGCTAAGGGACGTTTACGTAGTTTTATAGGTATTGTAGGTAATAATGAAAGTAAACCTCACAATTGGTATAGAACAAATTCTTTTTGTGATAAGAATAGTAACAATACTTATATTTGTACTGTTTGTGGTTTGATGTGTAAACAGATTGGTCCTCCGAGTTTGGGTAAGTGTTTTCCTAAACGAACTTGTAAAATATGTAATAAGGTTCTTACAAGTGAAAGAAAATATGAACGTCATTTGGAATCAAAAAGTCATAAACAGAAGAGGGATGGTATATGATGATTAAATATGGCCCCGTGGCGGAATAGGTAGATGCTTGGTAACTTTACGGCCTCCTCCCCAAAAGGGAAGGTAAGTCCTTAATGTGATGTTGCAGGTTCGAATCCTGCCGGGGCCTTTGGCTGCTGGGAAAATCAAGCCAATGTTGAC